AAGATTTTTTATTGCTTCTATTAAAACCTGTTTATTATTCATTATCTTATTGATAATTGATTTTTACTATTACTTAATTTTATAATCATATTTACATCATCACATTGTTCTCTTTTCAAATTTAAGAAGTTAAGGTAATGTCTAAACTTTTTTCTTTCTAATTCTGATTTATTATAATCTAAATTATCTGGATTAAGAACTCTTGTGTGTCCATCTTGAGATGTTACCCAAGTATTTTCAGATGCATAATTACCTTCTAATATAGTTGTACCTGGAACTAAAGGTCCTGTAGGAGGATAATTAGATCCTTCAGGGAATTCTGCACGATCTTTAGTTATATCCCAAAATTGATTAAATCTATACTTTTGCTCTTCTTTAGAATATAAAATATCATAAGAAGCTAAGTTTCCATTTAACTTAGGATATTGTAATGATAAGTTTATATCATTTTTAGGATACAAGTTAAGATTTAAATATCCTGATACTTGTTCTGAGTTATATACTATAGCTTGATCAAAATTATAATCTAATACATGATGTTGATCAACACAATTTCCAGAACGTCTTCTATAGCACTCTAAGACATATTCTATAGATCTTGTAGTCATTACATTTTGACCTGAGACAATTGGAAATTCTAACTCAACTCCAAATTGATTATCGTAGAAATTACAGAAACTATCACATAAGAAGTTATGTTTCCATACAGTATTTAATTTAGTACTTAAGAATATATCTTTTGTAGGTAATAATAAATCTGGATGCCAATCATGGAAGCTAATCCAAAATTTATTTTTAGGATCATAACTAATTGTCCATGAAGCATCTTCAAAAATATATGAATCACCTAATTTATAAATAAGATTTCTATTTTTATCCAATTGAAAATAATCTCCTGTACCATCCGCGTTTACAGGAATATACTCTACTCTTCCTTTAAATTCATCTTTTAAATAGTAATCCTTCTTACAAAAGTACAGTACGGAATTAGAGCTGTCATAAGTTGATTGACATCCTATACCAGCTACAGGATTATCTAAATATGGATAATCAGGAAAATCCTTAATTAATCTATATGGTAAATAAAGTAGAAACCACCATTTCATCCCAGCTTGAGATATTTCTTGAAGTCCTTGACCATAAGTAAACACTCTTCCTTGGTTTTGTGAAATATAAAAAATTCCTGCTGGACATGATATTACAGACAGTCTGTTCTGTGACGATCCATATTCATATGATGCATCTGCATTAGATACTGCTTGTTGTGGTTGACTAAATAAACCTCCGTCACCTAAAGTAATTTTAGTATTTAAATCTGTTTCTAATGTATCAACACCTTGATACATAAGAGGAGATGCATTTTTAAATGTAATAAAAATACCACTTTTATTAATTGATTTAACACCAGATATTTGAGCTTGAAACTCTTTATAGTTATTAACTAGATAAATAAACCAACTATCCTTAACTGCCTCCTGTTGTTGAGGTAAAGAGTATATAATCCTATCAGGATAATATGTATAACATAACTCAGCTACTTCAGGATCATAATATCTATTTTGAGTAAACCCTGATGAAAAATATTGATTAAATAACTTAGATACACTTAATGAATAATCGTAAAGATATGCACTAAGTCTTCCCATTATATTAGGATCCATATTAAACATACTAGGATAATCTGTATAATTATATGGATTATAATATTTTGCACCAGGAGAATCACTTTGCTTTCTAAAGTCTATAAGAACTTCTGATTCTACAAAAAAATCTCGAATACTAGAATTAGCTAAATAAAAATAAGAATTTTTTACACCAAAAAATCCTGGATAGTTACCTTCAGAATCATCTGTATAATCATAATTTTTATTATCAAGATTGTAAAATGCTCTAGGAAATACACCTGTTCCTGGTATACTTGGGCTAGAAAAATTTATTACTTCACCTAAAGCAGTTACGTCATATTTAATAGTATTTGGTTTAAACCTTGTATCAGGAACCATACTATATAAAAAGTAATTAAATTCAAATCCATCTGGTTGACCAAATAAATAATTATTGAAAAAAATCATATTATTTTTTTCAGTATATCTATTTATATAAGTATCACCGCCAAATATAATTGGACTTCTTGATATTTTAGTTAGATAATATTCTGTACTATCTAATGGGCAGTTATAATTAATTTCACCAATAGATTGAATTTTAGTTAGTTGTTGTTCACATGGTGTTGCAGATATTTGGAATTCACTACCTATCTGACCATACTGATTTCTAGCCTTTTCTTTTAATGCTCCATAATGACTAGCAATACGTAAACTGTATGGTAAGTCTTTATCATCTTCATTAAATTTAGGTAGACCAGATGATGTTAAAAAAGCTGGATCACTTGTGTTATCCGTTATAGTACCTATAGTAACCAAAGATTTATCTTGAAATCCACTTTCAATTAAATGAGGTCCTATATTTACACCATTGGGATATGTAGCATCATAATAAGGTCCAGATTTTGTTCTTAAAACAACTGTATCAGATCTTCTTAAGTTATTTATTTTGTAACTGTAAAAATTACCTGTATTATCTTGATACTTTCTTACATCTTGAATATTATCTCTTATGTAAAAACTATCATCTACATTAAATCTTTTTAACTCACTATTAGAAATTTTAGACATTCCACCATAATATCCATGTGCAATAGATTGCAATCCATATTGTCTAAAAGGTAATATTGAATACATTAATTGAGCAATTATATCAGCACCTTCAGAAAAATAGAATACTAATTGATTTGCTGCACCTAAAATTCTAAGTGGAAGTGGTAAATATGCATAAGCAGGAAATTCTATTGTACCAGATAAAGATACAGGTGCAGTTGCTCCTGTTGCTGCTGCTGCATTAATTGCTCCTGCTAAAGTTTGATCTGCTATACCAACAGATGTTGCTGGATAACCTCCTGTTATTGCAATAAATGCATCAGATATAGGTAGTAAACCAGTAACATAATAAGCAGCAACAGCTGCATTATAAGCTACTGCTGATCCTGCTACTGCAGCAGACCCAGCAATCTGAGCTGCAAGAGCTGCATCTGATGGTCCTGGAGTAGCTGCACTAGTAAGTCCACCTGAAGCAATTTGAGGTTGGTTAAGTGTTCTTTTACCAATTGCAGATACTATAGCTTCAGCAAGACCACCAAGTATCATAAGTAATGCTGTAATATCTGAAAGTAAAATATGTTTAGGATGACCATTAGGTTCTTGAAAATTTAGATCACCATAACCTTGTAAAGTACCATAGAGTTTAAACTCAGTTGTAGACAAGTATGGTATTCTAAACATAGTGTCTGGAGAATGAAATGTAAATATATCATTTGGTATAGATTGATTTATTACATTGTTACTCTCGTTAACATTTTTAATATATGGATCATTATATAAATAATTATGATCTGAACTAGTTGTAGAAAATCCAATTGGTTTAATAGTATTAAAAGGATAGTTAGGATATAATCCTGTATAGCTTGTAGCTAATGTTCCTCTTAATTGATAGTCTCTCATATTATTAACCATACCTTTAGCAAGTATAGTTTTATTACCTTCTCTAGATCCTCTTAATATTTCATAACCTACAATACCTGGTATATCATTCCCGTCTTGATCTTTTGGTAAAGTTATATTTTCAAATATAACTCCCATAAGTCTTATAAAATATTGACCTGCTACACTTGTTAAATCTGGTTTAAAATGTAAAGCATCTGTAGTATTACTATTGTTTATATAACCTTCAGGAAATTTATGATGTCTTACATTTTTACCACATAAATCAAATGGTCCACTTAACTCACCTCCTGGTATTTGAGCTTCTAACCCTGTCCAGCAATATGAACTTGGGTTCCATATATCAGGTCTATCATCAGGATACTCTTCTGTAGATTCCCAATAACCCATATCCCCTACTGCAAGTAATACACCTCCATCAGGAAGAGTCCAAGAACCAGATGTATTTAAAGTAGCCCCATCTAAAAATGTTGGGTATGATGATTGAGAAGCAGTATTATACATTTCAAATACTTTATCATCTGATCTTAGTCCATTGTCATCTACTACTTGTGCTGTTTCAAAAGCATTAGAGCCTCCAGGAATTTGAAAATCTTTAGGAGCTCTTCCAGGAATATGAAAAGATGCAGATTTATCACCTGTGTTATAAACCCATCTTATATAAAACGTATATACCTCATCTCTAAGATAATTTGTTTTATTACCACCATTTATATAATAGTCAGATGGATACTCTACTGCAGCCCACTTAACTTTAATAAGATTTGCTAACGGTTGATAATTAAAATCAAACTTAGATCTTGGACCCACACGTAATAAATAATTATTAACATCGGTCATTTGATCAGAAGTTTCAAATATTGGTGTTTGAATAGGTAACTGTTCTAGCGGTACCTTAACTAATCTATTATCTATAGAGTCAATTGCAATTTTAGTAGTTTTAGTAGAATAATACCCGAACTGTGTTGCTACTGTTTGCTCATTTGTTGCAGAAACTATAACTAATTGATACTCATCAAAGTTTTCACCATCTAACTCTAAATCTAATGTCAAAGATCCTTGTAAATCATTTACATTAAATATAAATTGATAATTACTTTGAGAAAAATAATCTGTTACTTTTTGACCTTTAATACTATATGCAATTAAAGCAAAATAAGTTCCATTTGGAAGAGTTCCTCCCGATTGACCTAATGTTAAATTTAAACAAGGTGTATTCATTAATCTTGCTAACCTTGTATCTTCACAATTTAATGAATTAGTAGGTTCGATAAAAAAACAATCATCAACTTCACTTTCAATTTCATTCCATTGAACATTTGGCCATAATAGTTTATCAGTACCGTTAAAATAATAATTTAAATCAGTTTGACCTATCCACGAGTACTCACTTGATGGCCATTTTTTAGAATCTCCTACATTTAAGTATCTATCAGGATTAAATCCGTCTGCCCAATATACTTTCCAAGTACAATCTTCTGCTTCTCTAGAAGCTCCTGATATTAGATATCTTTTGTCAAAATTTAAACAAGGATCTTGAACAATCTCTCTATATTTACATATATCTTCTTCTAACAATCCTATTTCAGAAGATATTCTTTCTCCTGTATCATTATGACCTACAGTATATATTATCCATTTATCTGAGTACAAGTATATTGCACCAATAATATATTTTTGAGTTGCTAATGCTGGCATTGTACTACCTGCTGTACCACATAAAAAATTAGAAGATTCATTTGATAATGTACTTACATCACCTTCTCTAGTATTGTTTACAATGTTTATAGCATGTGTCCACATACCTGGAGACACAAAAGAAGGGTCGGAATCTTTATTTAACCCTTTAGTAAAAGAGTTAGTTATTATCTCAGAGGTGTTCTGAAGTCCTTGATTTTTAGGTGCTTTTTTTTTGGCCATTTTAGAGTACTCTATTATTACTATTTCTTCTACCTAAATTTGGTGAATAACTCATAAACATATCATAATATTTACCATACATTGCTTTACGATTTGCTAACCACATATCCTTTAACTCAGTAAAGTTTGGAGTATTAACCAGACTTAATGCATTATTTCTAGCACCTCTTAACCTTTGCTCAACAAGTTGAATTCTTTGAGATACATTTTCCCCATTCAAAAATAAATTTTCAAATATTCTAGATTTTAATGCATACTCATAATATTCATTAAGCAGTTCATGATCAGGAACTAATAAGTTCCCATCATTATCTGACATATCTCCTTGGTAATTTAAATATACTTTACCATCATTAAATGTTGTAAATAAAAATCCATTTTTAATCCAACCTTCATCAGCAGTATTATAGTATAAGTTTGGACACTCACACTCAATACTTTGACTAGCTTTCATTTTTAATGGTTTTGTATAACCAGACTTTTTTACTGTACTAGAGTTAATTACTTGTATAAGTTCATAGGGCTCGTTTTTACAATTTAAAAACACCCTAGGTTTTTGTGAGCTATCTCCATATGGTTTATGAGGATTATGAGTTATACATATTCCTTCTTTACCTTCAAAACAACATGTATTATCTGGAGGACACCCACACTCTACACTTTGATTAGGCCAATCTGTGTATGGTACTTCTTGAATATTTGTACCAGAAGCATATCCATCATATCCAACAACCTCTTTAAAGTCTCCACAGATTAATGCATAATTAAATGTATAAAAATCATCTGGTAGCTTTACTTTACCATGTGTAACATCTAATATAACTTCCTTAGTTTGATTTATCCTAAGTCCTAAATCATAATTAATTTTTCTAACAAGCTTGATAAGCTGTTGAGGCTCAATCATATTTTCTAGAGCAAATGTGTATAAATCTACAGTTACATCTTCTAAAAGTTGATCAAATGTTCTATATTTAAGTGTGTAATTATAATCCATTACTTTTTCTTTTTTCTTTTACGTACACAATTATTAACCATTTTTACTTTACCACTTTTAGTTTTTTTACCACTAGGTGATTTCTTTTTTCCTTTAGCAACATAACCTTTCCAACATTTATTTTTTTTAGTTGCCATTACCTAAGAACATTTTGACTATCATCAGCACCATCTGCTGGTACTTTTATAGCCATAGTTAATTCCTGTATTACAAACTGCTCTACTTCAGAGAATAAATATTCTGGAAATGGGAGAGGGTCATCTTGTCTAACTAAACACTTATCGTCTTCATCACATGTATATGCAGAAGTATCTCCCTCAAAGATTGCTTCAACTTTAATAGCATCCCAATCTACATTGGGGATATATAAGTATCCATTTAAATACCAAAAATATGGTCGTTTATTATACTTAAAGGTTGTAGATTTAGTCATAGAAACCCAAGTACCTGGATCAGTTCTAAACATTTCTATACCACCGTCAATAGAAGAAACAGTTCTAATTACGGGCCCTAATGCACCATCAAATATAGTTGGAAGTTTTTCTTTTGTTCTTTTAAAGTAACATCCTGAAAATATACCTATACAACCAGCATCTACTTTATCTACATCAATAAGTTCTACATAAGGAAGTGTTCTAAATATTGAACTAATCTTCATTAATCTAAACTGATTATCTTCTCTTTTTAAAAGTGATTGTCCGTACTTAATTAAAGAATAATAAATTGTTCTGTCTGTTAGAAAGGGATCTTCCTTAACAGCTTTAAGTGTATTTCTTACTCTAGATATAGCTTCTCCAATTGTTGTCATATATCAAATTCATTATAATTTTTTAAAGCCTTATCTTGAGACTTTTTTAAAAAATCTTTATACATTGCACTATTATAAACTTTATCTATCTTAGCTCCTGGTAATACTTCAACATACATATTCCAGTTTTCAGGATATGATTTAGCTACTGCTCTTTTAAACTCTCTACATGCAGTAAATCCCCAAAACTCTCTATTTTTCATTTTAAGTTTAGGAGCATAATTAGATAAAAATATCTTAGCTAACTTACCGTCAGTTTCCCAATTTTTATTACTTACACTTACACCATACTTTTGGGATTTACCATAGTCAATATTTTTTTTCTTGCTCTTTTGACATGTACCAATAAAAATCCAACCAAGTTGTTCTGGTAATTGTACACCATCTCTAGTGTCTATTACAGTTTGACATAAGACTTGATTAAATCTCTTTATCATCCGTCTAATCAATTTACTATCTAGATTTTTATATCTAGGGTGTGCTTGTTTAAAGTTTTCAAAGAACTCTTTGTCTAAAATAGTGTTAACTTGAGGTCTATACCTCGAAGCTTTTACATTTGGGTTATTAAATTCCTTCATAATAATATACTAAAAATTTGTGACTAAAGCAAATATACGAAAAAACAAAACCCCCACTAGTGTGAGGGTATTTGCTTGTCTGTCACAGAAACCAACAAACCTGTAACATATTATCTTATTACTCTATTACCCTATTACTGTTACTTTAACATTAATTAGAAGACCTCCACTTAAATCAGTAATTGAAATCTGATTAGCGCTATCTAATTGTATACTGTAATCAATACCTTGAGTAAATACTTGAAATGGGAGTGGAAGACCATTAGATGCTACTGTTACACTAAGAGCATTAGTATTTAGATTATGGATAAATGGTACTGTTGCAGCTGCACCAATAGTAGTAGTTACAGATTCAAATTTAGCAACATCAGCTACAATTGAAAGAGTATCAGCAGCAGTTGCGTCAGTAGTAATACCTTTACCACCAGAAACTGTTAAGGTGTCTGTAAGACTACTTGCAGTAGTTGTACCTGAATCACCAGTAATACTTTCATATACATTAGCATCATTAACTAGAGGGTTAGCTGGTAAACCAGTTCCTGTAAGACCTGCTCCAACTGTTACACCTGCCCAATCAATTTCTAATGTTGCTACACCAGGAGCACCAGTAATTGCTGTTGTAATTGCAGAACCTACTGCACCAACAATTTCTAAAGAATCAGTTACACTACCTGCTGCTACATTACCTGCATCACCAGCTACATTTGAGTAAATTGATGTAATATCACAATCAACTACAATTGTATTAGGTGAAGGAACACTTACAGAAATCTCAGCACCTCCAACTAAAGTTAGAGTGTCTGTATTAGTAGTTGCAACAGCTGTTCCTACAGATGGACCACCATCATTATTACAATCTACAGTTCCAAAGATTAATTGAGTAGAACCTGGGTCAGTGTTAAGTAATTGAAAATTTGCATCTGTACCAGTACCACTAAGAATTGCACTAATACCATCACCACCAGCAGAAACTGTTGCTGGGTTTGCAAGAATTCTTAGAATTGCACTTCCTGAAGTTGGTGTAACATTAAATCCAGCAAAATCAATTAATTCAAACCATCTATTTGGATCAGAAAATAAGTTTTCAATTTCAAGTTGATAAGTAGCAGGATTATAATTTAATGCAATACCAGGCCCTTCAATTAAACCTGGACCTACATTTCCTGGAGCGTATATAACACTCTCCATAATCCAGTTAGTCATTTCAGTTTCATCAATAGTGATGTCAAATGTTCTAAGGAAGTTAGCTCCTGATCCACCTGGAGATGTTACAGTTGAAATCAACCTTACATCTGTTGCATCTACAGTAACTTGATCAACATCTAGTTGCCATGTAGTATCACCTGCATTTGGAGTATTTGGAATTTCTAAAATAGAAATATATCCAAATAATGAATTAAGTTCTGTTTCAGGTAAAAGTGTAGCATCAATACCGATAGTGTAAGTAGTTTCATATGGACCAGGTGTTGATGGATCTACAATTAATGTTAATGCAGAAGCTGCATCTACAGCTACTATACTTTCATTAGCATTTACTACATAAGGAGTTAATGCAGTACCGTCACCAGTTACAACAACATTATCACCTGCAGTTACTTGAGATGCTGAAGGTAATTCAGCTGGATCTAAGCTTAAGCTATAAGTTGTTACAGAACCTACTACAATAGTATCTACTAAAATAGCAGCATCAGTTGATTCTACTACAGTAGTTGGGATAACTAATGAGTCAAATCTGCTACAGAAATAATTAATAATTTTTGTAACTATAGTATCCATATAGTCATAACGACTAATAACTGTGTCATCACCACATGTTACATCTGTTCCTGTATATACAATGCATTGAGCATTGAATACCTCCGTACAGGAAGGAGGACATGGTGCAGTAACAGTATAACTGTTGTTACATCCACAATTTTGATTACAATTTGAAGTTGCCATTTTTATTTATTTTAATTATATATATATACTTTATTATTCACAGTTAAACGATTCAATTGCTGTACAAGGTTCTAAATAAACAACAAATCCTTCTAATCTTATAGCAAACCCTCCTATTTGATCAGGTTCACCACCATCACAATCAAAAGTATAAGTATCAGTTGCAAAGTCTACTTGTAAAGGGGTAGCACCAGATGCACCATTATTATGAATATTTGTAGATGCGGATGTATAAAAGGGAGCATTATCACCAGCTTTAACATCACTTACAATATATCTTAAATGAGATTGACCAATGCCAGAACCTATTGCTACTGTATTTTCTTCTACATCTTTTATCGTCTGTAGACTTAATACTCCACTACTATCCATTGACGGTCTCAAAATTGAAGATAATGATAAACCTGTACTAATTTCACCTAACTGTCCAAGAATTTGTCTTGTACTAATTATCCAATTATATGTATTAGCACCATCTAAAGTAGTAAGTGCGGGTAAAACAGAAGTTGGAATAACAGGGTTGCTATTATTAAACTTAATTGCACCTCCTGCAATTACAGTACAACCTCCTACACCTTGAAAAACTTGATTTCTTTGCGTACCTACATAAATAGGCTGAGTATAATTTATAACATTACCTGCACCATCATCAATAGGAATCATAGCAGATCCTCTAAAATGAATTTGATTACCCATTCTTCTACATTGAGGTTTTTGTACCCCTGGGCTAAAGAAATCAAAACCTAGTAAATCTACCCAACCAGTATCCTGAACTTGTGCTGAAACCTCATATGTAGTTGTATTACCTAGTGTAGTTGAAGTAACATCAATACCATCTCCTGCTGTAACAACTGTTATTGGAATTTCTAATTTACTTAAATAATTATAAGTATCACATATAACTAACCATATGTTAGTAATTGAATCTGCTACTGTTGCTGGTGAATTTATCCAACCTCCTAATGATGCAAATGTTACACCTCCATCTAAAGTTAAACTATCACCATTTATACATTGTGTTGCTACAGCACTAAGTAAATCTGAAGGTAAACCTGTTGCACCTAATAAAGCACAATATCCATAAACATCATCATTTACTAATGCATTTAAAACTACGTCTATAGAATATGCATTACCCCCTACAACAACACCATCATCTAATGTACAATTAATTAATATGCTAGGTAATGTAAATGTAGGATCTGTCTTTCCTTCAAGTAACGTAATTCTTATGTCTAAACTATCTATTTGTGTTTGCAGCTCTCCAATTTGATCAATTAAAGCACAAACTTTAGTTGCAATCATTTGAACATACTCAATGAGTTGCATTGTTGTTGTCCCATCTTCTTGAAAACAATCTGCTATAGTTACAACACAATCAGGACATCCTGATTCAGATCCTGTACTTTCAGTAGGTATATTTTGTAGTTCACATATTTTTTCAATTAATAATTGAATTAATGCTTGAAAATCTTCAGGACCACAATTAGTAATGTTTAAACAAGATAAGTCATAATTACTGACGTTTGTTTGCTCTAATATTTTACATAATTCCGTTGCTAATTTATCTACTACATCAGATACTGTATCTCCAGTACATAATTCAATACACTCAATAGCGGGTCCTTGCCATACCACACAATTAGATGATACTGGTGAACACGGTTTGTTATCTAAATTTAAAGGTTTCATATGTTTTCTCTATTTATAATATACAAATTAATTTCCAGATTTGCAAGTCAAACAATTATTTGAAGAATGATCATTACAATCACATTCAGAACATTTATAATCTGGATCTTTTAAAGCCTGTAAATCAATTAATTCTTTTTTAACCATCCATTTACGATCATCTTCTGGACAACAGTTAGTTATACCATATCTTTTTTCTAATACAATTTTATACATTACATCAGCAAAATTACATGTAATCATATCATATTTTTCTGGTGTACAGATAGGAGTATTATAACCTGGAGTTACTACTCTTTTATTTGGAAATGTTCTTGGTGGACATACACCATGTTTACATTCACCAAATGTTTCAAAATAATCTGTATCAATTCCAGGTTCAGGACCTACACATTCTTCTGTAAATATATCTTGATTATTTTCCCAAGTTCCTATTGGACAGTCAGAAGCAGAGCCTCCACCATCTAATTCATAATATACACCATTGAAAAGAAGTTGCCAAATCTTACCAGTAAAAAGTATTTGAGCCCCTGTTCCTTGATTTTCATATATTGGTCCATATTCGTTAGAACCAACTATAGTAAATACATATGTTACAGGAACCCTTTCTGTTGCATCAGTTAATGTAATACATTCACAGAGTCCTGGAAGCCATTTTAGAATACATATTCTTCCACTTGATTCATGTGGACCTAATGCTATAGATTGAGTTTCACCATCACAATCTATATATTGATAATTTTTTGTTATTACATCAGAGTAGTTAGTAACTTGAGAACACGTACAAACATGATCTTCTTCACATGCTAAACAATCAGCATGAATTTCAGTAACAACAACTATTCCTGCTCCTGCATATATTGATTCTGGGTTTTCAACTAAATTAACTGTCCAACATTCATCACAATTCTCAACGTTAATAACTTTACCTACAAGTAAAGAAAGATCCGTATATGTATAAATGTTATCTGCTATACCAGCACAGTCTACTAATTCATAATAAGTTCTAGTACAACTTGTACAATTATCATAAAGACCTTCAAGTTTTATAGCTTGAAAATTTGGTGGCTTATAATCAATTAATTCTACTTTATAACATCCACAATCTGTTTTTATAACTTGACCTACAAATGCTTCTAAGTTTAAAGAACTATAAATTACACCACCACCTTCACATGATGTTAGTTTATAATAAATAGATTTTATACAATCATCACATTCATCATATGATCTAACAACAGTTACGTCTATTAAACAATCACATGGATCTACATCTGGATCAGCAAGACTTACTTCCCAACATCCTTCTCTACCTAATATCTCAACTACATTAGTACCTGTAAATGCGTACTGATATAAAACATCTGAATTACTAGTTATTACGTCACCTGTTTCACATTCCGTTAGTAGAAAGCATAGTTCTGGACATTCTGCTAAATCATCATTTATTTCACAATTCCCTATTTCAATAGCACTATATATACTTAAATCAGTTCCTGCTTCAGGGACTGGTGGTATTTTAGAACATATTCTTATATTTGGAGATGCATCTATTGCCGATATGGTTGTAAATTGATCATTTTCATCTACTATAGAAAATCCATTACTATTTTGAACAAACCAACATCTTAGACTACAATCACAAACAACTCCTGTAGGTACTGTAGTTGTAGTAGTATCATTACAATATTCTGTATCAGTTAAAACTACATATGCACATCCTGTATATTCAGGACCAGATACTTCTACAAAAGTACTCTCATATGGTGCGTAAGATTCATCAATAGAAACAAATGGTTCTGTACCATCACATGGTATTATTAAATAACAATCACACTCTAAAGGTACACTTTCAGTTATTTTACATAAAGGGACTCCTTGACAGTAATCAACTTCTGACCCATCTGGACATGAATAAACACCTGGATTCTCTGGATCTGGAACAGATTGTCCTATATAATCTCTAGTACTAAATATAATATAAGGTTCTAATTGAGCTTCAGTACTACCACAATTTCCTGCTCCTATAGCAGGAGATAGTAAATTTGCTTGAAACTGTGCAAGTGTTATATCATATATTTCACTAGCAAATGCTGCTGAAGATCCTAAATTAACACCTGTTAATTTAATAGTATGAATACCAGGAGTTAATGTTATTGGAAAAGTATGCCAATAATTAAATGGAACAGGGTTGGAAGCATTTGCATCTAAAAATACAGCAAGAGTTCCATCAATATAAAATTTAATTTTATTATCACCTGCAGCACCAATTAAGTATTGTTTAGTTTGGGGACCAGGGATATCTACACAAAATTCAAAAGATAATTCTTCATTATCAGGAAATCCTGTTGCCCATATACCAGCTTTATTTAATCTTCCACCACTCAATCCAGTACTACATCCTACGACATTAGTTCCAAAAGCTTCATTACTAACAGTATCTGTTGCTATTACTGCTGGACCAATTCCATTATCTTCATTTAATGTATAAGTTGCAGGAGGACCACTACCTAATATTGGCCAAATTAATGAGCTAATATCTGGATATAACCTTACACCGAATTTACAATAATTAGTATTTTTATTACCTGCTACTATTGGTAATAATTCTCCAGTATATTCAGCTATAGTTTCTAGTATTCTTTCACATTGATCAGTTTCTGTATTATATGTAAATCCTTCAGGACACTCACAAAATGGTAGTGGGTCACATTCTGCACATGATTCAGGATCATCACAACCTCCTTGTCCTGTTAAATCAAATCCTGCTGCAGTAGGTGTTGTAGGATAGGTTACAACATCAGTAGTAGTTTCACGAAAAAATGTATAACATTGACCAGGGATTAGTTCTCCTCCAGTTCCTAGATAAGGTGTTGCGCCTATGTACGTATATATACTACCAGTCTCTAAACCTGTTGAACCTCTAAATAATATTTCAGTACCATCACAACAACTTACAAATCTTGTAATTACTGTGCTGGCTTGGTTAAGATCTTCACTCATTTTTTAATGAACTTTTGTAAATTTCCTTTATTATCTGTATTGGTTTTTACTGATTTTTCATAACTACTTTTGCAACTTCTACAAACTACAGTTCCATTTGATGCTTTTGCTTTCTGACATCCACAACTTAGTTTTCTCTTACAATTAGGACATGAACTCATTTTTGTTGGTTTTAAAATTTAACAATGTTTACAATCCAATTTATTTAATAGTTTTACTGCATAATTAAACAAAGACATACCAGCTTGATTTTCATGACATGTTTCCACTTTTGCTTTAGCAGCTTCTAAATACATTCTAATTAAATTTAATTCTTTTAATTTATCTTTTACTTGAGACGGTGGATCACAATCTCCTGCATCAATATTACAAAGTATCTTTTCATATTTGTTTAATGCACAAGTAATTCTTAAATGGTTATAATCTACATAAACCGTAGCTTCGGGATTTGCAATATATTTTATACCATATATACCATCAGGTAAATTAACAAATGATGAATCACAATTTTCAAGTTGTAAATCTAAATCACATGCTGTTAATGTAGGAGATGATTGTGGTACAAAAGGTAGTTCAGCTACATTAGTATATCCTGGAACTACAATTTCTAACCTAGGATTATGAATTCCTACTAAAGCAGAATAAACAGATGTATCTACAATTTTAAAAATACAAGGGTTTGATACTGTAGGAATTTCTAAACTCAATACATGATTTGCCATAACTATAATAATAAAAAAAAGGAGAGGGAGAGATAATATACCCTCACTCTCCTTTTATGAGTTGTTAACGTTTATTTAATTAAGATAAAGCTGGTAGTGGTACCAAAGGATCTGATTCATCACAACCTTTTGGTTCTTTAAGATCTTCAATTAAACAATCTGATTCACATGCTGTTACCCAAGTAGATAAAGCATCGAATACAGTAGTGTCACCAGCAGGAACAACAATCTCTAACAAGTATTGATCGTTATCAAATGTTCCAGTTGGGTTATACAAACGTGGAATGTTATGTTGTAGATATACTCTGTCATAAATGTCATTTCTATCAATTCCAGCTGCTTCAACTAGTGAATTTCCTTGAGTAATCTCACGAATTCTAAGATCAGTTGCAAGGAAGTTTTGACGATAAGACTCTGACATGATTACATCACGTACTACAGTTTCTCCAATTCCATTTGCTTGAAGTCCATAACATTGTACACCAACACAAAGAGAATCAAACTCACATGGTGAACCTGTTAAATCTACCTCAGAAGCATAAACTCTTACTGGTTCTAATTCATAGAAATCAGTAGGTTGGAAAGTACAGTTTTGAAACTTAGTTTCATAATAAGCACCTGTAAGCACTACTCCTGCACAAAGATCAGTTCCATCAGCAGCAGCTGTAAAATCTGAATAATTTGCATAAGTTACATCAGCAATTACTGGAAGAGTAGTAGTGTCTACATTATTTGGATAATAATAAGTCCATGTAGCACCGTCATCATCAGACCAAGTTACAACTGGGTAAACAAATGGGTTGATTAAGGTATCTTCCAAAATTTGTTCTGCCCATGCAATCATTACAATTCCTGGATCAACAGAAATTGGAGCAATATCAGCATCCTCATTTGGACAACATCCTGTATAAGCCTCAAGTGTCAAGTATGAGTTACGATCTAAATATCTCATTGCAGCAGAACCTTTAACATCTAAACGAAGATAGTAAGTCTCACCACAAAGAAAACTTTTACAGCAATCACCTGCAGTTTCTCCTGGATTACTTGAGTCAGGTGCATTTGCAACTGTCCAAGGAGTTAATCCTACATGTGTTACATAATTTTGAGGTAAATTACCTGGAGCACGATATAATCTGCTCACATATTTACCTTTAATTGTTTTGGATTTGTTAGATTCAGTGTATCCACCATGAAAAGGTCCAATCTTGTCATTAGGCATAAAAGAGCCTCCTGCAAGAATAAACTCACAACAATCTGTTGCTGGTGTTGGTGTTACTTGAAAAGTTTTAGGATCGATAAATGTAATCTCTCCTGGTGCCAAAACATTTGCTGGTGACGTACCGAGTTGTACACCAGTTAAGCTAGAAATACCATCATCACCATTAGTGGCAACAAAGGTTTTCTTAAAAGCATGTGAAAAATAAGCCATTGTTTTTTAAATTTTAATTAATATATAAATACATAATAATATAGTAAAAAGAATCGAGATATCAAAATTATTTCAAGAAAAGTAACTTATACTTAGCTGAATTCATTGAGTCTTTTACTAGATCTAAATTATTAACTATTTCTGAGTATGGAAGCATTGCTTGTAATTTACATATCATACCACACATATCTCTTATGTAATTTAAAGCATCACTTACATCATCTAAAGTTCTACAACTTACTGAATTATATGCAAGAAGCTTTTCTGCAGCACCTTGATACCCTTCTGCTAATACATCAGCATGACCAGGTAATGCATCATATAATTCATTTAAAGCTTTATGAGCTGCGTATGAACCTTCACCTGTCACCTTTAAATGTAATTTGTGAAAACTAGTTGCAGCATTCATAAGTTCAGACACACATGATGACACCATATGATCTAAAGAACTTCCACCTACACCTTTATCTTCTGTAGGTTTAGCTTCTATAGGTTTGCTATTTACAATAGGTTTAGCAAGTTTTTTAACTGCTTGTCTTTTTTTAAGTAATCTAGGTTTTGCTTCCATTTTAATTAGTTACTACGTTCAGCAGATTGTTGTGTTCTAGTAAATTGATTACCTGATTCTATATCACCAGCTAAAATACTCACTGCTTCATCAATTATTAGCTCTACAATATCATCTTTAAATTCAGATTCTACTTCTTGAGTAGATGTTTCTCCAGTATAAGGATCTGTACAATTAACAATCTGTATTTGAGTAGGTTGTCTATAATATGTAAGAGAAGCCTCCTCTATATTAAATTCATCATTTGTATATAAATGAACTGTATCATTTATTAAAGTAGCAAAAGTTTCTCCCCATTCAAAATTAGGTTGTTTAGACTTATCTCTCAAAAGTTGATTAAGATTACCTTCTTCTGCAAGATATACTGTCATTTTTCTACCATCACAACAATCTTTATTTGCATCAATATCTACACGTTTCCATTGTAGATAATCTTCAGGTATATTACCCTCATAATAAAGACTTTTTTTATTAATAGCTAATGGTTCGTTAATTAACAATTTTTGAAGATCATCTTTTCTTCTAGTAGATTGCTCATCACCTTCTTTAACAATATTGAGTCCATGTAACTGTCTTCTAGCCCATTCTACCTGAGCTTTATTAAAAGATTCAACAATTTGCCAGCAGTTTATATTATCATAATCTTGACTATCTAACTTGTTAAGTCTTTCTTTCATTTTTATACTAATAGCACTATTAAGCATAATTATTTATTTTCTTCTTAACGATTTAGCAGTAATGACTTTTTTTACAGGTCCATCACATCTACAAGAATGTTTACGAATAGCACCACCACTCATATATTTAGCACCCCCACATTTCATGTCTTGAGCACCTCCGTAGTTCATATATCTTTTCATAACTATTTATTTTTTAAATTTAAATAAAGACCCCCATTTTTTGGGAGCCTTTTTAGTTGGTTTAGTGTATTCTTTTTTTAAACAGTTAATAGATAAATATATTAAACTGTTACTTAAATTTTCTATCATTTACAAATTCCAATATTTTTCACAAGCTTCAGTAAGATCATTTAATATATCTTCATGAAGTGGATTTTTCAAATGTTCAATTATATCTGACACATTTCTACCAAGTAAATTTTGTGTTTTTGTATGATAAATGTATCCATCAGACTTAGTTGTGATATACTTAAAAAAACTTGAATCTCTAACTATAGATTTAATTTTTAATGTTTCCATGTCAAGCTTAGTAGCTTCTATAAACTGTTTAGCAGCTCTTTCTTTCTTTTTCTCTGCACCATCTCCTGAAATATGTCTATCCATATTTTCATAAATAACATCTTTTGGAGTTGTCTTTTTATATTGAGCACTTTGAGCATCAACAACTTTAGCAATATAAAATAGTTTAGTACTATTTTTATCATATAATTTTTGTAATTCTGAGTAAGCCTTATTTCTAAGTTTTTTATACTCAGTTCTTACCATTACAGTTTCTTCCTCTTTATCTAAATAAAATTTAGGTGGAGTAGGTAGAGATCTTGCATCATCATAACTTTTTGCTATCATAGCAAATCCTCCTGCTTCAATAGCATATAATTTGATTCTATCAAAAGGTTTTTTGGGATCAAGATATAAAGGTTGATTACCACAAGAAATATCTATCTTATTCCAAAATTCTTTATTGTCAGGTTTTAGTAAGGTAACCTTATTCCAAAAGTCTGCATCTTCAGAATCAATAATATTTGATGCTAATTCTTTTTCTAATTCAGCAACTGATTTTCTGATTTGTTTTACTCTAGCTTCTTTATCGTCTTGAGTTAAAGTTTTAATTTCTGGTGCAAATTCATTAAGTCCTGTTACATATCTAATGACACCATTAAGCTCTAAACAAGCAAGTTGTTCATTGTGTGTAACACCATCAAATAAGCTCATACCGTGATCTTCTAATCCCATGTTACTAGCTTGTTGGTCAAAATAAGGTCTTACTGCAATAGCTGTTTTTCTATTGTTACCAGTTTCAACTATTGTGTAATCTGTTGTTTGTGTTTTCATTTTATGTTGGTTTTTTAATTAAAAATTGGCAGGGGGGTATCCCCTGCCGTTATATATTAAGATCCGAATCTTTCTATAGCATTTGCAAGACGTTGAGACTTAAGTTCATCTCTATATTCTTGTTTTTGTTCTTTAGTCATTTTTTCCTCTTTAAGTGGAAACTTTTGACCTTTTCCTATTAATTTTTGTTTTAGTTGTGCCTCAAACAAAAATGATCTGTTTCTATAAAAAGGATTATTACTTACTGTAATACTTACTTTTTGTTTTTCTAGTGTTTTACCAGGATCTGGTTTTGGAAATTCACCATCTTCACTTTTAACTACACCTTTTTCAATTGGTTTTTCCATTACAGTTGTATAGTCTTCTCCAGCATATTGATATTCTACTTTAACATCACCTTTTAAAGTTCTAACTAAAGTATCCTTTGCGTTTACAACTTTTAGGACTTCTTTTGTTTCTTCCATGATTAATCTTTTAACTAATTTATAATAATTCTAATGATACTTCAACACCTTGTTCAACTATAAAATCAAAATCAAGGTAAATTTCTGCTTCAAAATCAAATGAAGAAATAGTAGTTACTGAAATTACATTTTCTTCTACAGGTGCTCCTGTATTATCTTGACTTAATGTCATAAATAAAGGAAAATCAGTAATGTCAGCACCAGCTTGTTCTATCAAAGATGCACCATTTGCAATTGGAGTATGTTCATATCCAAAACCTGAAGCTGTATCACTTGAAACTGTTAAACTACGATCACTAATTATAATCATAGGACCTTCTTCAACTACTACTGAACCAAAAAATTCTGTACCTACATAAAGTCCACTACCTGGATCTAATGTACCTGTTGCAAATGGTTGAAAACCTCTTAATGAATAAACATTATAAGTTGTTCCTCCATACTCAACAGTTTTGTTTTTTTGTTTTGCAATTGTTGTTGAATTATCTAATAGTCCTGGTACTAAAGTATCAGTGGTTCTTAAACCTAATAACCTAAGTGCTTTATCAACACTTAAATTCATATATTGCCAAAATTGTGTTCTTTTTGATCTAAATTCTTTTATTGCCATTTTTAATTTTTTTAAAAAAAAAGGGAGGAGTATTTTACCCCTCCCAATTTAGGTTGTGTGTATTATATTTTAAAATGATCCTCCTGTAACAGGATTTCTCATTACAATCTTCAACACTTTGGTTGGATCTTTTACCCATATTGCAGGCATTGTTTGAGACATCATTACACGATACCCATTAAATTGCCCAGAAGACTGGAATCCTTGTGTACGTCCCATATAATCCATTGTACCATTTTGATACCACCATTTTAATTGATTATCCCAAGATAACTTCAATAAGAAGATGTTATCATTAGTATTATCAGTGATGTCAAAGATAATGAATGAATAAGATGATAATGGGAACCCATCAATAATTGGATTCTCAATGTCATTAGTATGTACATTGTCAAATGCTGGGTTAAGTACAAACTTAACATTAGCAAGGAAAGGAATCACATAAGAAGTATAAGAGAATCCAAAGTTCAAGTCCATTCCTTGACCAGTGATTGCACCTATATCAGCAGCTTGAATTACAAGACCTGATGCTACAGCTTCTCTTTTAATAGCTTCATTTACCATTCTCATTCCACCCATACCAGTTTGAACAATTAACTGTCTATTTGGATCTGGACCTTGGAATTCAACTTTACCATTAAAGAAGTTGTAGATTTCTCCACGGAACAACTCAAGTGTAAAGTTATTTTTGTTATACACTCTTTTAAAAGAGTTATCTAACTGTCTCCAAAGACCTACAGACAATCTCATGTCATCTGGCCCATCTTGACGAAGTCTACCACCTTGTCCCCACATTAGGTAAGACTCAATATCAGATGCAACTTTTGATAAGTGAGCTGCTTCCATTTGAGTCAAGAAAGTTCTAGAAAGATCTCCGTTATCAAAAGCACGTTTAACTTTGTCTTTACCCATTACCTTAACCATATCTTCTAATGAAGAAACAGAAGGATCAACGTTTTCACCAAAGTTTCTCCAGATTTCAGTTACTGGTACTGTACCATCAGCATTCATTCCACCTTTGATCATAAGATCAGCTCTAGAAGAAACTGAATAATGAACATGTGCTTCTGCTCCACCTACATAGTTGTAGAACTCACGGAAACCTGTTCTTGTTGTAATATCAGAAAAACGTTCTCCATACTCACCACGAGCAGAACCTTTTCTAAAAAGTTGTGTACCATTTTCAAGATACTTTTGATCTAAGAACCTGAAGTTATCATTGTTCACTAACTGAACAGTATAGATAAATCCATCTCCAACAGGTAAAATATCTTCATCAGTAACGTACATTTCAACACCGTTATATTTGTCATAAGTGATAATATCACCATGTCCAAACTCACGTCTGCTTAATTTAATACGAAATGTTGAACCATCTGTACCAAGTACAGCTGCTGGATCCTCAATATTTTCTACAATATAAGGAAGGTCTGTGGTAGTTGGTGTTTGCCATCTATACTCTCCACGAGCATTGTCTACCATGATTACGTTCTTTCCACCAAAGCTAGACATTTGATAAAGAGGCATTTCAACTTTCTGAGCCATTGCCCATAAGTCCACTGGACCTAAGTCCATTGGTTCTGCATCCTTCAACATGTTAACCAAGTGGTAAGAGTCTACGTGTGAACTTGCATTGTAAGCTGTATCCCGTAGAAAGATACCATTGTTTAAAACTGGAGTTGCCATTATTTATTTATTTATTTATTTGTTACTTGTTTAATTAAATCTCCTAAACATATTGTTTTTAGAAATCGTTTTTTTCTTACTACTAGTCTTTCTAGTAGGTGTTGTTTTTTCGTATTCATTACTTAATGTAGAAGAAGTCTTTTTTCTTGATTGCTCAGTTTTTAAAGCTCTTACTGTTTTTTCTACAGCTTGTTTACCACCTTGATCTCTTACTTTACTTTTATATCCATTAGGATCTGCAAGTAACCAAAGTGCTTCTGCAATAAGATCATGTCTTGGTTCTACAAACTGATACTTTTCTAATAAGTGTCCTAATAAGTTTGTAGGTTTACCAGATATAGAAGGGTAGTTAGGTTGAACTAAACCAGAAAATAGTAAACCTTGTTCTTTTTTATTTAGTTTTAAACCACCTATAGTACCATTAGCTAAAGTACTGTAAACATTTTCTTGATATGCTTTTGCCTGTTCAGTTTGTTGTTGTTTCATATGTTCTTGCTCTGCTAATTGTTTTCCAACAATCTCTTCTTGCATAGCATCTAACTTAGGTTTAAACTGATTAGCTTTTTGCTCAAGTCTTTCTAAATCTTTCCAATCTTGAATTTCTTGCTCAATTTCTTCAGGAGTACCAAAACCTGTTGCATTTAAATATTGTCTAGCAATTTCTCCTTGATCATATTCATTGGTTACATCAAGCTGTCTCATTTCCTCAACATGAGCAAGTGTTCTAAATAAACCTTTTAAGTCTTGACCACCATCTGCAACATATTTAGCTGCTACCTGAAGTTCTTCTGGTAATGATTGAAAAAACTCTTGAGGTAAACTTTGTGCTATCTTGTTTTCTCTTTCTTGAAAATTAGCTTCAAACAACTCTCTAAAGTCTTTGGCCGAATATTCTTCAATTGGTTTCTCATCATCAAATCCAAATAAAGTTCCTTCTTCAATCATTTTAGAAGCAAGATCAACTAAACCACTTTTATCAGTTTTACGTCTACCTGTTCCTGTTTCATCTTCTTCTTGAGCAGTTATTGCCTCATCAAGTTCATCTATAGTATCTTGTACTTCAGTTTGACTTACTTCAGGTTGAGCAACACTTTCCGTTTCTACTGCAGGTTCTACAGTTGTTTTAACTTCTTCAGTAGGTTTGTCAATAAACGTAGTATCTACAGGTTTAGTTTGACTAAACATAGTCTGTTTATCATCTTCTGGAAGCATGACACTTTCTGCACCTGGCATCCCAAAGATTTCATCAATATTTACATCTACCTGCTCTACTGTTGTAGAATCTTGTACCGCTTCTTCTGGCATAGTATTGTTTTCACTCATTTTTTGTTGGTTTTATGTTATAGTATAATATAATCAAAAGTAAGGAGTTAAACTTCAAAAATTTAAAATAAATTAAAATAAATTAAAAATAAACTGTAATATATAGCTAACTCTATTCACCCCTCTTTGGATTAACATCATATTTGTTTTTATTTTCTTGTGCAATTTGTAATTGTTTATCTGCAATTTCTTTTTGAGTTTGTAGTTTTTCTCTTTCAAGTTGATTTTTTTGAGATTGAATAACCATTCTATTAGATTCTTTATCTCTTTGTAAATTTGCTTGATCTTGATATTGCTCAGTACTTCTAATATCTTGCATGGCATCTCTAAAATCAGATTCCATGTTTTGATTAATGTCTGATGCAGAACCATAACCTGCAGCTCTAATTTCTGCAACTAAGATATCTCTTTGTCTATCTTTTTCATTTTCAGCCATTTCTGCATCAATTTTCATTTGTTCAACTTCTTGTTGCTGTTCTAATTGTTGTTGTTGCATCTGCTGCTGCTGTTGTTGTTCTTGTTGTCTCTGCTGTTGTTGTTTTTGTTCAGAATCTTTAAGTACAGTATTAAGACCTGCAATAGAATCTGACTGAACAACTTTACCTAAGTCATATATAGAAGCTCCAGTAGTATTATTTTGAAGAGCCATTTGTTTTAATTGTTCCAATACAGCTCTATGATTTGCATTTGTACTAATAGATATATTTAAATCTCTTAGTAAAAGATCAGTACCGTTAATTTCAAAATTTACTTTTTCCTCAGCAGATGTAATATATGTAAGTCTTGCTGAAGGTTTTGTAGAATTATAGTATTGAGCTAAGTTAGTTCTCATTTCATGTACTCTAGGCATAAGATAATCACAGTGTTGTATAAAAAACATTTCTGTTTGTGCATAGGATGCACTTACTGCTTGCTCAACACCAGTAGCTGTAGTTTGAGATAACTGTTGACCCATTCTTTGAGGGTTAACACCTATCACTTCATAAGCTTGACTTTTAAAATAATTAGCTAACTGTATTCTACCCATTAATCTATTAGTCTGTTCTAGATCTAATTTTTGAAAATGATTAAAGTTTAATGCATTCTCTGTATTTGTAATAGATGTATCAAGAGGTAGCATTTGGAAATTTTTCATAGCAACATATGCTTTTGCATAATTACCTTTACCCCAGTCTTCTCCTAATGAATGTCTAGGTAAGCTGTTTTGATCTAACATAATAACAGTTCCTAATTCATCAACTAATATATCAGCTATTTGATTATTTACAATATTATAACCAATTTGATACGGCTTCATTAGGTCAATTAATGCAGTAGATTTAGTATTTCTATCAGAGAATACTGATCCTTCCACTGGAAGTTTACAACCATACATACTGCTTTCACCTTTAAATTGGAATTTTAAAGGTCCTATATGATTTTTATTTACCCCTATATATATTGGAGAGAATCCCCCTGGATTATTCATTCCCCAAAATGATGGGATATTTGGCCCAATCTTTACACCACCCCATGTTTCGTTAATCCATATCCAATCTATATGTTCACCAAATAAAAGATTGTCTTTATTTTTATTTTTAAATAACCTATTATCATAAATAGGTTTATCTGTGATTTTATAATCTTCAGATATAATTTCATTAATTACATCACCTTCTTCTGTAATTTTAGTAAGATGTCCAACTTTTCTTTGTGATTTCCAATATCCTGTAGTTACTCTTAATAGATAAGCTGTACCTTCATCTTGATAATCCTCACTCTCACCTAATATTTGTGTTACAATATCTCCTCCATCTAATACATTACCTGACATAAATGAAGTATACTGTCTATATGCAAGTGATGGCATACTTGTATTCCATTCATGAGATTTTGTAGCATCATAAAAAGAACCATCATTTTGTTGCCCTCCAATATTATATCCTGCAGCTCTAATAGGATATGTTGCCTCTAATGCTTCATGTTGTTCTTCAGTTAGAATATGACCATACTTATCTATTACATCTGATACAGTAAGCATGTCAGTTTTACCAACCCAATTACAGTCTGATATATATCTAATGTCTGGAGACTTATGATAAAAAGTTAGTACGGGATTCCATAATTCTACTTCATAATCATCTTCCATCATATGAAAATGCCAGAATTCCCTGTCTGTAATTAACATATCACGAAATGCTCTTTCTTCAAGTTCATCAATACGAAATCTTTCTATATCTACTTTATGTTGATGTTCAGCCCACTGTTCAATCATTGATCTATAATCCTTCTTAAAGAATCCTTCAATCTCTGGTAATGATTTTAATGCTTCTGGTTGAAGTTGTTGTTGAGCCTCTTCTGAGTTAGGATCTAATCCTTGTTCTAACATTGCTGCCAACATTTTAGTTGCGGCATCTGCCATTAATGTCTGTTCAACTTGTCCTCTTTTTTGCTCAAGCATTTCATTATAAGAAAAGTCATCTACTGCTCTATAACTTAATCTAGATGATCTTTTAGCAAATTCAGCAGTAAGTACATTGATTACATTTGGAATAATTGGATAAAATTTTAACTCTAGAGCAGATACGTCTTCTTTAGTTAAAAGTTCTACAACATCTCTATAGTCATTATCTTCTTCAATTATATAATCAGATCTATCTATAATACCTTTTGCAAGCTTATAATTCTTCATTAATCTTCTTGCATTTCTACGGATTTGTTTTAATCCTTGCCACTCTAACCAATCAATGTTCCAAGCTGCCCATTCATCATCTTTACTTTTTTTTGGTAAAAACTGTAAAGGTTGGGTAATACTTCCCAACCTGTTTTGTTTTGCTTTAGCACCCTTTTTAAGTTGTAATGCGTTGTATACTTGCATAGTTATTACTTATTTAATGTTTTTAAATGCTGAACGTTTAAAAGCACCTCTTTTATTTCCCATATGTGTAAATGGACTCCTATTTAATTTAAACAAATTTTCTGACTTTTCCAAGTTTTTAGCAGCCTCATCCTTAATCGTTCTTTTATTATACCCCCTATTAGAATGTTGTATTTTCATAAATCCTACTAAAGCTGCAAAAGATACTAATCTATCTGTGTTAACTCCATCAGCATATTCTCTCATTTCTTTGATTAACATTGGATCAGGTATTCTTTCAATTCCATAAGTAGTTTTTACTACAGTTCCATCAGTTTTAGTTTCTTGATCTAATTCTTCTTTAGTATATTCTATAGCATAACTAAGAAGATGTCCTTTAAATAATGTTCCTGTATTTTTCCATCCATACTCCTGGAAAACGTTAGCATTAGATCCAAGATCTTTTAAAAACATAATTTGACCTTTTGGTACAAGATATCTTTGTTTTTTTCTATGTATCATATATTGTATAAATAATGATATATTATTTTCAACTAATGTCCATGCATTATACCATTCTATAATTAACTCTAGTCTTTTATGTGTTTGGTTTATATCATCAAATCTACCACACCAAGCTGCAACAATTTTATCTTGTTCTATATAGGTTTCAGTCTCTGTACCATTTACATTAGTTACTTCAACAGGTGCCTTCATTATATAAATAGAACATAAAGATTCTGAAGTAGTTGTTTTTCCTTCTGATACAGGGTCAATAGAAGCATAATAAGTTTTAGCAAAAACTGGATTTTTAATTGGTCTTTCCCATACAACAAGACACCCTGTTTTATCTTCTGTCTTTTTTCTAACAGGAAATTCCATAATAGGACGTTTGTTACTTTTCTTTACTGCAACTTTACCATCTGCATCAGGATATATATCTAAAAATTCATAACCATATTCTTTATCTTCTATTCTTCTTTCTTGTGCTGTAAGAAGATGAGGTGGGAATACAGATACTGTTCTATGGGCAAATGCTTCTTTTATATTTCTAGGATGCTGAGATATTCTTAACTGATATTCTTCAGGAGGAAGTTCCTTTTTCCATTCCTCAAATTGATTATTTAAAGCTTTTAATGCTTCTTCTACATTAGAATTACCAAACTCATCAATATATGGAGGCATAGACCATTGTTCTGGAATAAATAATCCTGACAAACCTTCAGTACCTTTTTCATCTATTAAATCTGTTTCTACAGAATATATATCTGATGCTACAGGATTTTGAATCATTTCTTTTAAAGGATTGCATTGTGATAAATCACCAACTGATCCTGCTGCAATAAACATTCCTGTAGTAGTAAGACCCGATCTCATAGCAGGTCTCATATACTCATATGTTTTATTCATCTTTGGTGCAATACCCGCCTCCTCATGAAAAAAGAATTTAACTGGACCCCCTACACCATTTGTTGGATCTTTCTCAAATGACATACCCTGTATAGTTCCTTTAAGACCAACTTCTGCTTTACGATCTCCTTTTCTTACTTCTATTTTTTGCTGCCACATCATTACTTTATCTGGTGACATAGGTCTATACCATGCAGTATGTTCATTTAAAAATGCAGCATATTCTTGTAAAAATTTCCAAGATCCTTTTTCATTTATATAATCTTTAAGACTTGCACCAATTTTTAAAGTAACTCCTGGTTCAAACCATTGTTGATTTATAAGTTTTGCCATATGATAATAAGAAGATGCTATCTGACGTTTCTTTAATATAGCAACATGTGTATAGGTTAACTCTGCTAATAGTTCATATAATGCCATATGATATTGTGCATCCCTAATATCTGCAAACCCAAAGTTTTGAATTTCTTTATTAAAGATTGGTAAAAAGTTTAACCACATGTAATATTCTCTAGCAAGAAACCATGTGTTATTTTTATCTTTTATAATTACACCTTTCCTACATTTAACTTTTTCTTCATCCCAGTATTTTACAAAGTCTCTGGATTTAAACGGAGCTGTACAGTATACACCATCTTTTTTAAACTTTTCGGATTGTTGTATAAATATTTTATTTGAGAGTTCGTTGAATAAATACTCTCCAGGTTTTTTAAACAATTCTTTGATAAACTCAGAGAAGTCTTCTCTGGATTCAAAACTTGTGGTTGTCCATTCTTCATTTTCATAAGTTGGTATGTCTTGATAGATTTCACTCATTATGAATCATATGCTAATCCTTGACCTCCACGTACTCTAGATGACTGTTCATCTTGAAGATCTTTATATGCTCCTTTAAATGAAGATCTAATTGCTTCAAAATCTTTTGCTACTGCACGTATCTGAGATATGTTACCATCTCTACCATCAGTAATTTGAGTGTTTTCCATATATCTTGCTAGTCTATCTAACATGGATGATATACCTTTATAAGCTCTGGATGTTGGGGTATCATACATCTTTTGACAAAATTTTAATGCTAAAAATATATCCTCGTCTTCTGTAGAAAACTCTGCTTCTATCTGTTCCAGTATAAGTGTTTCTTTATCCATTTCAGGAGTAAAGAAAAAAGGATTAAGATCAGGATTAGGACAAGTCATATAAAATAAGTATTCATATATCTTAAGATAATCATCAGAATAATTATCCATTATATCTTTAAGTGCTTTAAGAGTATAACAATGTTCTGTTGGAATTACAGTACCATTTTGAACATCAAATAGTTTAGTTAAAATCATTTCTTTTTTATTTTATTTTTATTATCATTTAAAAAGTAAAAAATAGATAAGACCTCATCTATTAAATAAGGAACTAGTAATATGTTCACATCTTTAACAATAGGATCTCCATTATCATCTTTTTTACTTATTGGATAACCCCACTTATCTTCACCTTCTTTTTCGAATGTTATATGATGTATAAATATTTTACCAGGTTTTAATTTAGGGTTATGCTTTAATATAATATACATATAAATACTCAATTGTAAAGCATAGTGGTTAAAATTACAATCATCTAAATTTGTTACTGGTAACGACATCTTTTCTGATAAACCTTCCCAATTCACATATGATTTAGTTTTAATTTCTTTATTAGTCTTGTAATCAATAATATTTACTTTACCATTAACTACTTCAACTAAGTCAGATTGGCCACATATACCTTTTGATCTTAAGTAAACCATATGTTCTGGATAAACACCTGGTTCTAATTTTTGTGAGGGTGCAATTTTTGTACCCTTATCTGATTCTAACGGTTTAAAAACAGGTACGGTTACACCATCCCTTTCTATTGAAGCAAATGAACATAAGTCAGCTTCCCTTTGATCATGATAAAATGTACCAAGAGTTGTTGCACGTTTTGATTCATTATTCCATATTTCTTTTATAAGTTTAGGTTCAATACCAAACCATTTAGATTTTTTATTTTTACTAACTTTTTTTGCAACCGCATTTGCATCAAATGGGTTTTTAAAATAAGAAATTAGTTTTGTTACACTTATCCATTCTATATTGTCATCATCAATACTTTTGTAACTATGGTTTTCAGGGGTAAAAATTATCATAACTCTTCTAATTTATCTTCCTCCTCCACTGTGGCAATAGCTTCCCATTTACCTAATGGACAATCAGATGCAAGAGATCTAGTTTTAAAACTTAAAGAACAACCACATTCACCACAACAAGGTCCTGTTCCTTTTACAGCACATTCACCACCTTTACTAGGACACTCGTTGCATAAATTATATCTTAAAGCAGCAATTTCTTCTACTGTTTCATCACGTATAACTGAATTAGTTATCCCCTCTAGGATCTCTTTTCTTTTTTTCCAAATTAGCTTTAGAGTATTTTTCATTTTTAAAATTTTGTCTTTTTTCCAATTCTTCCTGTATTCTTACGTCTATATTTTTTAATTTTTCAAGTTTCTCCTCAATACTTCTTTTGTTATGATAAGCACCAAATGTAGAAGTATCGTGATTACTTAAAACTTTCTCATAATGGGGAATTGTATTTTTAACTTTTCTCATTTTAAGAACAAAGTGACCTAAACCTTCTACATTTAACCTTAAGTCTGTCAAACTAGACATTCTTTTTTTTAAAGTCTTATAATAGAAGTGTACTAAGTCATCTAATAATTGTTCTGAACATTCAAACTCATCTATTATTTCATTATATAAACTATTCGGTTTCTTTGGTATCATTAGAAACAAATTTATAGTCTAATAAAACAACACCATCTGTTTGTATTTTTAGATCTGGATTAATTTTAATCATTTTTTTATTATTCACATCTTTTATAACTAATCCATTTTTCTCAGCTTTATTAATACTATTTCTAACAGTCTGAGGTGATTTAAAAATCCAATCTTCTTCTGAAGACGCATCTAAACAAAAGTTGCTAAGTTCTATAGGTTCATTAAAACTTAAAAGAGTTAAACAATTTAAATCAGACTCACTCATTGTTATACTGTTAATATAACAATGGGTGAATATCTGAAATTTTACAATTTCCCATTTGGGTAGCCGTACTCTTTTTTGTACTTGGTTTACAAGTGCCATTATGCTTTTCTTAGTTTTTTACCTTTACCACTTGGTGCTTTTTTCTGTGGTTTAGGGGTTGGTTGTTCAGGATATGCTGGTGTTGGTGTTGGTTTTTCAAACTCTTCACCTTCAGGACCTTGGGCTGCTGCCATCATGTTTGCATACTGAATCTGCATAGTTGCTCTTTTAAATCTAGACTCTTCAACTTCAGTTAGAAGTTTTTCATATTTAGATTGTGATTCAAGATAAGGAAGAGATTTATCATAAAATTCTTTCATCTCATCTCTTCTTGCTTCTAATTCTTCTGGAGATAGTTCCTCTCCTAATTGTTGGTTTTCCATAATTTATTATTTTACATTTATAACAAATATACTAATTTAGTTTAAATATGTAATGTTTAAACAAAAAAAATCCAGGTATAGAGTGCACCTGGACTTAAGTATAATTTGTTTATTTACTTATCTATTTTTAATAGTAAAATTTAAAATAGTTAATCCATAAAAATTTCTTTGAGGATCAATTTCAATTGATAAAACATCTATTAAAGATATCCTAATCTTAAAAGTAAATGTTTTCCAATTGGGATTATATTTTTTCCAGCCGTTTCTAAATTTCATTTTCTGCTTCTACTTGTTGAATCATTTCAAAATGAATTTTAGCTATTCTATCTCTTCCATCTTCTGCAAGAAGATACTTGTGACAGTTATCTGAGTTTGTCATAAAGAAGTTTTCTGATAATATAGCAGGCATAGAAGTATGAGCAAGAACCCAAAAGTTAGCTTCTTTGTCAGGATCACCATCAGTACTATCCTTTCTCATGTATTCTCCTTCAAACTCTCTCATTGATTTCTCAAAAAGAATTGTAGCAATATTATCTGATTTAGTTTCACCTCTTGAAGTATATACCGACCATCCATTTGCAGATTCTTTATCAAAACCATTTGCATGTATACTTACATATATACAAGACTTTCCAGAAGACTTAGCAATTGAGTTAGCTTTATCAGTTCTATAAGACAAGGGTACATCTTCTTGAGTATCTACTAAATTAACAGCATCTATATTATTTGCTTTACATAGATCCATTAATCTATCTACTATAGCTCTATTAAATTCTCCTTCAAATAACTGTGTACCATCTGGCCACACTGGAGATCTTTTTCCTGGTGTTTGATATACACCATCTATTATTCCACCGTGCCCATTATCAAATATCCATAAATAATTTGAATCAGGAGGTGTAATTGTAATGTCATACTCTGTTCCACAATTCGGACATGTTACTACTTTGCTCATTAATTCTTATTTTAAAAAGGTAAAAGGTTTCTTAGGTAGATACCTGCTCCTACACCTATAATTAATACTAACCACCACATTCTACCAACAAATCTTAAAAAGGGACTTGATTTGTTTTCGATTTTAGTCTGCTTTGTTTCTTCTTTTACTACTTGTACTTTAGATTTTTCTCTAATTCTAATAGTATCTCTAATTAACCTATTTTCTACTCTAATTTCTCTAATTGTTTTAGGAACATATATATCTTTATAATATATAACAGTATCTTTTTGAGTATAAAAATGTTCAAATACTATTGTATCATTTTTTATTACAGGTATTGAGTCAATAGTTGTAATAGTAATTGTTTGAGACTTATCTGTAACTTCTAAACCTTTTTTAATTGCTTTATTGTAATGCCATTTAGCAGAACAACTAGATAAAAGTATAGATATAAAGATTAAATAAAAAAATTTCATACCTCCCAATATATAAACACTAAGTCACACTCTGATATAATTTCAGTTATTTTTTCATCCATGTTTAAAAATTAAATATACAAGTATTATAGATAATACTGTTGCATATGATACAATCAATCTTTTTTATTAATCTTAAAAAGATTCATAAACACTCCTTCTAATAAAGTATCTCGAGCAGTTAAAAACACCCATCCTAATATTGCTACTGAAGCAGTTTCCATAATAGAAACATCATATCCTTTGACTTTACTAAGTACATACATAGTAATTGCTGTAAGCATTAATATAGCACCTATTGAAGTTGTTAACCAATTTTGCAAACGTTGTTTCATGATTTTATTTTTTATTAATTTCTGTAGTTAGTTCATGAATAGCTTTAATTATACGCATTTCCATGTCTCCCATTTCTTTTTTAAGATCTGATACAGAGTTTTCATTTTTTTCTCTATTGTGTTCAACAGTTTTTTTAAGACTAGTAATTCTTAATTGAGCTGTTTTTATATCATCTTCCATGTTTGATATTTTAAGTTGCTGCATTTCTACAGAACCTTTTAGCTTAAACCACACACCTAACGCACTAACTATTCCAGAGATTAGAGCTATAGTTATTTCCATTGATATTTTAAACCCATCCATTTTTAATAATTTTACTATTCTCTTACTACAAGTTGATAAGAAGGTATTATACAATCATTAGGACCACCAGAAGCAATTCTTAGTTCTAGCTTATCCCCATTATTAAATAATGTTCCATAATTTATAGCAACAGTTGCTTCTTGTAATACAACAGCACCTCCTGAATCAAGTTGTACTGAAACTTCACTACCAGGTAACTCTACAGGACCTGTTCCAGAATCTTTCCATAATGTTACACTATATGTATCATCATTACCATTACTGTTTATAGTTACTGATGCATGTATTGAACAATATACTTGTTTTGTTCCAAAATATTCAATTTCACCACCAGTAGATGTGCCAAATCTTACTGCAGCTTGAGGAGATACGGTAGTAGCAGTTATTGCAATAGGGGTTAAACTTGCAGCTGTTAGAAGTGCATTATTATTTAATGTAGCAACTATACCACTTGTTGAATTTAATAGTCCTTGATTAGCAAATATATCATAGCCATAAGTTGCACCTATTGAATATTCAGGTAAACCAGTTAAACCTTGTGGTTTAAATACTTTTCCTGTTGTTAGTCCTACATTTATAAAAGCACTTGATGAAATTGTTCCAAAACCAGTAGTAGATGCATTATTAATGTCAATACCTGCTTGTGTCTGTTGTGGATGTATTATTCCACCATTTATATTTACTGCTCCAAATCCAGGACCCCCTGCATTGTCTAATAGCTCAATCATTGATGCAGTAGAGTAACTAGCAACTTCCCAATCAACTCCTATTGAAGTGCTTGGTTGAACACCATTATTTGTCAATGCTTTATAAAATGTTGGCCCTTCTGTTACAATATCTCCTATAGAATAAACAGCAGGAGTCCAAACTCCTAAACTATTAGCTATGTTTGTTTCATCAAACCATCTTACATACTCACAAGAGCTTAACTGTAATTTAGATACATTTTTAAATTGACAACCTATGGTAGTGGCTTTAATATACCAAACAAGTGTATTCTGAATATCAACTAAATCAAATCCTTCTATATACCAAACATCAAAACAGTTTCTAAATTGACAGTTAATAAGAGTTAATACTTTATCTCTTCCTGAATTGTATTCAGCAGCATCATAGTTAATTGCTCTTAATGCAACTGTACCTGCTGTGTCATTAGTTGATGAAATTTTAAGATTTGACATTTCAAAACTTTCATCTTCAACAGTTATAAGATCACCAACTGTATTTAGACCTGTAAAATTTAAACTATCTTCATCTCTATTCCAGCCCTTTATAGATATACCAGGACTATCAACTATTAATCTACCAGTTATATTTACTGCTCCTCTTACAAAATAAGTAGTATTTGAAGTTAATACTCTTGCACCACCTGGAAAGCCTGGACCAAAATCTGATTCTTGTGAGACCTCAATCATATTAGCCCCATTAATTGTTGATGTAAATACACTTCCAGGTATATCAACAGTAACTTCAGGATTAACTCCACCAAGTGAAGTTACTGTACTACCCTCTCCTGTAAAGTTAATTCCGCTAACAGAAGGTTCTATACCTACACCATCTTCTTTAATTTCTAATAAAGAATCTATAGATACATCAATTTTATTATTTAATGTATCATCAACAGCATCTACTTTGGTATTTTTACCATTTAAAAAATTAATTCTTGCCGTATCACCTACTACATTGTCATTTTCTAATATATCTACAGTAGCTACATTAGTACTAGGTCCATATCCAGTTGATAATTTTATTTCATCAAATGCTATCTCTACAGGATCAAATCCTGATAAATTTGGCCATAAAGTAAAGTTGATAAATCCAATAGTAGTACGAGTTGCCCGATTTGCTGCAAATAAAGCTGTAGGTATACTAACTAACTGCCATTGACCAGTTAGAGTAAAGTCACAATAATTTTCAAACCTTGCATAACCAATATAGTCTGAACTTGTCACTGAGTTATCAGAATACATAAATATATACCCTCTTTGTTTACCTGCAGCTATTATATTAACTGGTAAGTAAACCCAAAAACTTAATTGAACATAATCATCTCTATTAACAGGTGTACCTGTAGAAAATCTTATACCACGAGTAGAACCGTACCTACCTATTTCAGCAAGAACACATTCAGTTCCTTGATATGGAGAAGGTGTTAATGATGAAAAGTTTGCAGTATTATTAGTACCATTAGTAGAAGGAGTCCAATCAGGAGCTGATCCTTCTCTATAGATATATTCTGTAACTATATTAGGTGTAGTTGCATTAGTCCCAACTAATATATATTGTACTAAAACTTGATCTTCTCCAATTGCTGGAGTAATTGGAGTTGCTGCTGGAGTACCTTGAACAACAGAAACTATTTGCGTCTCATCTACAACTATAGCATCAAATCTAGGATTTGCAGGATCACCTACAAGAAGAGTTACTGAAGTAGGTACAGAATTATACTGTACTCCTGCAATAATATATACTAATGCTGATACATCAAAATCTAATCCTGTACCAGAATAAACAGCTCCACCAGATATTAATTGATTACCACTAGGAGTTCCAATACTAACATCTGCTAAAGTTGCATATGCATTTGATAATGATGGACTATTGGCAGAAATAGCTGCCTCATAATTTTCATTAGGTAAATTTCTGTCTATATTAGTCTTCATATATTAAGAGTTATATGTTATAACTAAAGATCCACTTGGACCAGCCGTTACTGTATCATATTCAAATGTATTTGCAGAATAGAAATTATTAATACTTCCTGCATCCATGCTAATTGTAACACCTGCTGGAATAGTTTCAAATGAAGCACCCGAATCAAATGATACTAATGTAGGTACTGAACCATTATTAAAAAATGATATAGAATAAACTGAAACTGCAATAGCTGTAGCTGCATCTCCTGTGGATGCAATAAAATTAGGAGTTACAGAAATAGGGGTAGCTGAACCAGAAGAACTTAAATAACTAATAGTACATCCAGAATAATCTGCTGGATCTGGAGTAATGCTCCCTGGTTCATAATATTGAACAGTTGTAAAACCCCCCGTTGTAGTATCAAAAATTCTAACTTCTAATCTAAGTATTTCTCCTGCTGGTGGTACTGGCCCTGCACAAGTTATACTTACTAACTCAGCTTCATATTCTTTCCCACCTGTTACGATAGAAGAAGCAATTTTATCTAACCCAAGTAATACCTTGTATTGCCAAGGCCAATTATTACCTTTGAGACCACTGTTTTTTAAATCTCCAATGCTGTTTGACATAGCTTATATTATTTTATGACTCTTACTTCACCTGTAGGAAGACTATAAAGATCTCCTTTTTTTAATCCAGCTGCTAAAGCAGCAGTATCATTTGCATATTCTCTAGCCGATACTTTAATGCCAAAATCAAGCATAAATTTAGCTACTGATCTATTAAGGTATTGAGATATTTGAGTTAATCTTGATCTATATTCTGGCATTACACCAGTTGCATTATCATCATTTTCAAATTCTTTGAGAGTTGCCATGATATAAATATTTTTTAGTTACTAATATAATATACAAAAAAATATCTAAATAACAAAATCCCCAGAGTTTAATCTAGGGATTCATATCTACAGTATTTAAGTAATTTATAGTATAGCGGCACCTACAAAAAAGCTTATGATACACATTATTAAAACTATAAATCTAGACATAGTTTTACCATAATGATCTTCCTCATAAACATTAGACATTTTATTGTAAATAGGTTTATTCAAAGTATCTTGTATAAAAAACAAAATACATAATATTATAAAGCTTCCTAAAAGAATAATAAATTTTACCATATTATAGCTATTGCATTATCAGGAATAAGAATTTTCATTTTTCCTTCAACCTCTACTTTTTCTCCAGTTTCTAAAGCATAAGACTGAGCATATACCATATCCCCCTTTTTAACATCTTCTACTTCATTTCCTACAGCAAATACTTCTAAAGATTGCCATTTCTTCATTGCATCTTGCATCATCATTTCTTCATCTTTTTCAGAAATTGAAATACTTGATTTTTTTAATTCTGGTATTGTAACCAAAACTCTTTTTCCTCTTAAATTTTTCATTTAAATAAATTTATATTAAGCATCATACTTTTGAAAAGAGCCTGGTTTAGAAGGTTTTAATTCTTGAGTATTTTCTGTAATTAGTGTGAATTTAATTCTTTCTAGTACACCTACTAAGGCTAGATTACCGTAAGCTTCTTCATCAATTTTTATTTCTAAACCTGATTCTGTTGCTTCTACTGATAATAAGATCTTTTCTCCCATAATGCTATTTGTTGGTTCTACAAATATATAAATTTTATTTGTTTAAACTATAAACCCCAGATAAAAATATCTAGGGCTTATATACAGAAATCAGAATGTATGGAAAATTAGATAGTGTAAATCTAATAAATTTTTTTTTAAATAGGAAACAATTTACTATCAACTTTTTTTATAGTCATAGGTTTTGATTCTTTAACTGTAAGCTCTAAAATTCTACCACCTAATGGTTTTGGTGGAGCACCTCTCTCAACATGCCACCCTTTACTTCCATCTTCGTATTCTTCTTTATACGTTCCAGTAATGCAATGATGTATTTGTTTATGTTTTAATCTATATCCTGTATTTGCCCGATATTCTAAATCTTCTCTAACATCATTACGAGATGCATTCTCATGTATATGCCCCATAGAAAAAATATCCATTCCTTCATACATCTCTAACGCTCTTGTCAAATTAAGAGCCCCCTTGGTAACAACCCCTCCCCCACCAGATCCGTGAAAGTATTTATGTTTAAATGAAGCTGTCTTAGGTTTTATAGAGTTTTTCCTTCCTATATCAAGGGTATATACAATCCAGCCGCCATATCCTCCCAACTTAATATCTGTATTATGTTTAAGATTCATCATTTGCACAAATCTTTTTAATACATCAGTTTCTTGCCACTTAATAATAGCAGTCTCATGATTACCATAACCTATAACTGTAATTAGATGAGCATAGGGGGCCCACCATTCTACCGCAGTATCCACAACTGAATCTAAGTAATGAGAATTATTATGTTCGGGGAGAATATCACTCTTATTCTTCCTATTATCTCCTCTACCTTGCATAAGACAGAACATATCCCCTACTATAACAATAGGTATACTCTCTTTCTTACAATAGTTTAAATGTCTTTTTAATAGTTTTCTGTCACACTTAGGGTTATCCCAATGTATATCTGATAGTATTGCTATGTATGCTTTATTCCCTGTAAGATATATATTGTGGACATTCTTTTGAATTTCTCTAACTTTCATTGCCACTCATTTGATATATAATAATATACGAAAAAAAGATGAGATTTGCAAAAGTTCTACTTCTATAGGAGGTTTGGTATATGGTCGTGTTGTATATTTGAGGTTATGATGAGGCCTTAATAAAAAGACCCCAGGGTTGTACCAGAAGGTTGGTACCCCCCTTTGATTCTATCAGTCTTTTTATGTTTTGTTTCCACAAAACTTTTTTTTATGCTGAACAAAAAAAAGGTTCTGCATCACAACTAAGCTAACCCAACAACATCATAGTAACATATAAATATTTATACTATGAAATTTAAAAGAACAACTTCCAACACTGACTACGTCATTATTGTAAAATGCCCTGTTAAATCTCTTGAAGACAGGATGTACCAGGTAATCCCATCTTCAAATAAATATGATGAATTTTTGTTAAATAAGAATTATATAACAAAAATCTTTGGAAAGAAGAAAGACTTCTTGTCCAAATATGAAGATGAATCTTCACACATCATATTTGAAATCACCTGGCGTGCATACAAGCAAGGTGATTACAACAACATCAGCATTGATTCATTTGAACTCATTGATGATGAAGAAGAAGACGAATAGTCTTCTTTTTTTTAATCAACATCATTATCATCATCACACCTTCTTTTTGCTAACCCAACACTGAAACTGTAAACTAACATTATAAATACATACTAAGATGGAACAAAAATTTATTGACATTAACGGAAATCAGGTTATGGATCTTACACCTGATTATAACAGACCATTAGCATTGGTCGACTTACAAGTTCTCAACAAGTTAACTGATTTACTGGGTAAGAAACCCTTTAGTACTATCAGACATGAGTTGAGAAGCAAGATCATGAATACTGAAAACTTGGAAGAATTGGTACAGGTTACTGAAGACTTCACAGCATTTCATCAATCAGTAAACCTCATTAAGAAAGTTACCTCAAATGAAATTACTGAAGAAGAAGTAACTGATGAAGTACCAGATGAAGGGCCAATGGTAGTAGGTAGGATTGATCTTGATGGTGATATGGTATCTCCCATAGCTTAGAACCACCATCATTATTAACTAAATAGAACAGAACAGGGAAATAAATCTCTGTTCTGTTTATCATTCCCCTTTTTTTTGCTAACCCTTACCTGAGACTGAAACATTAATTAAATACATAAATTAAAAACAGAATTATGAATACAAATCTGAAAGCAAAAAGAGTAGGAAACTACGTAAGAAAAGATGGAGACCATCAAGGGAAAACATTCTACATCTATGAAATCAATGGACCAAAAGATGAACTAGAAAAATTTGTCAAATCACCATCTCAGAAGAAGTGGCCGAGAAAGAACAAACTAACTGGAGCACCTCAAATCCACACAATGTACATGGACCCATTAAGAAAAGAAAATCCTCTATATGAGAAACAAGATGGGAACTACACATTAGATAAGTCAGAAACACGTGATGATTTAGGAGTACTATCAGCACTGAGAAATGAAGCACCTGAACTTGTGGAATCATTCACAAACAACTTAGCAGAAAGATGCTGGGGATCAGGAAAAGCATCATCAGCAACAGGAGCACTAATCTTGGGAACAACACCTGAAACTGAACCAAGTAAGGAAGCTGACCTGGGTAAGGTAGAGTAAAATCAATAACAACATGTTTCACAATAAGGACAGGGTACACATTATGTGTGCTCTGTTCTTATTATTATCATCATAAACATATCCTCTTATTTGCTAACCCTTCACTACATTTGGGAACAATACTGACGTATTGTTTTTTTTGCAGGATGTAAATAGATTATTGTTAAATAATCTTGTGTATATTAATTTACCACAAGGTTATTCCTACAGAAGTAGTTGAAATAAGTTTACTCAAAGAAATTAACAGAAAACAATTGGCAGAAATCTGTTTATGTGTGTTTATGTTTGTTTGTGAGTACAAACCCCACTCAATATTCATTACTCAATAACATCTAGCATAATCTCATTATTACATATTATACTATTAATATATATAGCTAACTTATAACTAAATACAAATAACAATGGCAGGAAAAAACACTTACTATGGTATTGGAGATATTATACCTTTGCATCTTATAGAGACTATTAAGGATTATTATAATAAAGTAGGAACTAATAGCTTCTGGGATTTTATCTACCACGGAGGATTTGAAAATTATGCAATGGCATATATTCATCCGTGTGATGAAATGCGTGATACTCCAATGTTTCACGAAATACAACAAGCATATATTAGTGCTTATGTATAGGAGATATTACTTAAAAAGTATCCAGAGATTTGTATATAAAAATACTAAATCTAAATAATAGGAGATGTCTTTACTCCTTTCTTTAAAGACAATTAAATCTAATTACTTCATTCTAATATGCTGAATAGACCTGACTAGTCTTTAATAAGAATGATTATGTAGTTTACAAATAGTAGGACGTACCGAGAACCTTTAGCAAGTTCTGTAGTCCCTTAGCCTTATATCTTTCCTATGTTGGTAGCTTAGTGGAAAGATTATATTAATTCCTACGAAGTTCTTTCTTATAGTTTACTAGTAAAGGTTATGCCTGTAGGTGCGTAATCTTTACTTATATAAATTTATCCTACCTCAATTGTTTAATAGACAATAAATAGCTTGGGGAAGTTAGAGGTAGGATAGATTTTACATTAGAAAGGCTGTAAGTGTTATTTAACACATAGTAGTATTTATACTGCAACAGCGTATACCTAAGCAAGTAGATAAACTGCTTAAACTTCTTAAACCAAAATGTCAGTTCCTACTCTTTAACTAAAAGAGAGATAAAACATAGATAATTTTTATAACTGTTATTAAGACAAGTCTACTGACCGTCAACAGTTCTGGTTTATTATCCGTGTTTATCATTTAACTTGGAGAGAGATGAATAATAGTAGTCTCTCTCCATAATTAAAACGTTATCATTGAAACCAAATAATACATATATATATGAATACAGTAATGATTACAACAGGAAAAGCAGATGCAATTAATGTATTTTGTGAAGAAATGAATACAATTGATTTTAAATTAATTGATTTACAACAAAAGCTCTATAATATAGAGTTAACCCAAAACCAAATTAATAAGATATGTGCTATGTCTTATTTAGACAAAATTTGGTTAATAGCACAATATAAGAAAGATATTAGAGTGACTGAAACGTCTCCTGATTTATCTATTTTATATTAAGATCTTACGGACATAAAGAGTTCCTATTAACTATGGTGGTTAGGTGTGGAAACACATCTGATCACTACCTAAAACAGATTACTCTTCGTTCGTTTTCAGACACAGAATGTTCCTATTTAACTATAGACAAAAAAGAAATACATTCCGTCTGATTTTTTAAACACAAAGAGACATAGAAAGTTCCTATTTTAAACCAAGATAGAAAAAATACTTTCCGTCTTTTTGTGTTTTGTTAAAGTACCATTCCAACTTCCCAAGGGTTGGCAGTTTATACTGAGTACTGAGGGGCAAACACTTATTTATACATTTATTTATACACTTAAAACAAGAACTTATGAAAGAGATCTTATTGTTCGGCAAAGCACTGAACACAAAAAACGTTAGTCCAATCACTGTGAATGAATTGGCAATTAGTAAAGGGTATGTAGTTGACCCTGAATGTTGTAATCAAAGAGTTGTAGACTTTTTAAATAGCATTCCAAATAATTACAATACTACTTTTTATGCATCTGTTGCAAATGTTGTAGCAAAAGATAGAGTTGAATTACTTATGGATCAGCTTTTACACTATGCATCTACGTATGGTACTGAATATGCAGGTCAAGTATTTGTTGTTAATGAAAACTTTGGTGTTATTGATGAACCTACAATTGATTTTAATGATTGTAAAGTTATTAAACCTATTACTCGAACAGAGATTGGTATCAAAGTGCAAGATATGCTTGCTTCTGGTATTGCTCTAAAAAGTGATACACTTGACAATTTATTTAGTCTTATTGAAGAATACAATTTTCAAATTGATATCAATGTTGTTAAAAACATTGAAGCCAAGATGAAATTGTACTCAATACTTAACATTCTACCTAGTACAGCAGATGAATTTGTTAGATATATGGTTTATCAGATTACTGAAGATACTCTTTTAATCAAAAACGATGAGATGATTAATAAAATTGCTCTTCAATCCCATAATCAAGTACATATGATTAATATCAATGAACAAATGATAAAATTTGGATTAGAAGAACTATCTAGTGTCTTCTTTAGATACAAACCACTATTTCTTGCATTGAGAAAACAAGGTGTTATGATGCGTAGAATTACTAACAAGTTGAGAAAGCTTGCTAATAAGCATCACAAACCATTTGTTCCAGGTTATTGGGAAACTATTCTTAGTAAAACGAATTTTAATGTTCAAGAACTTATGTCTAAGGTTAAATCTATATCTAACTTTAAGTTAGTAAGATTGATTAAGGCAATTGATGTTAATTCATCAGGTTCAGACAAAAGATTCTTTTTAATTAGAAATGGTAAGACTTTTATTAAGGAAAATAACAATATCGAAATTCCTTCTGGTCAATTATGGATGAGAGAAATCTTTATGCAATCTCTTATTAATAATTTAAAAGAAAAGAACTTAGGTAGAGTTAAACTTTCTACTAATATTAGACTTGCAATACCTACTTCAGAGAAGACATATGTTGGTAATATTCCATTTGGTAGCTATATCATTCCTTCAAAAAGTAATTCTATTTTTGGAATTAACTGGTTTGGAGAAGATGGAGCTCAAGATTTGGATTTATCATACATGAGTCTTGATGGTAATAAGATTGGATGGAACAGTAATTATTATACTGAAAGCAATTCTATTGTTTACTCTGGAGATATGACATCTGCTAGACCTGAAGCTTGTGAATATATGTTTTGTAAGGAAGGACTTCGAGATGGTGTTATTTATGTTAATGCATACCATGCACAACCTAACTCTAAATACAGATTCTTCACTGGTAAAACTGATGATGATTTTACTGTAAGTAGTGAGACTCCATCTGAAGATATGATAGACTTTTCTTCACCAATGGAAATTACAGGTGAAAGCTGTGTTGGTTTTTATGTAGATGGTCGTATCTATTTCTCTGATCTTAATCAGGGTAATAGCCGTGTGAGTAATGCTAATACAAGAGTACTTGATACAATTAAACATTTTATATCTACTAAAGATTCTTTTGTTTATTGGGATGAAATACTAACTCTTGCGGGTTGCAAGATAGTTGTTGATAATGAGGAGTGTGATGTTGATCTTAGTGACGGAGACGTTTCTACTATGATATCACTCTTATCATAATACTACTGAGCAGGATGTAAAAGTCCTGCTCTTTTAAACTTATTTATTTACTTATTTATATACTTATTAAAAACTTAAAAAAATGGCAAAAGAATTAGCAATTATTGTTGATGTAGATGGTACATTGGCAGACATGAGAGGTATTAGAGGACCTTTTGAGTGGGACAAAGTCCACCTTGATAAACCTCATCAAGATGTTATTGACCTTGTTAAAGATTTAGCAGGTGTTGAAGAGATTGATCAATTAAAATATTTTGATGATGGAACGTCTGGAGAGCGGTTTACAAAAATACCTAAATATAAAATCATCATTACTACAGGTAGAGATGGTGTTTGTGAAGAAGCAACTAGAAAATGGTTGAAAGATAATGGAGTATGCTTTTATGATTTTTATATCAGAAAAGCAGGTGACTTTAGGAAAGATAACATCATTAAGTCTGAGATCTATATGGATCATATCAGACCTAAGTATGATGTTAAGTTTGTCATTGATGACAGAGACCAGGTTGTTGAGATGTGGAGGTCATTAGGTCTACGTGTCTTACAAGTAGCACCAGGAAACTTTTAAGCTTAGGGTAGTGATTGTAAACCTTTCACTACCCTTTTTATAAATTAATTTAACATGATTACAATGGAAAAAATTACATTTTTAGCAGCAAAAGATTTATATGACCAGCAGTATAAATTTATAATAGAGCAAAATACAGATTACCAAAAATTACAATTTTATCAAGGTTCAGTATATAGTTTTAATTATACAACTAAAAAAGAAACAGATACTCATATTTATTGGAGCACATCTAATAAAAAACCAATGCTTGAGAATGATAAATTGTTTTTTAAACATAAAAACATAGAAGGTGCTTCTTATGACAAAGAAACTAAGAAGATTAAAATATGGTTTGGTAAAAAGTTTAATCATATTGACTCTATTATGTCAAGTGATATATTAAAAACTTTAGTGCCGTGGTATGAAGTAAATACTAATTTAGATTTTATGAATGGAAATCATAATAGTTATCTTAATATGATGACTAATGAAATACTCAATAAAATGGTTAAAGGTACTATTAAAGATACTAAAGGTATTATAGATGCATTTTGTAAGTATAGTCCTTATCGTAACTTTAATTTAAATACTAAAAAAATAGAATTTATTATAAATAATTCATCAGGTTATTGGAATATTAGAAATTTTAAATTAATATTTTTAGCATCAAAGGAGCCCAATGATGTGATTAACTATATTCATAAAAACCTAAATACACACTACGTAAAATTAGATGAGTTAATTAACATATCTAGAGTAGCTTTGTCTATAGGACAGAATATTGACATTAATTGGAGCCATGAAGAATTAGTTGAAAATAAAATGAAAATGTTAGATTGTAGACAAGAATTAAAGAGAATACATAATGGTTTATTAGGTCTTCATTCTGAAGAGGTAGAGGATTTACCATTTTAAATTTTGAATTATGGCCGAGAAATTGAAAACAATAGCATGTGTCTTAGGCTTCAACTTAAATTTAAATATTTATGGTATGGACGGAGAGATTATTAAGTCTGGGATATGTAAAACTATATATCCTGAGACTTACCGCGAACCTAGTAGTGTTAGATTAGTTGACAAAAAGTGGTTTAATTCTTTTAATCAAGATCTCTTGGATAAAATAAGAGATTATCAACATCTTAACAGTTAAATATGAAAGTTCAAGTAAATTATGAAGATACTGATGTATCTCAAGTATTAGGAAGTATTATTAAACATGAAAATAAAGATGAATTTATAAAACTAATTACACCAATGATTTGTAGTAGTAGTAGTGCTGCTACACAGTTATTTAGATTGCTAATAAGTGGAAATAAATTACCAGATGTAATTTCAAAAGGAACAATTTGTAAGATTCATATTGACAATTTAGGATATGGAGCTAACAAAAGATTAGTACAGAAAAAGTATGCTGATGCAGATGATAATATAATAGTTAGGGTACACCAATTTAGAGGATATCATGAATATGCAAATTATGAAATACTTTATAATAATGTAAACACAGACGACAGTGTAACAGAAGAAAAAACATATGTATCTTTTGATAATATAACTGTTGTTGAAGAATTTTAATGTAGTATATCTGCGATATGCTTTTCCTGTAAAGTGAAAAGAGGGGGGATGAATTTCTCCCCTTTTTCATTGTTAGCTATATATTATTAAATATTATTTATTTAGTTTAAATGTTTTGCTTTAAATGTTTTATTTTTATCTAAATATTTATTTACCTAAAATGTTGTATCAACTTCCAAGTGGAAAAGTAGTTTATTTAAGTGTAGAAGAATTTCTAGACTTAACAGATGAAGATGAGCAATATTTAATGTCTTTAGACTATGGTGATTATATAGTAAATCCTTTTAGTGGATCTGCAATACAAAAAAATACTAAAGAAAAGTATTATGATTTTGGGTATATAAACCCAGATGATACAGAAGATAATATGTCAGATAAAGGTGACATAGATTTCCAGAATGATATGGATACATAGTTTATAGTTGCAAATATAAACTATCACTTATTCTTAAATGAGTTGCTAAGAATAGAGTACAGAGAACTCAAACAATCAATTATTTATTTATTTATTAAAAATTAAGTTATGAACTCAAAAATCACAGTATTAGCTGATGAGGCAACAGGAACTGTTGTAAATGTATCACAAAACAACCCTGATTACGGATATATCCGTGTTCAGCAAATTAGAACCATGATTGATGATAATGGTTTCTTACGTAGAAAACCAGTATCTGCATTAATCCCAGGAACTGTTGATGAATTAAAAGCAACAGGTTTCTTTGCCAATCAACAATTAGATGGTAAAATAGTAGTGGAAGAATCATTAGAGCCATTTAATGATAAAGAACCTACTAGAGATCTTAAAGTTGCTGGTGAAACTGGTATTGTATGTACTTTAGGAGGATTACCAATCTACCGAAGAACAAAAATGAGCTTTGATGGTACATCTGCTGATACTTTAGTTAAGCACGATAACATTGAAGAATTGCGTCAAGCATATCAAAATGCTTCTAAAGCAAATTCAGATGTTTTGAAAGAAGCTGGTAAGAATACAGAATTTAGTGTATAATCACTAATTCTTTATGAGAAGGTTAAAAGGGGGATGTAATGTCCCCCTTTTATTATTTATGAATTAAAATTGTATGATTAAAATGGGAAATTTACAAGAGCAGATTAAAAAATATCAATTGCAAAAAGGTAAAACTTATATGCAATATGAACAAGACAAGTATTCTAAATATCAAAATTATTTGTATAAAAGAGCTTTATATGGAATTAACAGTCTTTCTAAAGAAGAAGTGACTAAAATGTGTGAAAGAAAAAAGAGAAGAATTAATAGTGTTCATTATAGAGCACAAGGTGTACTTAACATTGCAAAGCAAAAAATTAGTATTAACTACACAAACAAGTTCTTTAAAACTTTTTTTCCAGATTCTAATATTACAAATGATATTATATCGTATAACGAAGTTGATAAAAACTTCAAAAACAAGTTAACTTTTAAAGATTTAAACTTGTCAAAAGACGATATAATTAGTATATTTATTGGTGAAGGAATACTACCAAAAAACTTTTTAAGTTTAAAAGATCAACCTATAAGTTTACCAAGTTTAAAAAATGAAAGTAAAGCTTAAAGAATGTGATGGTTGTCAAAAGATGACTGTCATATGGAAGAACCATGAGGGATTTAGATACTGTAAGTATTGCTGGAGTTGCCATTCTAGTAACAAAAAGTCACAGAAACCAATTAAATCTGTTACCAGAATCCCTCGGGTTTCTTCTAAAAGGAAGAAGAAAGATCAAGAATATCTTAGATTAAGAGAGAAATATTTAAAAAAAAATCACTTATGTACTGTAAATGTTAAAGGTTGTGCCAATGGTGCAACTGATATACATCATACATATGCTGGTAGTAATAGAGAAGCATTTTATTTAGTTCAAAGCACCTGGTTACCAGTGTGTAGGAATTGTCATGATTGGATTCATGCAAATCCTAAAGATGCTAGAATTATGAAATGGTTAAAATAGATTATTATGACAAAAGACGAAGTACAAATAAAAGCCCTTAAAGCAACAGATAATAAACAAAGATGTGGAATAGTATTAGGTACTGGTGTTGGTAAAACTTTAGTAGGACTTAATCACATTGAAAACAATACTACATCTTTAATGAAGTGTTTAATTGTAGCACCCAAAAAGTCAATAATCCAATCTTGGATAGATGAAGCGGGTAAATTTAATAAAGAACACTTACTAAAAAGAATGACATTTAGTACTTATTTAAGTATTAATAAACATGATCCAAATAATTATGATGCTGTTTACTTAGATGAATGTCATAGCTTATTAGATAATCATAGAGGGTTTTTACAACTCTACAAAGGTAAAATACTTGGTTTAACTGGTACACCACCTAAAAGAATTTATTCTGAAAAAGGTAAGTTAGTTAATGAATTTTGCCCTATAGTATTTACTTTCAAAGCAGATGATGCTATTGAAAATAATATACTTAATGATTATCAAATCATTGTACACCAAATAAATCTATCATCAGAAAAGAATTATTGTGTTAAAATGAAAAACAGAAAATCTTGGATGACTACTGAAGAACAAAATTATACTTATTGGTCACGAAGAATTGATGTTGGATCGGGAAATATGCATATGCTCAGAGTAATGAGAATGAAAGCAATGATGGAGTATCCAAGTAAAGAAAAATATACTAAAATTTTACTTAGGAATATTCCTACAAAATGTATTGTATTTGCAAATACTCAAGAACAAGCTGATAAATTATGTAGTCATAGTTATCACAGTAATAATTCTGATTCAGAAGAAAATCTTATTGCATTTAAGGAAGATAAAATAGATAAATTATCTTGTGTATTACAATTAAGTGAAGGTGTAAACATCCCAAATCTTAAGCAAGGTATTATTTTACATTCATATGGTAATGAGAGAAAAGCAAGTCAAAGGATTGGTAGACTTCTAAGATTAAACCCTAATGATAAAGCTATTGTGCATATATTATGTTATATGAATACAATAGATGAAAAATGGGTTAAAGATGCCTTAGAAGGGTTTGACCAGTCTAAAATTTTATGGAAAGATTATAAGGTAGGCTTAAGCTAACCTTATAATTTTTTATTATATTATAGTATATGATTAATGAAAAAACACACAAATTAGTATTATTTAATGATGACATGCATGATTTTGCATATGTTACAGCATCTTTAATAAAATACTGTGATCATACAAATTTACAAGCCGAACAATGCGTAGTTATAGCAGATGGAGTTGGTAATTGTACAGTTAAAGAAGGTAGTTTTTTAGATATGATGGAAATTAAAACCAGTCTAGAAAGATTAGAATTGATAACAGAAATTGAAGATCATGAAAGTTATATGTATTAATTCACAAGGTAAACCTGATAATATATCATTTAATGAATGGATCCAAGAAGGTGCCGTTTATACAGTATATCAAATAGATAAAATGGGTTTACAACATGGTAAAATAGGTTTTAAATTAGAAGAAATAGAACTCACAGATGAATCATTTCCTTATGAGTTTTATGATGCTGAAAGATTTAAACCTGTCACTCCCGAAATTTTAGAAACACTAAAACAAATGTTTGACTCTTTAACAGAATTAGAACAAACTGATTTTGGAGAAGAAGATGCAGATTTAAATAAAATATGAGAGATTATACTATTGAAGAAGTAGTTAAATCTTTATCAGAAATCAAGAAAAAATCCAGAAAAAGAGTATTAGTAGACCAAAGAAGTTATTTAATTGGCATTCTTGTACACAGATTTCGTCTTACAGAACATAATGTAGCTAGATTAACTGGTTATAATAGAGATACAATCCATTATAATAAAAAATTACCTATAAGATTGTGTTCTGATTCTATATATAAATCAAACGTATGTATTTTTGCAAATTTATATCCGTTTGATTTTGAAATATATTCAAAAACTCTAGAAGAAGAGAAAGAATTAAAAAAAAATATAAGTGTATCTCTAGTAATAGATGCTAAAACTTATAAAAGACTAAAATCTGCTGGATGGTTGAGAGGACATAAAGATGTAAGAACTACAATTAAACAATTAATTGATAAAACATTAAGAGTATGGGACGAATGAAAGAATTGTATATAAAAATATTAGAAGCAAATAATGATAAATTACCATATAATTTGACCTTATCAGATGTTTCTAAAATGAAAGAATTAGATATTTACGAATGGTATGCATATAATAAAGCTATTTCTAAAGAAAGTAGTTTTCATATAAAAGACAAATTTGAAGTTTATATAAATGAAGATTCAATAAAAATTAGAAAAGATCATGAATCTAATTTAAGAAGAAAAAATGAGTCTGGTTACTAAAGTTACCAGAAAGTCTATGGTAATTAGACCTTCTGGTAGATCTACAGATTTTATTTCACCAAGTTTTGGACACGGCTGTCTTTACAATTGTAACTACTGTTATATGAAAAGACACAAACCTGAAGGATTAAACATAGCAAAGAATTATACAGATATATTATCTGAAATAAATTCACATGCTACTTTTGATACTACAGAAAAACCTAATCAAACTCATGATGAGTATATTACTTATGATATAAGTTGTAATGAAGATTTTGCATTACATTCTAAATATCATAAATGGAAAAAAATATTTGATTTTTTCCTAGAACACCCTAAAGCAATGGGATCATTTGCAACAAAGTATGTTAATAAAGACTTTCTTAATTATGATCCTAAAGGTAAAATTAGAGTTAGGTTCAGTCTTATGCCTGAAAAATGGAGAAAGATATTAGAGCCAAATACATCTACTACATTTGATAGAATTATGGCAATTGACTATTTTATAGAAGCTGGTTATGATGTTCATATAAACTTTAGTCCTGTTATAGTAAATAATGATTGGTTAAAAGAATACAAAGTTTTATTTGAAAACATTAATTATTCTGTAAATAATAAATACAAAGACAGAGTAAAAGCTGAAGTAATATTTCTTACTCATAATGAAAGTAGACACAAATATAATTTAGATAATAAATTACCTGGAGAAGATTTAATTTGGGATCCTGAAATACAGGAAACTAAAAAATCTCAATATGGTGGGAAAAATTTAAGATACAAACATGATTTCAAAGCAGAGTATATTAAACAATGGACAGAGGTTCATAATAATATTATACCCTGGAATACAATAAGATATATATTTTAGTTATGATAACACATTTTAAAGACAAACAATTAAAAAAACTTGTAGAAGATATAGCAAAAGAACATTATGATATAACTAGTGATTTAGGTTTATCTAATTTATCATATTTATGGTTTATGTACGCTAATGGATCTAAGAAAGGTGATTTTAAACCTTTTATATTTTTAGCCGAAGTTAATTTATTAGTTAGATTAAATTATCTAGATAATGAAGAAAAAAGAAACATAATAGGGTTAATGGTTAGTTCTGATGAAGATAACATATACATAGCAGGCTTATCTATCCTTGAATTAAGGAAACAAAGAATAAAAGATTTGGGAAAATATACTAAAGATAATAAACACTATGAGTTAGTAGATTATCATAAAGAAGTAATAAATACTGATGATTTTAAACATTAATAATAAAAATTATAATCTAAAATAAAAATGAGTAAAAAACTATACATAAAAAGAAGATGGATAAGACATCTAATAAAAGTAAGTAATAAACTCAGTTTTAGATCAAAATTATAAAAAAGTTAAAATATGGATAAACCTTGTTACAGTTGTCATGTTATAAAAGACACATCAGACATGGAAGAACTTGGAGTATGGGTGTGTAAAGATTGTTTAAAGAAAAAAAAGACAAAAAGTAAATGAGCAAGGGTAGAAAAAAAGGTAGTAAAAATAATGTAAGGAATGCTTCTAAAATAATTAAGAACTCTAAAACTAAGAAAATAGATAAAGAAAAAATTAAAAAGTTAATAGAGTTAGCAAATGCTATTATTATTCCAGCATCTGAAATCTTACCTGAAACTTATAAAAAAAATATAAAATATGAGAGATAAACTAATCATTATAATAGAAAAACATGGTCTATGGTTCTTTGCTTTATGGTGTGTATTTTTAGTAATTGCTTTAACGAGTTGTTCAGAAAGATTTCAAAATTCAGATCAAAGATTAGAGAAAAGAAATAATGCTGAGGTAATTAATGCAAAGATTTATAAAACTGAGATTCATTCAGACATTATAGAAACATTTGAAATGGATGGCTATAAAGTTATATTATGGCATAACGGATATGGTAGTGATATGGAAGTTATTCCAATTGAAAATTCTACAATTAATAGTAATTGCTTTAACAAGCTAAACCAAAACAAAGATGGTGAGTAAAGAATTTATACCATATGAAGAAGCATTAGCTTTGAAAGAGTTAGGATTTAATGAAAAAGAATGTTTGGGATTTTGGAGTAAAATTCACGGGTTGTTCATTACCAAAACAACAGGTGAGTTAAATGAAAATGCTGGTGAATGTAAAGCACCACTATACCAACAAGCATTTAGATGGTTTAGAGAAAAACATAGTCTATTTCATGTTATCACAATAGCAGATCTTGGAAAATATGAGACAGGTGATCCTGACTTTCAGTGTGCTATTTATAGTAAAGATCCTGTAGTAATTACAAATATAGATACTTGTAATACATATGAAGAAGCAGAACTTGAATGTCTTAGAAAACTAATTGAAATTGTAAACCAAAACAAAGATGGGTAAAGAAACATTATTAGAGTTTAGATTAAGATTAAATAAAGACGTACCAGCGTATCACCAAAAGGGTTATGAAGATACTTTCTATATTAGTATTGAAAGTTTAGCAAGAGTACCAATAGATAACCACTGGGATATTATTAGTGTGATGGGTAAACTAATTCTAAAAAGAAAATTAAAAAATTTGTATATAGAAATCCAAAATTACAAGGGGTATGATTGTGGGCATAAAATGATGTTAATTATTAGTAGTGACTACTATAATTTAGTAAAGTCATTTAATGACGTAGCAGATAAACTGTCTAAAATGGATAAAGACTGTCCTAAATTTAGATTTGAATTAGAAGATAGAACTGCTGATATTGATGAAGATATGCCAGGAGAATTTGTAAAAATAAAAGAAGATGAGTAAATTATATTTAACAGCAAATAAAGAAGAGTTATTAAAAAAATATCCTAAAATGACACTTAAAGAATTGTATAAAAATAAAATGATACAGGATAAACCATTTATAGAACAAACAGGTAAACCAATAAAACCAAAATAAAGATGAGTGAATTAATAAGTCTTTGTTGTAATGAGGAATTAATTTTAGTTGCATCTATTGATACAAGAAGATTATATAAATGTAGTAAATGCAAAAACTACACAAAACCAAAACAAAGATGACTGAATATAAAACAGTATTTAAATTTAACATATTGGGTTATAAAATAAGGATCTATAAAAAAAGATATAAAGATGGCTGATAAAGATGTTATAAAAATGTGGACTGATAAAGACATGTTAGATTTTGCACGTATTTCTACTGAAGGTCCTTACGGTGACTATAGTGGTTGCAGAACAATAGAAAGTAAGTTAAGTAGGTATAAAAAAATACAGAAAGAAATGATTAACAGTGGTAAAGAATGGAATTGGATGGATAATTATCCTAATAACTATCTTAAGTTAAAAAAAGAAAAAAAAGAAAAGGAGATAGTTGAACTAGCAGAAGAGATTAGTTTTAGACTATTAGCTACAAAAAAACATCCAGAACATAAATGGCTAATTAAAAAATTAAGTAAGGTTATTAAATCATTAGAAGATAAATAGAAGAACACAAAGAAAAAAAGCTTACTTATTTGCTTGCATTAGTTTATTTTTGAAGATTATTATAATGTATTTAATTTTAACTAGATAGTATGGATGAAATAAAAATAGAAATTCAAATTAAACAATTAAAAAGTAAACTAACAGGAAATTTACTTATTGACTCAGAAATTCATCAAGAAATTTATGAGCTAAAGAAAATTTTAAATCCTAAAATTGTTGAACAACCCGAGCTAGATGATGATGAATGTCTTTCATGTGGTTCATAATATTTAAAGTATGAGTAAAAATCAGAAATCAAGTAATAAACAATATAATGAGCATGGTAGAGAATATGCTCCATATAATGATGATATTATTATTGCACATTTAAATGGAATGTCAGATTTAGAAATAGCTAATGTTTTAGAGAGAAAAGTAAAAAATCTTTCTAAACAAAGAACAAGAGTAATTCGTGATTTTGTATTAAATAATATAAGATCAATGAACTATTTTGTTTGGATGGCACATAAGCATAAGTTGGAAAATGATTTATTAATTGAAAAATTAAATGCTGTTGGAATTAAAATTGAAGTTGAAGTTTGTGATAAAGATATATCAGATGATATTAAAAATAATTTTAATACTGTTTCAAATGGTAAAAAAATTAAAGATCCAAAATGGGAAGTATAGCAGAAACAGATTTAATTAAACTTGGCTTTGAAAAAATCATAGTTAAGAATGAAGAAAGTCAAAACGGTTTTGATTACTATTATTATATTAAAGAGGTTTGTAAAAATGTCTTACTACATAGTACAGATAGTAAGGATGTTAAAAATGATAACTGGGAACTTAAATGTTATGAGATCCCTAGTATTAAAATTTCTAATATTTATAATTTTAATCAATTTATAGAAGTGTTGAACAATATAATTTGTTAATAATGTTTAGTGGAAAATTTATAAAGAAAGACGGTAAAATTGTATATGATTCCCCAAAAGATAAATTATCCTATGAGATTTTTATAGGTAAGTTAAAAGAGGGTCAAAAAGTTGAAATGTATATAGATTTGGCTAGTTCAGATAAAAGTACAGCACAACTTGCAAAAGTACATGCGTGTATTAGAGAATTAGCAAAAGAATCTGGTAATACATTTGACGATATGAAAAATATTATAAAGAAAGAAGCAGGATTTGAAGATAAATCTTTTGCTGACTGTAGTAAAGATGAATTAATGTTTGCTATTGAAGCTTGTATAGATTTAGGTAAAAATTATTTTAATCTAAACCTTCATTAGATTCAAGTTTAGGTTCTTCATATCCTTCATCACCAGGTTGAAGAACTTCTTTTTCTATAAATAAGTTATTTTCAGTAGCTTGTTTTTCTATTTCAGCTAGTAAAAGAACAATAGTATAAAATGCTCGTTGATCATCATCAAGATTTTCATATTTATCATTCATGATTTTCTTAAAATACTCATCACCATTTTCTTTATCTGGAATATTCATTCCTTTTAATATTGTGTAAGATGCTGCTTTTGCCATCATATAGTAACTTTTATTTACTTTTACGTCAAGCATTGCATCATCTTTTAACTCTTTTACTTTTATCATAATAATGAATTTTAACAAAAATAATAAAAATATGCAATTAGAAGAAATTAAACTTAAATTGTTTGAAAAATTAAAACCTAGTGGGTGGGATAGAGTATTTAAATCTTTTATATTTAGTAGTGACTTTGACAACATAATTAAAAAATTATGGGATCTCAGTCAATCAGATAAAAGATTTACTCCTCCATTAAAACAAGTCTTTAGAGCATTTGAAGAATGTCCTTATAATGATTTAAAAGTTGTTATGATAGGACAAGATCCCTACCCTCAATTAGGAGTTGCAGATGGTATAGCTTTTTCTTGTTCTAATACAGGAAAAGAAAAACCATCTTTAAGATATATTTTTAAAGCAGTTGAAGACACTGTTTATCCTGGTGAAGGTCATTCTTGGGATCCAGATCTTAAAAGATGGTCTAATCAAGGTATTCTTATGTTAAACACAGCGTTAACAGTTGAGGTAGGTAAAATAGGTAGTCATTATGATATATGGAAACCTTTTACTGCTTATTTACTTGATTGGTTAACTAATTATAATACTGGATTAATTTATGCCTATATGGGAAAAAAAGCTGAAGAATGGTCTGAACTTACTAATGACAATAATCATAAGTTTTTTGTTAAACATCCTGCTTCTGCTGCTTATAACGGGTCTAAGTGGGATTGTGATAATCTATTTACTAAAGTATCTAGCTTATCGAATAAATTAAATGGAGAACCTATAATTTGGTAATTATGAATGAAATATTTAATTTATTGATTAAAGAGAATTTAACACCAAATTCTTTTTATATTTTATATTGTATAAAAGAAAATATAGTACCCTCTAAAATAGTATCTAAAGAGCTAGAATGTAAGAGGTTAAGTAATCAAGAATGGATTGATGATAATTTGGAATTGACTACGAAAAGTATTATTTTTATGACTAAGATTGATGCTTACTTTAAGAAATCTAAGAAGAAAACTTCTAAAATTTTAATGGGTGATAATTTCATGCAGAATATAGATGCATATGTAAAATTATTCCCTAATAAAAAGTTATCATCTGGTAAATATGCAAGAGTACCTGCTAAAAGTTTGGAAAATGCTTTTAGATGGTTCTTTGAGAATTATGAATATGATTGGCAAACTATATTTTCTGCAACTCAGAAGTATATTGGTGAATATGAAACTAAGAATTATGATTATATGAGGACATCTCGTTACTTTATTAGAAAACAGAATGTGGATAAATCTTGGGACTCTGATCTAGCTGTCTATTGTGAGTATTTAAATGATGCTCCTGAAAATGATGAAAACCCTTTTGAAGAATTAATTATATAAACAAATTAATATGCCAAAACTCTTTGATGGTGCTAAGCACTTATTACCAGTTAGTGAAAGAGAGAGTCTAGAAAAAGGTCTTATTAAAATGAAAGCAAGAAGAGAAGGTAAACTACCTTCTTTAATAAGTTCTTGGCCTAAATTTAATGATGCTTTTTGTGATGGACTTGAATGGAAAACAATTACTGTAGTGGGTGCAAGACCTGGTACTGGTAAAACACTTTTTATGGACCAATTAGTTTCAGATATTGTTAAGATAAACACTAATCAAGTGTTTAGAATTCTTAAGTTCCAAATGGAAATGGTAGATGAAACTAGTGCTATAAGAAAGTTTGGTCTGATTACAGGTGCTGATTATAATACATTAATGAGTAAAGATGGAAAATTAGTTGATAGAGGTATTTATGACAAGTGTGTAGATTATTATAAAGAAAGTTCTAGGAATGATATTATAAATGTAATCTATGATGTATGTACTGTTAAAGAGATGTGCGCTTCAATTCATTATGAATTTGAAAGACATAAAAAATCTAATGGTGCATATCAGAACATGCTAGTTACAATAGATCATTCAGCTTTATTTGCTGTAGACTTTGGTCAGAAAGATAAATTTGCAATGTTAAATGCATTAGGAGAAGCATTGACTATGATGAAGAAAAACTATCCTGTTGCTTTTGTAGTATTAAGTCAATTAAATAGGAATATTGATGATCCCAAAAGACAGATAGAAGGTACGTATGGAAACTATGTTTTAGATTCTGATATTTATGGTTCAGATGCTTTATTACAACATGCAGATATAGTAATGGGGATAAATAAACCTTCTATAAGAAAAATAAGAAAGTATGGACCTGAAAAATTTATCATTGAAGACCCTGATACTTTAGTGTTTCATTTCTTAAAATCACGTAATGGTCTTATTAGAACTAGTTTTTTCAAATTAGATAGAACTACAATGAGAATAGAAGAAATGAATACTCCAGGTAGAGAAACAATAAAAACAATGAACCAATACTAAATACTATGAAATGAGTAAAAGAAAAGAAAAAGAAAGAGAATTTTATACACAACATATGGATGCTTTTAAAGCAATAGGTATTGCTGATCCATTTTTTACTATTAAAACAGCCTTTTTTAAGAAAGGTAAATATGGTAGACAATGTCAATTTTTTGAATGGGAATTGAAAAAAGAAGAGGATATATATATTGAGTTCTATGATAATGTTTATGATGATAATGGGAAGAGTACAGATATGATCCCCATGAATGATGATAGACAGTTATTTAAGCTAAAGTATAATCCGTACTATAATGAAGAATATGATTGCATTGAACAATATGATTCTAAAGGTAATCCAGATAAGAAGTTTCTGGTACCCGTAAATGAAATGTCAGTAGTATTAAGAAGTGGGCAAGAAATTAGTCATAGCTTATATGAAAAAAGAAAAGAAGATGCTAAATCAGAAATTCCTGAACTACAAAAATCTACTACATTGTTTCCTGATTTTGAAGAAGAGTTTCCATCTAATAAAGTAATAAATGATGATGAATTTAAAAAAGCTTTAATAGATTTTGCACATAATTTGAAAAATGCAAGTGATGAATTAATAAAAAGAATATCATGAGTACAATAGTATTACCAACAAAAAAAGTAAAAGCTGAAAGAGTAAATCCAAAAAGATTATTAGTTTATTCTAAGCCTAAAACAGGTAAGACAACTGCATTTGCAGGTCTTAAGGATAATTTAATTTTGGATTTAGAAAATGGTGCTGAATATGTAGAAGCATTAAAAATAAAAATTACTGATCTGCAAGAACTATTAGATACTGGTAAAGCAATTAAAGAAGCTGATAAACCATATAAATATGTAACTGTAGATACTGTAACAGCATTGGAAGAAATGATAATGCCTTTAGCAATAAAACAATATAAACAAACTCCCATGGGTAAAAACTATAGTGGAGATAATTTAACTACCTTAGCAAATGGTGCAGGATATTTATATATCCGTCAAGCATTTTTTCAAGTTTTAGATTTTATTGATACTTTAGCACCCACAATTATTTTATCTGGACACATCAAAGACAAAGTTGTTGATGATAAAGGAGAAATGGTTATGTCTGCTAATATTGATCTTACAGGTAAAATTAAATCTTTAATTTGTGCCAATTCAGATGCAATAGGGTATATGTATAGAAAGGGTAACCAAACTATTATGTCTTTTAAGACTAATGATGAAGTTACGTGCGGAGCTCGTCCAGAACACTTACGTAATGAAGAAATAGTAATTACCGAAATGATTGATGGTGTTATAAAAACATCATGGGATAAAGTTTTTGTTTAATAATTAAAAAAAAAGAAAAAAGTATGGCTTTAAGTACAGAAGACTTGGGAACTGGATCTGGATCTGGTTTACCAAAAACAATTAGTCCAGGAAATAACATTTTAAAAATTAATAGCATTACACTAGATGTATTTAAATTTATTGATAATGCTTATCATTTAATGTTACATGTAGAAACTAAACCTATTGATGGGTTTGATGGTTTTTCTATTGATCGTAATAATCCAGATGCAGGAAATTATTCTGGACAAATTGGTAGAGTAAAAGCTAGTCAATATGCATTTGCAGATGGTGAAACTAAATCTGGGATTAAAATCCAAAGAGATAGATCTATTCTAATATTCCTACAAAATCTTTGTAAGAATTTAGGTATAAATGATTGGATGGCTAATCAGCATAATGAGCATGAAACAATTGAAGATTTTGTTAAAGCGTTTAATGATGAAGCACCATTTAAAGATAAATATCTTGAATACTGTGTGGCAGGTAAAGAATATGTAGGTAAAACAGGTTATACTAATTATGACATGTGGTTACCAAAAGCACAAAATGGAAAGTATGCATTTGGTCAAGTTGAAAATGGTAAAGTTATTACCTATGATGAGAATACTCATTTAAAAAAACTTGAAAATAAACCAGTAGAAAGTTTTGGGGATGACTTTTCTAAAAAGAAATCTAATAAAGATTTTTCTCTAGACTAATAAATTAAGTATAGAGGGGAATCATATGGTTCCCCTCAACTTTTAAAATTTAGTCTATGATTTCAACAAAAATAATTATTAATGACCTTAATCAAATACCTAGAGAATGGGTGTTTGAATTTTATTTAAATCTTACTGAAAGACTTTCTGGTCAGAGTTTAAAGATTAAATCTGTATTTAGTAGTAAAGATAAAGTACCTTCTATGTGTATCTATATTGATAACAATGGAAGATATAAATTTAAAGATTTTTCATCAGGATATGGTGGGGACGGTTTAAATTTAGTTATGCATTTATTCAACCTAGAAAATAGAGGTAGAGCTTCTTTTAAGGTAATGGATGATTATAACGAGTATATTTCTAATAATACTTATGTACCTCTTGAATATAAACCTGAAAGTAAATATGCAATTTCTGATTATGAAATTAGACACTGGACAACATTAGATAAATCTTATTGGCAGATTTATAAATTAAATTCTACTGTTTTAGGTAATTATAATGTTCATCCGTTGTCTTTCTATAAAATGATTAAAGAAGATGAAGGTAGAATATTAGACTCCTTTAGTATAAAAGGTAATTTTATTTATGGATATTTTAGAGAAGATGGTTCTTTATATAAGATCTATACTCCTAAAAATAAAGACAACAAGTTTATTAAAGTTTCTGATTATATACAAGGTAGTGATCAAATAAAATTTGATTTTAAATATCTTATAATACTTTCATCACTGAAAGATTTAATGTGTTTTAAATTATTGCAAATTGGTAATACTGAATGTATTGCTCCAGATAGTGAGAATAGTATAATCCCTACTAATTTTATGAAAACTTATTTAGATAAGTTTAGTAAAATTATTGTATTGTTTGATAATGATGAGCCTGGTATTAAATCAGCCAAAAAATATCAAAAACAATATAAGATAGATTATATAAATCTAGAATTATCAAAAGATCTTTCAGATTCTATAAAAGATCATGGTATAGATAAAGTTAGATCAGAAGTATTTCAATTACTAAAAAATAAATTATGAGTTGGTTGTATAAAGCAGTAGAATTTACTGATGAAATGATTCCTGAAGAAGCTATAGGTTTTGTATATGAGATGGAAGCAATTGTTGATGGTAAACCTGTACGTTATATAGGTAAAAAAAACTTTTTTAGTAATAGAAAGAAAAAATTTGGTAAAAAGAAATTAGCTGCTGTTAAAGATAAACGTAGTAAAAAGTATGAAATAATTACCAAGTTAAGTTATCAAAACTATTATAGTAGTAATAAAGTTTTACAAGATGCACATAAAGCAGGAGTCCCGATAAAAAGATATATAGTAAGAATATGTTTTTCTAAAACAGAATTAACATATTATGAAACTAAATTTCAATTTCAAAGGGAAGTCTTAGAAAAAGAAGAATACCTAAATGGAAACATATTAGGTAAATTTTACAAATTTAAATCATAAAAAGTTATGGAAAAAAAGGTTATAGAAGAAACAGATATTATGGCAATCCTATTTGAACTTCATCAAGCAGGTGTTACAGGAGTAAATATATATTATGAAGGTAGTGGGGATAGTGGTTGTATTGAATCTGCAGTGTTTACAAAAAATAAATTAAGTGATGTTGAAGATACGGCATTTGATGAAATAACTCAAATAGATGCGTGGGATGGTGCAGGAAGTTTAGGTAAAGTATTTCCAGAGATATATGTAAAATTAGAAGAATTTGTTACTGATTGTATCTTAGATGATATTGAAGATTGGTGGAACAATGATGGTGGGTATGGTACTTTATGTATAATAGTTCCTTCTGGTAAATATAAAGTATATAATAGTATACGTTATACTAAAACAGAAGACTATTACCATGAAGGTGAGCTACTTGAAAAAACAAACTAATTATGGCACATCCTAACATACATGCTAAATCCTCTGTAAAAAAATGGGGTGGTAAACCTGAAGATTATATTCATATACACGAATGGTTTGATGCAACTAAAGCCTGGATAGGTCATAGTAAGCATAGAATGTTTAGACATCATTCAGAAGGTATATTTGAATGTGAAGAATATTTTGGTAAATCATTTACAAATTCAGATGGTAAAACTGTATATACAAGATATGTTGGGGAACAACATGTAAAAGAAGACTGTAATAACTACATACCTTCTGCAAAAGAATGGGTAGATAATATTAATGAACCTGTTAAATGGATGGTTAAAACACTAAAAATTGAAGATTAATGATTTTTGACAAAGAAGAAACAAGAAATATTTTAAATATGTTAAGATCTCCAGATAAGGAGAATCATACAATTGCATTTGAAACATTAAAAAATGCTGATTTTAATAAATACATGGGAGAGTTAATTGTGATATACAAGTATAGTGGTCATTTACTTGAGTATTGGCAAGAAGGCTGTCTTGATGCATATAAAATTTTAATTAATACCGTACCTGATCATTCATTAACAAGTCCTAAAACGTTAAGTCTTGTTAAAGAAATGAAAGGTTCTTCTACTGCAGTAGAAGTTTTTATGGAATATTTTATTAAAGATATGACTAAAATGTTACATGCAATTGGATATCCAACTGATGCGTTTGAAGTTAATATAAAATTAAAAGAAAATGAATAAACAAAGAAGTTTAAGTAAAGTTAGTAAAGATTTAATGCTTAAAGAACCTTATTATGGGTTCTTTCTTATTATGCTTAATAAAGTATGGAGTAATAATCTTCCTACAGCAGGTGTAAGTAAACAAAATATAAATTTTCAACTTGCAATTAACCCTGAATTTTGGGAAAGTTTATCTGAAAATCATATGATGGGTTTATTAAAACATGAACTACTTCATATTGCTTTTAATCATCTTACTACATTTAGTATGTTTCAAGATAAAAAACTTGCTAATATAGCAATGGACATGGAGATCAATCAATATATTGATAAAGACTATTTACCTGAAGGTGGTATTGATATAGATACTTATTCACCTGAATTAGATCTTGATAGACGTGCTGGTAGTAGATATTATTATGATAAACTAAAACAATTCCAAGATAAAAAAGATCAAAATGGTAGTTGTGGTTGTGAAGATATGGATGGTTTATTAGATGATGTAAAAAATGGTAAAGGTCCTGATCATAGTACTTGGGAAGAATTTGAAGACTTACCAGAAGCTGAGAAAAAGTTAATTGAAAAACAATTACAAAAAGTTCTTAGTGATGCTAAAGAACAAACTATTAAAAAACAAGGCAATATTCCAGGTGAAATGCAAGGTAGAATTATTGTAGAAGAAATAATTCCACCCAAATTTGATTGGAGAGGGTTTATTAGGAGGTTTACAGGTGTAAGTACCAAAGTTTTTACTAAAAAGATTAGAAGAAAAGAGAATCGTAGATTTGACGATAATCCTGGTCTTAAAGTAAAAATGAGACAGCATATGTTATTAGGTATTGATACTTCAGGATCTGTAAGTAATAATGAACTTAAAGAATTTATGAATGAAATTCATCATATTTATAAATGTGGTGTGGACATAACCATAGTTCAATGCGATACTCAAATTAAATCAATTGAACCTTACAAAGGTAAAAATGATTTAGAAGTATTAGGTAGAGGAGGGACTTATTTTGACCCTGTTTTAGAATATTTTAATGCTAATCTAGGCAAGTATACAAGTCTTGTATATTTTACTGATGGTGAAGCAACTGCATATGTAAAACCTAGAGGTCATGTGTTATGGGTTCTATCCGAGCAATCTTATTTAAATGAAGATTTACCAGGTAAAGTAATAAAATTAGAATTATGATTTGTTGTATATGTGATAATGAATTTGACCAATATGAAGAAACAACTATTGGTCAAATGACAGTTAGAAATAAAGGTGGACATAATCCTTCTCCTGTTAAAGAAGAAGGAAGATGTTGCACAAAATGTAATTTTGAAGTAGTCATTCCAAAAAGACTAGAAGTAATAACTAATACAGAAAAATAATAAAATGAGTGATCAAACACAATTAAACGTAGGAGAATTAAAAGACTTTATTAAACACATGGTTAAGAATAACCAGCAAATACAAGCTGAAGGTAAAGTTCCTGTAGCTATTAATATTGAAGGTGATGCGGGTCTTGGTAAGACTTCTGCTATTATGCAACTTGGTAATGAATTAGAAATGCAAGTTGTAAAGTTGAATTTATCACAGTTAGAAGAATTAGGTGACCTTGTTGGTTTTCCTGTAAAAGAATTTCAAATTCAAAATAAAGAAGGTCAAACTACTTGGATCAATGAATCTCAAATAAATGCGGCAAGTACAAAAGGTTACAAAGTAATTAGTAAAAGAATGTCTCATGCAGCACCTGAATGGATTGAAGGTAAAGGTGAAGGTGGGTTTTTAATTCTTGATGATTATACTCGTGCTGATGCAAGATTTATGCAAGCAACTATGGAAATCTTAGATAGACAAGAATATGTCTCTTGGAAACTTCCAAAGAACTGGCATGTAATCTTAACTACTAATCCAGATAACGGAGACTATAATGTAACAAGTCTTGATGTAGCTCAGAAGACTAGATTTATATCTGTAGAGTTAAAATATGATGCTGAAATTTGGGCTAAGTGGGCAGAGCATGCAAGTATTGATGGTAGATGTATAAACTTTATGTTAATGCATCCAGAATTAGTTACTCAAAGAGTAAATCCAAGATCTATTACTACATTTTTTAATGCAATTAGTTCTGTTGGGAAGTTTGATGAAGAACTCCCTCTTATTCAAATGATCGGTGAAGGTTCTGTTGGTGTTGATTTTAGTTCAATCTTTACTAGCTTTATTAATAATAAGCTAGATAAGATTATTGGTCCTAAAGACATCCTGGAAAAAGATGAACAATATGTATTAAATACATTAGTATCTGCTGTGGGTAAAGATGATGCATTTAGAGCTGATATTTCTAGTGTTATTGCTACCCGTGTAATTAACTATTCTTTAACTTTAGCTGAGAAAGGTTCAATAGGAAAAGACGTAATTGATAGATTAGCATTACTTTCTACAGAATCTGAGTCTTTTACAGATGATCTAAAATACTATATGATTAAAGAAATAGTAAACGGAAACAAATCTAAATTCCAGAAATTGATGATGAATCAAAAGGTGGTGAAGATGGCTGTAAAGTAAATCAACCATAGAAGGTTACCACTTTAAAGAATCAAAATTATAATTAAAAACTAAGATAAAGGGGGGTAATTCCCCCTTTATTTATTAATAAATAAAAATGACAAAAGCTTTTAAATTATCTATATCATGTGATTCAGATCTTAACTCTGTTGATTGGATTGAATGTAACACATTTATTATTGAGGATGATAATAAAAACATACTCGATATATCTGAAAAAGAATATATTCCTACAAAAGGAGACAAGTTTTATTTCTTACCTGGTGTAAGTATACCAAGAGTAAAACTGAAGGATTTAACAAAGGATTATGGTATAAAAAGTACCAGATTATTAAAAGATGCAACGCATATATTTGCAGGTAGAAGTACTACAAATAAAGTTTGTGAAAGACTATGGTCATATAGAATACCTACATCAGCAATTGAAATGTTATACAATCATCTAAAAGAAAAAGAACTTGATAAGTATTACTTAGAAAAACTTGAAACTGCATTATTATATAATGAACATGACTTTGTATATATAGATTATAGTGTAGCTGGAATATTTAGAAATAATCAAACTGAAATTTTTGAAACGATTCGTGAAACACCAGAAATATTGAATCTTTTAAAAGGTAGTGATTACATAACTACAATAGACTCTGATTATGTAGAAGATTTACTTGAAATAGAATCTTTGCAAATACCTATTCTAGATGAATCAGAACTATTAAAACATATAAATGGTGAAGATGCTACTACTATAGATGAGGATGTGTATTCACAACTTAAAACTATGTTTGATAGTAGTGATACTGATAATCATATATTAGCAATGGAAATTCTAGCAAATTCAAATTACATAGATAGTTTGATGTATATAGAAATGTTATTTAAAACTCATGCGTTTTGTATGGAAGGATCTAGAACTAAAAATCATGTGAATTTTAAAGGTTTATTAGCATTTTTAGGTAAAGATAGAAGTAATATGAGTACATCAATAGATGACATCGTAAATTCTTTACGTCTTAATAATGTATTAACTATAGATAAGTTAAAGTATTTATTAAATGAATATTCTGATGAAATATCTAACGGGGGTAGTACAGAGGTGTTTAAAATTAAAACAATAACTGTTAATGAAGATATACTAAAAGAAATAGATCATAATTTTAAGTATAAATTAATTGATGATTATGTTTCTGAAAATAGTGCTGAATTATTTGATGAAAATGCAGAGTATCATAAACTTCAGCCTGAAAATGAAGATGAGATCCTAGAAGAGGTAATTGAAAATAACACTAATGAAGATACTATAGATCCATTAGACGTTAATCAAGATACAGTAGACATAATAGAAGTTAATGAAATTACAGGACCGTCCCTGGAAACAAATACAAATAATGATGAACAAAACTTTGATTGGTTCTGAAGAGCTCGACAAGTTCTATAAAGATAAATTTTATTTTAGTTATAGTGGTTTAAATAAACTACTATACTCCCCTACATTGTTTTATACTCATTATATACTCAGAGAAAGAGAAGATAGTGTTGACCCCCACCTCGTAGGAGGTAGGGTCTTACACTGTTTACTATTTGAGCCTGATAAATATGATGAAAACTTTATTTCCTTAAATGGAAAACTGCCAACTGATAGCCAAAGAAAAATTATTGATAATATTTTTAGAAATTACTTAAATATTGAAAATAATTATTTACTTTTGGAAGACTACTCACAAGATATACTTACAGAATTACTTTACGCAAATCTTTATCAATCATTAAAAGATACCAAAGATGGTACTGGTGATGAGAAACGTTTAAAAAAGATTCTTACACAAGAAAATAAAGAATACTTTAAATTTCTTATAAATAGTCAAGGTAAAACTATAGTAGATCAGCCAACTTTAGATAGTTCTAAAGAACGGGTTGAGATACTAAAAAATAATAGTGATGTAAGAGCATTACTACAACTTGACAAAACTACAGAAGATACTCATATAGAAGTTTATAATGAACTATTTCATAAAATGGATCACGAAAAGTTACCTTTTGGTTTACACGGTGTTCTAGATAATGTTGTAGTTGACTCAGATTCTAAGACAATATTTATTAATGACTTAAAAACAACTGGTAAATCAATTGGAGATTTTGCTGATGCTGTTGAATATTACAAATATTGGATACAAGGTGCTATATATTTTATATTAGCAGGCAACAAATTTTTAAAAGATTTACCAAACCCTGACACTTGGAATATACAGGTTACGTTTATTGTAATAGATAAATATAATTTAGTGTACCCTTTTCAAGTTTCAGAAGAAACTATGAGTGTATGGAATACAAATTTTCTTGAAATTATTAATATTGCCACATGGCATTATGATAACAAAAGATATGATCTTCCATATGAATTAGCAAAAGGTAACTTTAAATTGTAAAATAAACTATGGCTTTAACTTCTATTTATAGTAAATACTTTCAAAAGTCAAAAGTGTTTTTATATCCACTTTTAGGCATTAAACGAGGTTTAAGTGTTGTTCCCAAAGAAACATATATAGCTTGGGAAGGGCACTACAAACCTGAAGATATGAAACTAATATGTGTTTATGATTATAGAAAAGATGAAGAATATCAAAAGATTGAAAAGAATCTTCTTTTAGAACACAATAGATTATCTGATTATAAAAGAGTTAAAAAAGAAGCTATTATTGTATTTGATTTTTCTGATTTAGATGACAACTGGTTTCATTTTATAAATGGTAAGTTTAGTCAGATAGAAATAAAAGTCAAACAGAAAATTTTAGGATTTTTTGATGTACATGGTGGAAATTATGCTTATATGCATAGTTATTTAATACCTGAAAAATATTATGATAATTATTCAGAAATTTTAGGTATAGACACTGAAGTATTAAAAGAAGTTGTAGAATTATGTGACAAACCAAACATTAATAAGGAAACATTGATTTTAGATATTGCTGATTTAAATAACATACAAGAAAATAATTTGTTAAATTTGACAAAACCAAAAGAAAATGAGTAAATCAATGATGCTAGTAAAATCATCTTGGCAAGATGATGAGACATTTAAACTAATGCCTATCACCGAATCATGTCCATATGTAGAATGTATTTTTGATCCACAATCAAAAGTTTTTGTGGTAATATCAAAAATTGTAAAGTCAAGTCTACACATGCTACCTAAGTTAGATGATTATGGTCAACCAATGAGTGGTGCAAAAGGCGGCAAACAAACAAGAAATAAAATAGATGTATTTCAAGAATTTTATATTGGAGATACAGAAGCAATAGAAGAAATAATTAATTTATTTGCAATAAATTCAGAAAAATTTGATTATAAGTCTTTTATGAAAAAAAAGAAAATAACAGAAAAAAAGTAACTATTTACAGATATAGTGAAAGAGAGGGTAAATTACATACCCTCTCTTTTTTTCACTAAAATTGGGGGAACAGCTTAACTGAACAAATCTTATGAGAACACATTGGGTAATGGACTATGAAACTATGGCCAATTTATATGTAGCCGTGTTTCAAGATTATGTTTCTAACGAAACACACATTTTCAAAATACATTCTTCTTTATATAACGATATCAAACCTTTAATAAAGTTTCTTAAAAGAAATAAAAGTCTTAAAGAGAAACATATATCTTTTAATGGATTATCATTTGACTCTCAGATAACTGAGTTTATTATGAGAAATTCTAATAGATTAATTAAAATGGATCAAGCAGATATTGTTGATGAGATTTATGCAACTGCACAAGAAACAATAGAACTAAGTAATAGTGGTGAGTTTTCTAAGTATCCTGAATGGAAATTAAGTATTGATCAAATTGACGTATTTAAAATTAATCACTGGGATAACCGTAATAAAAGAACAAGTTTAAAATGGACTCAGTTTAGTATGGATTGGCCCAACTTACAAGACATGCCAATTCATCATACTACTAAAGTGACTACTATTGAAGAGATAGATATGATTACTGACTATTGTATAAATGATGTAGAATCAACTAAAAAGATTTTACATTTATCTAAACCCCTAATTAATGTAAGAAGAAAAATTAAAGAAAAGTATGGTCTTGAATGTATGAATTTTTCTAATACTAAACTTGGATCACAATTATTATTAGGACTTTATTGTAATGCAACAGAACGTGAGAAAAGAGAAGTAAAAGATTTAAGGACATATAGAAATGGCATTCCTATAAAAGATATTTTATTTGATTATATATCATTTCAAACTGCACCTTTTCAAACTTTTCTAGAAAAATTAAAAAATAAAACAATTTACAATACTAAAAGTGACTTTAAATTTAAACTTAAATTCAAAGGATATGATTTTTATTATGGTGCGGGTGGTATTCACCAATGCATTAAACCAGATAAATACCTTGCTGAAGGTGATATTATAATTAAAGACTTAGATGTTGCATCACTATATCCTAGTATTGCTTGTATGAATAACATGTCTCCTGCTCATTTAGGAGATGAGTTTTTTCAAGTTTATAAAAAAGATATTGTTGATGTCAGACTTGCAGAAAAACAAAAATCTAAAGAAGACAGAGATGTTGCTATTATTGAAGGATTTAAAGAAGCCGCTAATGCATCTTATGGTAATAGTAATAGTGAATATTCTTGGTTATTTGATCCTCAATATACTATGCAAACAACCATTAATGGTCAGTTGTTATTAAGTATGCTTGTTGAAGATATACTAATTAACATACCTGACTCAGTATTATTACAAACTAATACTGATGGTGCAACTTTCCAGTTTGATAAAAAATATATAGACAAATACAATCAGATTTGTAAATTATGGGAAGAGAAAACTAAATTAGTTCTTGAGTTTGCAGATTATTCTGCAATGTATATCTGGGATGTAAATAATTATATTAGTGTTTATACTAATGGAAATACCAAATGTAAAGGTAGATTTGAGTGGGAAGATTTACAAAATCATAAATACACTCACTTACATAAAAATAAAAGTCATCTAGTTGTAGCAAAAGCTATTTATAATTATTTTGTAAATGGACTTGATCCTGAAACTTATGTAAAAAAACACAATAATATTTATGATTTTTGCGCAGGTGTTAAAATTAAAGGAAACTGGACATTTTATAGATCTGCAATTGAAGAAAATAAACATGTATATGAATCTCTACAAAAAACTCTGAGGTATTATGTATCCAATAAAGGTTCTAAAATCTTAAAAATTAATAATAGTGATAAAAGAGAAATACAAGTAGAAGCGGGAAGATGGCAACAAACTATTTTTAATAATTACATAGAAAAGCCATTTGAAGAATATGATATAAATTATGATTATTATCTAGGAAATATAAAGAAAGAAATAGAAATCCTAGAACCTATATTTAAGCAATTAAAATTATTTTAACATGCCAAGAAAAATTGAAAATACAACAAAAGCACACTTAATTAGTGTGCCATTACCACAACATGGTGCTACTTATACTGTAATTAGTCATCAATTTGTTATGGATTATGCAGTTCAGCAGCTACAAACTGCTGGATTTACTATTTCAGATGCACAGTACAGATGTACTGCTGATGGACAGATTGCTCAAGGTATCTATAGATTAAGTTATAATCAAGATCCTGAGTTATCAATGATGTTTGCTTGGACAAACAGTTATAACAAACAAGTAAAATTTAAGTGTGTAGTTGGTGCTTATATAAATAACACAGGATCCGTGATGGTATCAGGTGATATTGGTAATTGGGTTAGAAAACATACAGGTACTGCAGACACTGAAACTAAAGATACTATAGATGATTATATTACTAATGCACATATGTATTATAATCAATTATTATCTGATAAAAAAGTTATGGAATCAATAGATCTTAATAGGAGAAAACAATCTCAATTATTAGGTGTGTTGTTTGCTGAATATGAAATCCTTACTACAGAACAAGCAAGTATGGTTAGAGACCAAATGAAAAAACCTTTACATGTATTTGCAAGCTCTGATAGTTTATGGGCATTTTATAATTATGTAACCGTAGCTCTTCAGAAATCTCATCCTAGAACTTGGATGGAAGATCAAAGAATTCTACATTTCTTTATATCTACAATTGGAAAATTTGAAACAATAGCACAGCCTCAAGTTTCACAACCTGTAACGACTCCTGTTATTGAAAATAATACAAATGAAGACACTGAAGAATTTGTAGACCCAAATCAAACATCAATTTTAGATCAGATTGATTCAGTAGATGTAGAAGAAGCTGACGAAGAAGTTGGTGAACTTATAGTTACTGGAGATGCTGTACTTGATACAGAAGAAAATGTAGTTGATCTTGATGCTGAAGAAGATGTTACATCTGATAACGATGATAATTGGGATTTAGAAAACCCCGTATATGATGAAGATCAGATTGCAGAACGTATCAGAGAAGATAAAGCAAGAGAACAAGAAGCTACAGAAGTTGTTGTTGAAGAAGCAACAGCAGAAGCTGATTTTAATGCTGATGTTGAAATGCAAGAGATAAAAACTGAAGAGGTTATTAAAGAAAAAATAACTGAAGATGAAGTTATAGATGAAAAATTTGCAATAAAAGATGATTTTAGTCTAGACTTCAATGAAGAAACTGATAGTGATCAGGATAACGTACCTGATTTCTTTTAGTGTGTAAATTAATGTTTCAAAGGGAGCCCTAACGGGTTCCCTTTTTTTTTTCAGTCCCAATTAAACTGTATACTTATTATTGTAAAGAATAATTCAAAAGTATGATAATTTTCTTCATCGTCAGGTTCTAAGTAACTCCAACCTAATAAACATCTTGAATGAGGCCATGTAATATGTATACGTATGTCATATCCCATTATTGTCCTAATCTAGTTTGTGATTTTATCATATTTTTTATAGTATATTCTGGATCTTCAGAAGAACCTGTACGTCCAAATACTTTACGGAACTTAGCCCATATTTTAAGGTCTCCTTTTTCTTTCCAACTCATTGTACCTACATCTCTCTTGTATCTATCCATCTCAGAAAAAGTTACAAAGTCTAAAACGTCCCCCATTATATCTGCATAAAGAACTATTGTATTATACCAAGCACTAGTTGTTTGTGTTATCATTTTAGTATAATCATCCATACCCAGGTTAAGACCTTTTATAGATGGTAGTGGAACAAATGCAGATGACTCAGCTTGAGCACCCAGTATTAGTAAAAGCATATGGTTAGATAAAAATCCATAAGTATTAAATGTATCTTGTCCATATGCACCTGATCTCTTTTTAATTTTATCCCATTTATCATCATCTTCTGGATCAAATCCAAATAACATTAAAGCAAGTAAACTTAATCCTATTACTGCCATTCCTTCCCCAGCCATTTTTCTTAGTGATACTTTTTCTTCTGTAGATAAGTAAGCTGCATTTCTACCTGCAGATTTTATTGTTTTAACTAAGGCCTGAAATGCTGTAACATAAAAACCTTTACCATATGATGTAGTTGCCCAATCATATCGTTCCCCTCCACGAGTCCATGTTGCAGTTTTAGAATCAAATCCAAATCTATTCATAAACATTGGAGTAAACCATTTTCTCATAAAGAAAAACATTTTATAAAGTAGTAACTTATTACCTTCAGCTTGTCCTATTGCATCATATGTACCAAATAGTTTACGTGATGTACCTTGAATTCTATTTTTTAATCCAAGAAATTTTTCTGACTTAGCAATAATTATTTCTTGACCATCTTCTAACTGTACAGCAGTTTTAATTCTATTTTTAGCTTTAAGTTCTTCTACAGGTATGTAATACTTTTTAGCTATCTCTTCTAAAGTTTCCCCTCTTTGATACTCATGAAATACTGGAAGATTACTCCACCCAGGATGTATCCCAGACTTTAATCTAATAATACCTTCCGCATCTTTTTCCCAAGCATCTATATATCTCATTGTTTTTTTAGTACCATCAGTAAGAAGTTGATCTATTTTTTGACCAAACATAAAGGCCCCAAATAGAGAAACAGACACTTGCATCTCACCAAATTTTCTGTGCATATACATCCACTCCCCATTAGCTAGATCTTTTATTAATGATCTTTCTATTTCTTTACCAAACTGATCTTTAGATTTAAATACAGGATCAAAAAATTGAATTAATTGAGTAGAGATGGCCCCTGGTCCAGTTTGATAAATTCCTTTAGTAGTCCACTCTAACATGGATTTTTCTGCCCAAGGTCTTGCAAGTGCAAAATCTTTAAGTGTAATAAATTCAGCTCCTAAACCTTCAATAAGAACTTGAACATATGCTCCATACTTGTTTTTTAAATCCGATGGGATATTAACCGCGAGAGATCCCATTGCAGATAAACCTTGCAAAGTTCCCATCATTTTACCAAACACAGGATGAGTTTCTTCAATACCTTCTACCAATCTACCAAAGTATTCTCTTTCTATTAAAGATTTAACTTGACCTAATCTATTGTTAGTAGAAAATTTCTTTTTAGCTTTTTGCAGCTGTCCTTTTAAGTTAAAGATACCTTTATCAAATTTTTCTAATTCTTTAGGAGCATTAGCTGGATCTTCTAATGTATCTAAGATAGAGTTAACAAGAGGTAAGCTTTCTAATAATTTAGATTGTGTTTGTACAGACAATGCATATCTAAATAATCCACTGAATGTATCTGCATCAGTAATTTCTTGATCTATATTATATATACCTGAAACAGGAACATAAGTAATTTGATTACCATCAAGATTAGTATTTACTAAGTTATTTTTAGCATCATAATTAAAATCTAATTCAGCATCCACTTTTGTTTTTACAAAAGATTGTCTAACCCATTCTTTTACATTTCTACCAAGCTCTCCAAATCTTTTACCATAAGTTCCTTTTTGCATAGCTTGCCAAATATCACCTCTTTTTAAAGCATATCTAGGCATATCTAAGTAAAGCTTACTATAATTACTTACACCTTCTTGATTAGCTAAATGATATTCTGTAATAGCATCAATTAATTTATATTCAGCGTTGTTAGCTGATTTCATCTGGAAGTATTTTTCATTTATAAACCTTCCATCTTTAGCACTATACTTTTGACCTGGTTGATATAATCTAGGTAACCATTGATTTTTATTATCTATATACTTACCTACATAATCTGCTTTTTTAGCACCAAATGGTATAGTTCTGTATTCATCTTTAACTTCATTTCTTGAATGTCTAATACCAGGAGCTCCTTTTAATAAAATTGGCTCACCTGTATTTTTATCAATGATTTCAGTAAACTTAATGTATTTTTCATCAGTTGGTGATGATACGTTATTTGCAGAGGTTCTTTTAAAATAACTTTCATATGCTTTAGTTTCTCTATTATACTTTTGTATTGTATAATGATTTATTTCAAACCACTCTCTAAGCTTTTGATCTTCTTCTAATAGTTCTTGAAACTCATCTCCATTAACTACATCTTCAACTTCATCTTCTGATACTTCTTCTATATCTAATCTTGATAAATTATAGTTTAATGCTTCCATGTAATATATAGTAGGAAGTTTCTCAGTCATTGATCCTAACTCAGCTATAATTTGATTCATTCTAGTAACATCCTGTCCAGATATACCAGTCTCTTCTACTTTATCAAGTAAATAAAAATATCTTTCTGCTTCAGGACTTCCACTTTCCAATGCACCGTCCGTGGCTTTTTGTGATAATCTATTAAACTCATCTGCATCATCTCTAGTTAATCCAGTTCTACTATCTATATTTGCTCTATAATCAGATATTTCTTGTTCTAGATCTCTAACTCTTTCAAGTCTATCATTACCCATATCAGAACTGTTTGGTTCTCCAGCTTGATCTTTATAAGTAAAAACTAAGTCTCCAATTATTTTATAAGCACCTGCTACATCAAACTGATTTCTACCAGTTTCTTGTATTCTTTCTTGTATTTCTCTAAGCTCAGTGAGAAGATCATTTTTCATTTCCCAATACTCAGGATCAATATCCATTCTTAGGTTTTGTCTTTCCCACATTTTCATTTCACGTTTATACTCTTTATCACCTGGAAGTATGTCTTTAGTAGCTAATAGATCTACAAATTCATTGTATGCACTTTGTAGCATTCCTTCCATAGGTCTCCGCTCATAAAATTCTTTTGTAGCTTCTCTGTGTTCTTGAAGTACATTTGCAATACTTAAATCATATATACCTTTAGCTTCATCATCTACTTTAGGTGTGCCATCTTCATATGTTAATGCAAATAATTGTTGGTACTCTCTAAATGCTGCTTTTATAGTTGAGTATTCTTGAAACCTTTCTAACTCATTTTCCATTGAGTTTACAAGGTTGTTATATGCAGCTAGTTTTTGTTTTCTTACATAGTATGCTAATTTACCTGCTTTAGATTGTTTAAATATATCATCTTTTTCATAAAACTCTGGAACAAAATCTTGCCACATATAATCTTTTTTAAATGTGTCAAATTCAAATTGTGCATCAGCAATTTTATTTACATCTTCACTCTTTTTAGCTTCTTCTAAATTATATTCTAATAGATCGTAATGATATCTATAATCTTTAAAAGCCCCGTGATAAGACCATATTTTTTTTTCAATAGGTTTACCTTCTTTATCTACCCAAAATACTGTATCTAAAAACCCTAACTTTTCCCTCATAGCAGGAGAATTTAATTTGGAAAATCCTACAGCAGGTAGTAGTTTTTCAAGTTTTTTTCTAAATTTTAGAGACTTTTCCCAAACAATATTTTCTACCTGTGACTTTTCATTCTCTATAAACATAGATAATGGGCCCACAACTACATCATTAGAAGAACTATAACTTTCTAACCATCTATTAAACCAAGTTATATCATGTGCTCCTCCAGTAAGTGCTTCAGTTATTTTATCTTTATCTATAACAATATCTTTGTATTCTTGTAAAAAACCTTTTAGTATATCTTTAGGAACTCCTTTTTCAATTAATGCGTCTATATCAGAATCTTCAATTGTATTTGTAGTTACTTTATAATAAAGATCATTTACAGCATTTTCTAATTCAACAGGGTTTAATGCTCTTTTTAAAGCTGTACCAAGATTTTCTCTAAGTCTTTTTTCAACATACTCAGACATGTATCCTGTAATCTCTACATAAAACTGTACGTTGTTAGTTTTTAATAAGTTTGCAATATTAGTATTTACCCTAGTTATATTTTGTACAATTTCATTTAGATTGTTATAAAATGGATTTGATGAATCTATTATCTTTCCATCTATACTCAATGCTTCATTTATCTCTTCAACCATCTTTAACCAGGCTTTAGAGTTCTGCTTGTACAACATTAATAAAGCTATAGTACTTCTATTATTAATGTTAGACTTATTTATCTTATTAATGTTGGACAGCATATTTTTTAACATGCTGTTTGTAGTGTCTAAAGTATTTACTAATGCAGTTGCTCGTTGAAGATCTGCATCTAAAGATTCTTTTACGGCATCCAGTGCATTTTGAATTTTTTCATTTTCATCAAACTCCTCTACATCCGTGTTAAGGTAATCTTTTAATGTGCTAGTTACTTCTCTTAAGTATCTAGTAGTTCCTTTTTGAAATAATGTTTCTTTTAACATTGTTCTAGAAACCTTATCTCCTTTAAAATTTTCAGCCTCAGTTAAAACTCGTTTAGTGGTCTCATAAATCTGATCTATCATTTTTTGCATAGATTCTTTATCAGAGAACTTATCTAATTCTTTAGCTCTAGCAAGTACATCTCTACCGAACATCACAAGATCTTCCTCTTTTAAGTTATTGGGAATATCTATATCTATTTCTTTTTCAAGGAGCATTTCAGATAAATCCTCTATTGAAGTATCCACATCTAGTTTAGAAATTTTTACTTTACTACCAAAAACTTTTCTAAGTATTTGCTTGATTGCGTTCAGTAATCTATTAATAAAACTATCAAATCCCTCTGTGTTGATTTGATCGTTCATCTTATTGATTGCTTTTAATTGTAGTGCGTATGCTAATACTTCCTCCTTAAATAGATCAGTATTTTGATCTAGTTCAGGGTATTGAGATTCTACATAAAATTTTATACCTTGACCCTCCTCAGTTGAGATAGCTTCTTTATAAAGTTTTTGGAATAAGATATTGTTCTTCATTCTTAATCCTTGAAGCAGCGGGTGTGAAAACTCATGTAATACTGTTCTAGGAGTTATGTTTTCTCCTACTAGATATACAGTACCTGCGTAATAGAAACCAGGTTCACCGTTATATTTGACCTGTCTGTTTTGTAATATCTTTGAGGCTTCTTCCTTAGTTATATTTTCGTATCTTACATCTAAACCTACCGATAACCTTTGTGCAAGCATTTCAGCTAGTTGTTTTGATCTTTGATTTTGCAATTGTTCTACATTTAGTGATACAAAATCTACCCCATAAATAGCAGTATCTGTAACTTCTTTTGTAGTTTCTTTAGATTTAACTTTTTGATTAGCCGATATATCACCTTTTTTAATTTTAGCTAAAGTTTCATTAGCTTCTTTTAAAGCTTCTTCTTTAGATAGTCCAAGGTCATTTTGAAAACTCATTGTAGCCTGAATAACATCTTCTAATTGTTCTAATGCATTAGAATAATTATTTATATTAAATAACCTTCTTATAAAGTCTAATAGTTCTTCAAATAAATTAGAAAACTCTTTTTTATTCATTGGAGGAACTTGTCTTAATAGCTCCTGAAACTCTGGATTTGTTAATGCTTCTGCAAATAATTCATCTGTATTTGTAAACCCATAAGGCATTGAAAACTGATATGCACCCATTAAAGATTTATCTTGCAATATTATTACTTGATCTTTTAAGTACTTTAAAAACTTATCATAAGGATTTCTATCTGCTCCCTGCAATTTTTCCCTTCTTGTTTTATTAGGTAGTGCATCAAATTCTTTTTTCTTAAGTGTATCAACTCTATAGGATTCTGCTGCAATTGCAATTGTACTTAGTGAATGAACAATTTCATGCATTACTAATCTTTCTGGATCTACTCTAAATCTTTCACTATTATGATGTAGGTTTATATATTGTCCTGTAATATAACTAGCTTCAACATCAGCTATAAATGTATATTTATCATTTAATCTTTTAACTTTAGCATTATAATATGCTGCAGTACCTTTCTTTTCTTCTGAAAATAAATGTAATACGTTTATAGGAATATTATTTTTTTCAGCAAATGGAATTAATTTTTTAGCTAAATCTTTATATTCACTATCAGGGTTATTAGCTATGTTTTGTAATATAGTTACAGTATCTGAAGTAGCAGGAATATGTAGGGATGAGTCATAATCTGGAAATATTTTTTTAATCTTTTCTTTAGCCTCAATAGGAAGTACATCTTTTTTGCTAAACTCTATTTCTTGATTCATCCATGTTGAAGCCTGAAACAACTTCCTCATTAAAATAGCCTTCTCTATATTAGGATTTTGTTGTAACTCTCTATTTTTAAATTCTAAAATTCTTGTTACCTGATTGTCAATTCTATCATTGACTAATTGTTTCCAGTTAGGTATAATTTTTATAAAATTAGATAAGGTTTCAAGTTTTTTAGTTTTAGATTTTATAGCATTGCTATAAGTAAAAACTTTATTTTTTGTAAATTTAATATTAGATTTTATTTTTTTTACAGCATTTCTACCTAAAAAAGCAATTGCTTGAGCATCACTTTTGAATTTATTTTCTTCATATAAAGATTTAAAATATTTTTTAATTGTAGCTTGATTCTTTTTTGAATAACTAGATATCTTACTTTTGTCTTTATATTTAATAAAACCATTTATAACATTTAATTCTAATTCAAGTTCTTCAACTGCTTTTTTAGTATTATCTATTGCTTCTTTTAGATAATAATCATTTGATTTTATATCTTTTAATGCTTCTTTTATAGCATTTGGAATTTCAGTAGATTTATTAAAAGCTTCTAGTCTTTCAGTAAGAGAAGACTTTCTATCTAATTGTTGAAGTTTTGTTTGTCTTAAAACTTCTCGACCAAATATATTTTCAAGTAAATTTTCTACTATAGTAGACATAACATAAGCGTCATCGTTATACCAAATATCTCTTTTAATACCTTTTCTATTTCTCATGTAATAAGGTCTTTCTTTTAAAGAAAGCTTATTCATTATCATATTTGATACATCTTCTACTTCATCAAAAGACATTATAGATCTAACATCTTCTTCAGACATAAACTTAATTCCAGGTGCAATTTTTTGAGATACATTTATAGAATTAAACTGAACTGAATTAAAATTATCCTGAAAAATTTCAAAAAGAGCTTCATTGGGAACTGCTTCTGATAATCTTAAATTAAATAGTTTTTCACCAAGTGGTCTTAAACCATACTTTATCTCTGCTAAAGATGTCATCTTATCATTTAGATCATCAAATAGCTTTTCATCGACTACTTTATTAACTTCATCAATAGCTCCTTGCTTTTGTAGATAGTTTACTGAATTTATTTGTACTTCACAGGCCATGTTATGAACATTTAAATGGATCTTCTTCTAGCTCCAATTGTAATAATATTTCTTCATCGGTGATACCTTGTACGATACCAACCATTTTATTTATTTCTTCAAACTTAGTTGAACCAGGGTTTACGAACTGAAAGTCTTCAAACAACCTCTTACTTAAATATACGAATAATTCTTGAGGCATTGTATTTCTATCTCCTAAACCATACTCAGGAAATGCTATTTTACCATTTTTTTCTTGAATCTTTTTTACAGTGGCAATTCTATTTTCCCAAATCTTTTTTAGATTATCATATTCACTAGGAGGTAATTCTACTTTACGTCCATCTTTAATATGACTGTATAGATCAGTTGGGAAGTTTATAGACATGTCTCCTACCTCTGTCATAAAGTATGATGATCCACCTAACACAATTCCATTATCTTTTTGTTCTGGTCTAATCTCAAAAACACTTGTATTATGTAAAAATACTACGTCTGGATTATTTTTAGATATATTAGAGTAATAGAAGGTATTAGTTGCATTATTATCATTGTAAGTATAAACATCAGTTTCTTCTGTATTTCTCAAACCTAATCTTCTTTTAACAACTTCAGTATCCATATTAGTAGTGTCTATAACAGTTTTAGCACCTCTATCTAGTAAAGCATTTTGTGCAAGTTTCAATCCTTCTAGAAAAGCTTTATCAATAACATAATTTGTGTTATGAGTAAATTTTTCATATTGTAATAATTTTGTAGCAGCTTCAGAATTACGATTTTGTAAAAATGATTCTACTACAAGATCTTTCATAAGTTGTAAATTATCAAAACTTTTTTTAACCTTTTTACCTCTTATTTTAGTACCGTATCCACCAGCATCAATATATTTATCATATGTTGATTGATCAAACTCACCTGATTTATTAGATTGATATGCATGCTCTACACTTCCATATTCTCTACCTTCCCAAGTAAATGTTCTTGGTGCAAGATTAGATAATATTTTTGTAGAAGTTTTAGATTCAGCTTGACCCCAATATACATTAATAGTTCCTGTTGGTTTAACACCAGTTTCTAATTCAGTTGTTTCAGTTGTTTCAGTTGATTTAACAGTATCAAGTTCCATATCTGATATATAATCCTTAAATCTGTTTTTATTTTGATTTGTTCTAGCATTAATATCAAGGAACATATCATAGAAATTACTTAATATACCCTGACCATTTTTTTCTAATGCTGAAATAAAGTCTTTAGATTCATTTTCAAGTATTGATAAAAAGTTATTATAGTCTACTACATTTGTAAAGTTTAACTTTGTTTTATTTAAACCTGTTTGTAAAAAAGAATATAAGTTTAAGTAATCAAACATCTTACTTATTCTTAAATTTTCAATTGGATCCTCAACTTTAGAATATCCAGGGTTAGCTAATTTTTTTAGATCATCAGTATATAAGTTAGACTTATCACTATCAAAATCTTTATCTGCTAAATATATATTGTAAACACCATCTTCCTTACCACCATCTAATTTGAATTTCTTAACTACGTTATATGTTCTACCTAGTTCAGGATTATCTTGTAACATAATCATAAATCTAATAGCAAATGCATTTTCACTCTCAAATAAATGGAACATATTAAATGAATTATCTAATGCTTCAATAGCTAATAGTTTTTCATAAGCATATCTTACAGCTTTTTCTTGAGTTAATTCAGGCATTATTTCTTTAGTAAGATTTAACTCATCTTTAAAAGTTTTAGTTTTAGCATAATCTTTAGTAAGAGGGTTTAGATACCTTAAATATTCACGTTGAGCTACAAATTTTAAGTATTCATCGAAATTTGTTTGAGAATTAGTTCTAAAAGTTGAAGGGTGTAATGGATATAATCCACGATCTTCATATGAATTTTTCACATCAGAATCTTCTTCCCACGCACTTTTCTTAAATTCTTTTTCAAGTTGTTTCATGTCCATATACAGAACACCATCTTTTATAAAAGCACCTCTATTAAGCTTTTTAACTAATTTAGTAGGTATTTTAGTTTGAAGATCTAAAGACATAAAACCGTCTTTACTATTATATTTTCTTATAGCATTTTGTAGTATAAAGCTTACTATATCATTTCTAAATACATTACTAAACATTTCCACATTTTGACCTGGGAATGTATTTTCTAGATCCATTCTAATACTATCTTTTTTAGATATTAAGAACCTACTGATCTCAGGATGATATCTTAATTCAAATAGTGGTCTACTTACTGCTAATGCTAGTGGTCCATTAAAGAATGATCTTAATATTGAGTCATTCCTCATAGCATTTACAACTTCCAAAGGCACTCTTGAATCATAGAATAATTCATCTAAATTAGCTTCAGTTTGCTCTACATCAGATAAAGTAGTCTTAGTACTTGTATCTGGATTAGATGCCATTTTAAGTTTAGTATATCCACCAATCTGTTGTTCAAGTTCTAAATAATGTAAAAACATTGATTTAACTAAATCACTCTCTGTATCATTTTCCTTAATAGCTTTAAGCATTTGAGATTCAGTAAAATGATTTTTTCTTTTTTTACTAAAGAATTTATCAAGTAATTGTTGACCTTTATTATATCTAGCATCATTTTTACTTCTAGGTGACAACTCATCAAAATCAAAATATTTACGTATTACTTCAGATGCAGCTTTATATTTTGCTAATCCAGATGCACCAACATCTTTTCCTAATGCTTCAGCAAATGTAGATTTAAATAAACGTTGCTCAGTTACATAATCTCTAACTAGTGGATTAGATACAAAGTATATTGCTTCTTTAACAGGTACACCAGCTTTAATCATATATAACAATGTTGGAGCTACTTCATAGTTACCTTGTATAAAGAATACCCATGCATCTTTCTCAACATCAACCCAACCGTTCATCATTTGAGATATAACATCAGCAACTTTATTTACACCATCAACATCATACATATCTGATATAGATATTACTTCATCACCATTTTTACTGGTCATTTTATTATGTCTCAGTCTCATGTTACTTTCCCTTAATACTTCTTTAATTTTATAAGTATTAGGCATGTATGCTCCAATGGCATTCATAATAACATTAAATGTATTTTCTATAGCACCAAGACCAAGTGTCTTTTTACCTACAATATTTGACTCATGTTTATATACATTATATAATGCTTCTAAAACTCTGGTAGGACTCATCTCACCAGTATCTTTAGTCATTTTATTTTTCTTAGGATTGTATTTAGAAACATATTGAGCAAGTTGATCAGCAATACCCTTTAATATAAAAGTACCGTTAGGCATAATAAGTGATGCGTAGTTATCTGGTAATTCTAAAATTTCTTTAATATCATTTATAAGTTCATTTTCTAATGCTGCTTTTTGATTTTTCACAGCTCCTAGAAAATTATCTGTACCTCTTAAATCTTTTATAGATTGTAAATCACTATAAGATCTTTTTATAACTGAACCATCTTCATCTAAAGTGTTCATAAAAATTGTCAACTTATCAATATCAAAGTCACCCCCTGATTTAGCAACTATTTCTGCTGGAGGTACTATAATATTTCCTGCTTGTGGAGGTAAGAATTCAAATACTTCAGCAAATTCCATAGAGTTAAGACCCTGAACTGGTATTCTAACACCTACTAATGTTATTGCTTTTCTGTTAGCTCCATTATTAGCATCTAACCAAGAATCATCTTTAATTTTTTCATTTAATCTTTCTAAAGATTTGTCCATATTAAGTTCATTATCTTCATTATAAACACCTATACTTTCATCATTCTCATATTCTAAATTAAATAGATTATAATAAGTACCTTGCATAGCTATCATAACTTTAGCTGCTGCAGTATATCCATCTGATTTTTTATGATAAGTTGGTAACAAGTAAGATGCTGAAGCCCACTTAGCTATTTCATCTTTAGTTGCTTTTCTTAAATCAGGTTTAGCAAACTGATTTTGGAACATTCCAACTGAAACTTGTACTAATGGTTCCCCATTTACTTTTTGTTTAATTACTCTCTTATTAATCATAGAGAGAATTAACTTTTCTATTTTACCAGACTCTGGATGGAAAGATAAATCATGTTGTATTTTACCTGAGTTATCAAATACATCTATAAATTCAATTAAATCATCACTAAGAACATCTTCTCTTTCAAGATTTGTTCTAATTATATTTAAAAGCTTAGCTGTACTTGATTTATCTTTTGCTTTATATTGACCTGGGCTTGTTTCTTCATAACCCATTTCTTCTAAAAGCTCAAGCTTTAATAGTTCTGTATATTCTTCTACATGATCTATATAACGTTTAACTCTTTCATTTGTAATCTCTTCATACTTAGTAGATTTAATTACACCTCTTTCATAAAGTCCTTCTAGAATTAATTTACGTAACTGTGTAGAGAATATAGTTTTAAATTTATACTCTGAATTAACTTCTGTCTGATTCTTTAAAAATTCTGCATATATTGTATTTACTGTAAACTCAGAGTCTTTATTAAAACTACCATCTTCATTAAGTACTACATCACCTGTTCCTATATGAGATACTTTAGAACCTGATTCCATTAATACATAATCCATTTGATCTTTCATCATTTTTTGATGTAAATCATATAATGGTGTACCAGCTTTTGCTACTCCAGGTATTAATGGTGCAAGTGAAAACTTATGAAATGAATTAACAGGTAGTCCTGTAGCCTCTATATTTCCAAAGTATTGCAGCTTATATGATGGGAAAAATTCTACTATATCTTCAGCTGTAATATTTTCTCCCATAGCAACTCTTCTATATAATTGCTCTTGTTCTGTACTCCAATTACTTTCAAGTTCTTTTAATTGTCTATATGTTTCAAATGAAATCCATCCTTGACCATCAGCAATATCCATTTTACCATACTCTTCTATAGCTTTATCTGCTATATTTTTAGCAACAGTTTTACTACCAGTTCTTTCATATACAGAATCATAAATAGACTTTCTATATTCGTCAAACATTTCAGACTTTATAGTAATTTCCTTTAAGATTGCTGTTCTAAAAGTTCCGTCATAATTTCTTGACTCATAACCTAATCTATCTGCATAATATTTCTTTAAAGAACTTACATATATTTGCGCTCTTTGATCAGCTCTAAATCCTTTTCCACCTGATGCAAGACCTGCATTTCTTTTATGAAATTCTTCTTTAGCATGATTATACTGTACTAGATCACCATATGCTAAAGCTACAGTTTCCATTTTATGAATAAAAGAGTTATATGTATATGCTGACATTAATGAAGTTTCTATATCCTTTTGAGTTAAACCTGGGTTAATAAGTTCAAATCTTTGATATAATCCTTCGTCTATATATTTAGCTTCTTGTAATCTTTCATAATTTTCTTTAGTGTCCTTACTAAAATATTCATAAACATTACTTCTAATTTTTTCTCTTAAATCAAATTGGTCATCTAATTCATCCATTAGATTAAAATTATTATTAACATCTTTAGAAGCTTTATCTAATATTTTATATAACTCATCTTGAACGTCTTCCTTTAAAACATCATCAAATGCTGTAAATGCTTGACCTGCCATTACAGTGGTTTTATTCTCATCTTTTCTTTTAACTTTTCTATTATACCCAGCATAGTTTTTAAACTTATCTTTCTGTTGCTGAAATCTTACTATTCTATTAGCTTCTGCAGCAATATATCCTTCAATAATATCATATGCTTTTATTTCACCATCAGAATATCCTACAAAAGATTCTATGTCTACATAAAGTTTATTGTCTTTTTTACCGTTATATGTTTGGATAGTACCATCTACTGTCATTCCTAATGCAGTATTTTTGGAAGCATGTCTCATAAACTCCTCAACTCCATTCAATAACATTGTATGGATTTCTTGTAAAAATTTACTTGTTGCATCCATAGAAGCTGTACTATCACCAGTATAATTTCCTTTAACTTTAGTCTGTGTACCTGCTACATGTTGTAATGTAATTTTAGTATCAGATAGTTTTTCTCCATATGTACTTGACATTGGATTTAAGTCAAAGATAGAACCAAGTAATTTTGAAAATACACTAAATGTATTATTAGCTTCATTTAACCACCTCATATGTTTAAACTTACCGTTTAAATCTGCTTCATCAGTAGTTAACTCTTGCCAGTTCTTAGCAGTATTAATTGCATTAACAATTCTTGTTACTGAGCTATCTACCATATGTTCCCAAACTCTTGTTCCTTCAGGAGTTTGAACACTAAAATTAGAATAGGAATCAGAAAACATACTTTGTATTTCTGCTAGTGTTCTAAGTCTACTAGATACATCTTGACTTTGAGATTCATCTTCTCTTAATGATTCTGGTAAACCAGTCATAAGCATTGATATAGGATCTTTTTTAAAGTCAAGAGCTGCGGGCTCATCACTTTTATTTACAATCTTAACAACCTCATACATTCTATCTACACCAAACCTGGTACTAAATGGGTTTTCAGTGCTTTCTATTATTTCTTCTATGGCTATGGAAGATTCATCTAGTACAATACCAATAGCTTTAAGAAAGTCATTTGCTTTCCTGTAATTAAATACACCATTTTTTCCAAAGTCTTTTACAACTTTAGCTGTATTTAATATATTAGTTTCAATACCATTTACACGAACCGTTTCTATGTATGGATTTGAAATAGGATCAGAAGTAATAAAATTAGATTTCCAATCTCTAGTAACTTGATATGTATCAAAATTAGCTCTACCTAACTTAGCTTTATATTCATTGTCTTCATCTTTTTCTAAGTTAAGTTGTATATAAGGTATTCTTGGCTTTTTAAAGTCCTGCCAAAAAGCAGTTTCTAATTTAAACTCTTCTCTTGATGAATATTCTGGTCCATTTAAAACTCTAAATGGGTTTGGTAATACATCTAGTAATTGTTGAAGCTCTGGATAGTTATCCATATTATCAAATATTCTAATGTACATATCCATTTCATCATATGAACCTTCTAATATTTTTGCAAGCCTGTTCCAAGTTATATCTACATCTTGAAGTTCAGGTAATCCAAATAAACCTCTTTTTCTTACAGATTGATCATTTTCTATTTCTGTTTTAAATAAACTAGCTAACAACATCATAGTTTCTTCCTTAGCTAATTTTTTAGCTGAAACACTATTATCATCTTTTAATTTAAATAAACTACTTTCACTAATATTAGTAGGATCTTCTACTTCAGTATATTGATCTCTTAATACCTTAAATCTAGATTTTTCTAAATGATATGCTATAACATTCTCTTTTTCACCGCCTTCAAATACATCATTAGGACCTATATAATTATCTGTAATCTTATCTAATAATTCTAATTCTTCAAGAAATTTAGGATCAGAAATTACTTCTATATCCTCCTCAACTTTTTTGATATATGACAATCGAAGTCTTTCAAATTTGTCATAGATATCTCTATAGAGTTCTTTTTTATTATCCTCATCTTTAAGTAAATCAAATGCTCCTGTTGTAGTATTAAAATCTTGGTTATACTGTTCAAATATAAGAGATGCCATGCTATCCATAGCATCAACTACTTGTTTTGACTCTTGTATAGAAAAGTTTTCATTAATAGTTTTGGCTCTATTTAATTCACCAAACATTACATTATCCATAGAGGGTGTAAGGTTTGATAATAGTTCAGGATTCTCAGATGCTCTATATAGTTTATCGTAAAGTTCTTTTACAGATTCTACATTCATTAGATCTGTAGTAACCTCATTCTTAGTTGTCTTACCAAATAATCTTTGTAAAAATTTATAAATCTTATCAAAAATTCTAGCTAGGAAACCTTTTACTTTACCTTTACCTTTTGATTTAGCATATGTTCTAAATTGTTCAGCAAGATCTTCTTCTATTTGAAAGAAGCTTTTGTTTTTGTATTTATCTAAAGATTTTATTTCTTGATATAAATTTACTTTCTCATCTTTAGTTAAAAATAATTGTGAAAAACCATGCCATGCCTCATGATAAACATCTACTGAAGTACCACCATCTCCTTCAAATAATGTAATACCATAACCAGACCATCTAGCAAATGCATTAGAGTTTGTTATTTCAGTAATTCTTTCTAGGCTAATATATTTACTTAATGGAGAACTTGCCCACCACTTTTCTGCTGCTTTTCTATCTGCTTTAGATGTGAATATTTTATCAAGATACATGTCTTTAGCTCTGTCTAATCCTTTTTTCTTGTAACGTGTCTCACTAGACTTACTGTCTTTCAAAACATCATCAAGTAAATGATTTCTAGTAGCTGGATTATCTTTTATATCTTGTTCTTTTGCTTGAGATTCAGTTTCATCTTCACTAAGCCTTCTTTTAAAACCTATTTTCTTTTTCTTTTTAGACTTAGGAGCTACCTTATCTTTATCTGTTTTAGGTTTCCTTTTACGTTTAACTGTAAATCTTTTACCAGTATTTTTCTTTTTAGGTGTAGTCTTTTTTTCTCTTAGTACCCTTGCTCTACCTACTTCTATATCAGTAACATCTTCTAATAGTCCTTCTGGTATAGTATAATTTAAATATGCATTTAGACCTTTTTCATAATCTAAAAGATCTTCAGTATATTCTAGTTTAATGTATTTTTTAATTGCATCAAAATGTTTTACAGTTTGTGTTTTAATTACATCACCCTCAAAAATATAATCAGTAAAAGTTTTACCTTTTAATGAATTTTTATAATGTACATTAGCAGGGAAGTATCCATTTTCTCCTTCTTTCTTTTGACCCGCTTTTAATTTTTTAGGTATTGCATTTAATAAATGATTCTTAATCATTTGTTTACCTTCTTCAGTAAACAAAACATCATTTGAAATTGGTTTACCGTTTATATATACTTTATAATCTTTTCTTTTAAGTTTTTCTAAAACCTTAACTTGGATTCTATCTCTATTTATGTTAGAATTTTCTACTCTAGCATTATTGATAAAGATTTCAAAATAATCTTTTCTTTCTTCAGGTGTTAACTCTCTACCTTTTAATTTAGCTGTAGTAGTAAGAACTTCTGCAATTTTATCTGCTAATTGCTCATCCATATCTCCTCTTTGAAGTTGGAGTTTAAATGGTTCAGTATTTTCAGTTCCAGGTATTTTTCTTTGTACAATAATATATTGACTACCTTGTCTTTTACCTACTGTTTCTGCAGTATAGTTTTTTAATTCTTCTTCAGTTACATTAGCTTCTTGTAAAGTTACAGCAACCTTTTTACGATTAGATTGTCCTAATGTTCCAGATACAATAGGTAATATAATAGTCATGTCGTCATTTTCCTCAATCGTTGTTCTTAAAGCATAAAGAGTATTTAACTCTATCTTTTGACGTTCAGCTATTACATCTTCTAATTTTTGTAATTGTTTCTCAGTTACTTTACCACCATTATTTTCTATAAGTTCTGCTTGTTGTTGAGCTAATACTTTTGGCTCTACCATATTGTATTTTCTATAAGCAGTGTTTGATAATAAAAGTTTACCTTTTTCCTTAACAACTCTTCTAAGATATTGATATACAATTCTTCCCTCTTCTGGATTATCAGTTAAAGTGCCATCTTCTCTAAAATAAAGAAAGTTACCTTCTTTATCAGTTATAACAGCAGTAATACCTCGACTTTTAGTCTCTTTGTTAAGATATGCTTCATCCGATGTAGTTAATAGTTTAGGATCAATATTTCTTGTTTGCATAGCAGTTAATGCTATTTCAACATCCTCATACATAATAGGTTCAGTAATATCACTTCTGTTCCTAGCTATAAGACCTATTGCCTTTACTACGTCTGAAAATAATTTTTTTTCTGGATCAATTCTATCTTTATCTTCTTCTGAAACAGTTTCTGGATTAGCAGCTATAGCAATTTGATATGTGGTTGTCCATGCACTTGTTACTTTTGCACCATTAAATTGATTAAATGACCAAAATAATAATTCGTCAATTGGAGGATTTGGATCTATAGATGTATCTTTTCTTGTCTTATTAGCATCTTTTATTTCAGCATCTATTTCATCTTTAGATTTTTTTTTGGTTGCTAATGCTTTACCAACTTCAGTAAGATCTTTAAAATTTTTCCTTTGTTTATTAAGGGCTGTAAAATCAAAATCTTTATCAACCAGATAATCATTTACTTCTTCATCAAGATTTACTAAGTTAAAGATGTCTGGAATAGCTTGAGCATAGTACAAAGCTTTTACCTCATCCTCTGAAGCTTCTTTAACTGCAGCATAGATATCTTTTATAGTTTGATCTAAATCAAACTTAGGCAGTCTGTTATCATTAATTCTATCTATTATTTCTCCATATAGAATTTTATATACATCTCCTACTTGCTTTTCATTTAAACTACAGGCCATTTTAACATTCTTTAGAATTATCTTTTAAATCATTGAATCTAGAATTAACATCAGAGTTTCTAGAGTCCTCTTTAAGTTTATTAGTTAATTTAGTGTCATTAGCTAAATCTTTTACAATATCTTTTGACTCATTTGATCCCTCTATATCTACTGGATCTACCTCTACTTCTGGAATAGGTTGAGTTGCTTCTTTTGTTGTTTTATCAAAATTATTCATTAGATCTTCTTCTTTAATGGTAATCTGTTCATTACTTAATATATTTCTTAAACGTACAGATTGTTTGTTGACTCTTACAATTTCAAAAATTGTATTTTCTTCGTTGTCAAAGATAGGATTTTTAAGAATAAGATACTCACCTTTACTCACAGTATCTAAAGACATCTGTGTATTTAATTGCTCTATCCTAGCATCATATGCATCTTTAAGAACACCAGCATTTTCTTTATTTTTTAATACCTCTAAAACAGCTGCTTGATAGACTTCTTTAATATTATCTAGGTTAGCACTATTAATCTTTTCAACTAACTTATCAATGTCTGTCTCTGTTTTTATAGGTTCAGATTCTGTTGATAAAGTTGGATCTACTTGAGTTCTTGCTCCTTTTACTATCTTTTTGAGTTCTTCTCTTGAAGATTGTCCAGGAACGTCCTCTGGTTTTCCTGATTCAGTCCTTTCATTCTTAGATACACGAGTCCTTTTCTGTACTTTTTGCTCTCCTGTGAAGATTTTTTGGACTTTTCTGAAGTTTTTGATTTTGCCATCTTTTGTTAATTTAATTAGTTCAAGATCATTTTGTAATTCTAATAAAGCATTTATTTGATTTTGTATGTCATCAGTAAGATCACCTCTATTTAATATACTATATCCTAATTGATATAGTTGCTCTACTGTATCTTCTATCCATAATTGAATTTTAAGTAAATCTGTAGAATATACAGGAGACTTAACATTTCCATCTAATAATCTATCTAATGCTTCTGGATAATTCTCTGCTAGTATTTCAGTAATAGATTTAGATACAGCAGCAGACAAAGATAACTTATCTATTTCTTTTAAGTCTTGTATTTCATCTAGTTTATTAGACTTAGCAGTTAATCTTTGGAAATTATTAGGTAATCTGTTTAATGCAAAAATATAATTGTCAGCATTAGAACCATATATATATGTTTTCTTATTACTGTCGTATAAAGATTTTCTTCTAGAACTTAAAGAATCTATTTCAGATTTTAATTCTGATATCCTACTTAAAATTTTATTTCTTTTAAACTCATCTGTTTCGTTCTGAAAATTAGATCTAAGTCTTCCAATCTTATTACCTAATTCACCAATTTCTTTATCTATTTTAGACATATCAGCATCATTAGACATATATGACAATGCTGTGATTTCTCCTGTTTGATTTCTTAGTACATCATATCTTACACCATTAATACTTGCTACAGTATCTTCTGCATTAGAAAATGATGCATCTACAACCTCTCCTTCAATAACAGATACTTGACCAATATTTTCTACTGGTGCCATTATTTGCAATCCTACATCAGCAAGTGTAAGTTTTTCATTAACTATATTGACATTTAGCTTTTCTATTGGGAATACTTCAAATAAACCTTCCTGAGACTCAATTGCTTTTTCAAGTTTCTCTATCGTAGAATCAAGTTCATCTAACTCTTCTTTACTTCCATATTCTTGTGCTGCAATTCTATCTAATTTAAAAGTATCTAAAGTCATTTGCACTAACTCTAGATCTACTTTAGTAGCAACTTCAATAGCAAATGTTCCATCTGCCATTTGAATAAGTTTCCCTACACGTCCTTTGTACATTACATTTTTACCTATATTATCTTCTAATGTAAGTTTTGAAGGATCTGTTCCCTCATATCCTGGGGTAGATTTAGTAGTTTCTTTAGTTCGGACAACAAGATTTTCAGGTTCAGTTTTTACTACACCAAACTCTTCTATTTCAGGTAAGTATTCTAGATCAACTGTATCTTGACCAGTAGGAACTATACCTGCTAATTCTATATCCTCTATATAACCAACTCTTTTCTTTTTAGTTTTATCTAATGTAAGACTAAAAGGCATTAGTTTCAATTCTGGAGTAATTCCAGTACTATTATGGAACATATAACCATATATAGATTGCTGTGCCCTAAAATATATAGACTTCTCATATTTACTTTGATCTGGCTTACCAAAATTTTGCCACTTTCTTTCAGTACTTGTTTTAATATCTACAATAGCAACTGTACCATCTTCCTTAACAAGAATTAAATCAACCTCACCAGTAATACCATTATCTCTTAAAGTTCTATCAAATAGTTTTACATTCTCCGATAATATTATATAACTACCATCAACAATACCAAGTCTAAATCTAGTTACAATACCACCACCACTTTCTGTAGATACTGGAGCAAATAATTTATCAAATGCTTTTCTTGACATAACATCTGATATTTTTGTCATTTTACCTTTTATCTCTAACTCAGAGTCATAAGTAAATTCACTAAAGTTAGATTTAGTAGATGCATTAGGAGTTAGAAATATTCTTATTAAATCATCAACAACATTACCTGCATCAGAAGATTCCCTAAATGCTTCTCTTTTTAAGATTTCTTTTAACCCTTTAAAACTACCATCTGTTTCTAATGAATTTCTAATAGCAGCAAGTTTTTCTGGATAAGCAAATGCAGGATAACCTGGACTTTCTCTAGTACCTTTACGATAAACTCTTTCTTCAAAAGCTATCATAAATGCATTTACCTTATCTTCTGGAGCTACACTATCATCATTAAAAATTTGATCATACAGTTTTTCTATTGGGGACTTTTTAAGAATTTCACCCGTCTCTTCATCTACTTCATCTTTTAACCCTTGGTAGATAAAAGCATCTGTTTGTTTTATATCATTCTCAACTTCTTCTGCTACTTTAGTTGTTCTTTCAGGTCGTGCTTCTGAGTCTTTAAACTTTCTCCCAATCTGATTACCATCTTCATCATAAATAGGTTCAAGCTCATCTTGCTTGTTAATAATGTTATCTTGTATAAGATTTACAGTTTCCTCTGCAATATTTCTTGGTGCAGCAACATCTACTCTTGCTTTTAAATATCCTTTTAATGAAGCTAAATCTGATTCAATATCTTTAATATTTGCTTTAGTAAGTTTTACTTTTTTACCTGATTTATTAGGATATGATCCATCTTTAAGAAACTTTTCAAATATTTTTATTACTTGAGCTATTTCATATGTAGTATTTTCAGCACCAATCTGTTTATTAATAAACTTTAACTTAGGAGGTTCAGCTAATCTTTTTGCTTTTTCTTCAGCTTGAAGTTTAGATTTTTCATTGATGTTTGTAATCAATTCTCCCTGACCCTCTAACCAATTTTTTCTTAATCTTTCATATTGAATCGGATCATTATCTTTAAGTTCTATATCCTCTTCTAAAGTATCTACTAAATACTCATCAAACAGTTTTGTTATCTCATCTTGATACTCTTGATCAAAATCATCAAATTCTGTTTTAGTAGTATATACTTTAGGAGTAAATTCATCTACACCTTCTTTTTCAAACTCAGCTTTAACATCTGCTATAAGTTGATCATATTTTTCATTTATTTGATCAACAGCTTCTTGAAACTTAATATAAGGTTCAGTTTCTTCAATGTTAATTGTTTTTTTAGAAGGTTCTTTATTTAGCTCTAACTCTACTTCAGATAATTTGTTAGCTGCATAATCTCTATATTCTAAAGCCAATAAAGTAGTAGTAACCCTTGTATCAGTATCAGTAATATTTTCAAATTTTAAACTTAACTCTTGTGCTTCTTTTATTCTTTCTGGATTATTTGCAAACTCACGTTCTTTTTGTGCAAGAAATTCAGGACCTTTTATATTGTCCTTTCTCATTATTTTATCTGCAATAACGTCAGCAGCTGCTTGTATTTCTACAGCATCAATAGATTCTCGTAATGTTTTTAATGCATCTTCTAAAATCTTTTTATCAGCTTCAAGTTCTGCTCTCCTATCTTCATTAAGAGTTTCACCTGCAATACGTTTTTTCTCTTCAGACTCATATTCATCTTGAGTTATTCCAAACTTCTCTTCAAACTCTTTGTTGTATTTATCTGTCTCTTTTTTAATTAAAAGATTTCTTTCATCATTTAATTCTTCAATTTTTTTATCTAACTTTTCTCTTAAACTAAGTTTTTCACCAGCAGGTCTTTTTTCATCTAATATTGCAGCACGTCTTAAAACATCCATGTAATCTTCATATAGAAGACTACCTTTATTAATCATTCTATTAGTCTTTACGTCTATAAAATATTCTGGATAATAATTATGATCCTCAACCCATTTAGCAAATTCTTCTAAGTCTAGATAAATACCTTGGTCAGCCAAAGTGTTTAAAAGAGTGTTTCTTTCTATGGCAGAAATTTCTTGATTAACTATATCTTTAACGAGATCTTCTCTATTATCGTATAGTTTTTTCATAAACCTGAAGTTTCTAACTACATGTTCATAAAAACCATTTGGACTAGATAGTAATGTTACATAACTATTTAGTACAGAATTTTCATTTCTTAAAAGAAGACTATCAAGTAATGCGTCATACATAACATCTATACCACCTTGACTATCAATCTCATTTTGTATGTTAAGTCTATCTTGATTAGTCTCACCTAAACCAATTAATAAATTTTTAAATGATTCCTTAAATGTATCTTTATTTTTAGTTGATCCTTTTTCAAATTCATCAAGAATTTCTTTAAAGATTTTTAAACTTACTTCTTCATCTTTACCTTTAACATCATCAAGCTGTTCAATTTCCTCTATTTTCTTTTTTAGAAGTTCACTACTGGTAAATAGTTTATATGCTCCTTCTAAATTTTCATTATATCTAGTATATAATTCTAAAAGTTCTCTTTTATTACTTAATTCAGCAATTGCTTCTTGTGTTGTTACAGACTCTAAAGTTTCTATATCAGTTTTTAACATTTCAATTTCTCTAACTAAACCTTGAGGATCAATTAAAACACTCATGTCATTCATAGGTGTTTGTCCCAAACTAGTTATAGAATTAAACTGTTTATAAAGTGAATTAATTCTACCTAAGTTATCATCAAAAGACTCATGTAAAAAAGTATATGTATTCAGCGCAAGACTAAATGCTTTATTATATACTTGAGCCATTCTATATTCCTCAGTATCTTTCTCATAATTATTAAGATCAATTCTGAGATCTTTCATTTTTTCTTTAGCTGTGTTATATCTAAATGCAGTTTTTTCTGCTTCTTTCAATGTTTTACCAAATCTTTCTAAAGCTTTTTCACCTTGTCCTGGTTGTAAATCCCATGCTTCTTCAATATCACGTGCAGAAGCTTGTTCATATTTTTTATAATGTTCCAAGAACATATTGAATGTGCCTCTTTCTAAAGATGAATATAATGCAGACTGAAATGCTGCAAACTCAGTATCTCTTATTTCTTTTGTAGTATGTTCTTCAGGATTATCAATTACTTTGGACATTAGTCCTTGTTGAGCATGATTACTAATTCTAGGATCAAAAAAGAAATTTGCATTTTTATATAGAGTATTTAATTCACTTACTATATCATCTGCCATCTGCTCTCTATCATTCATGTAAGTTTTAAACTGAGCATCTTTTTTAAAGTAATCATTATACCCAACTGTAGCATATGATTTAATTTTACCAGGAGCTTGTAGTATTGTACCCATTAAAAAACCTGACATAAATACTTCAAATCCTTGAGCACTCCATTGTTTAGCAATAGCATCTCCTAGTATACCTGATGCATATCTTATGTTTCTAGAATCAGGATTTTTAAAAGCTTCTAAATAATAATGTTGTGTAGCTTCTTGTAAAACATCTTGAGCAACCTCTTGAACACCTTCCATTACATTAGCTTTAAAGTAATTTAAACCTACTTTACCATATGTAGATGGTTTAACTAATGATTTTATAGCATTAACTAAATTAATCTTTTGTTTTACAAATTGACCTTCTAAAGCTTTTTTACCAGGTTCAAATAATACTTGATACTCTTTACCTACAGTAGTTATAGTTTTACCAAATGCAAACTTAGGTACACCTTTTAAAAAACTAGCTTTTGTTATAGAAGGGAAAACTAACTTATTAGTATAGTATATTAAAGCAGTATTATTATGTGTATTCCACCAAGATCCTGCTGAAGACTCAAGCATTAACTTTTCCTGCTCTTCTAAATTTGGAGCTCTATTTTCTTTTTCTACAAATGCATTATATAACTTATCATATAATTCATTTTTTGTAAAACCACCTTCTAATTTACCTTCTGACAATGCTAAGTTCATAGCCATAACATCATGCCAAAATGCACCAGCAGTTGTAGTACTTCTTGCTACATTACTTAAATTACTAGTATTTTTTAAAGCAGTAGCTGTATTTTGTAAGGGGTTTGCAAAATTACCAAAGTTTGTACCAGCTTTTTTCCAATATTCTTTTGCTTTAGATATATTAGTATAAGATTTAACATCGTCTAATAGTTTAGCTGTACCTTTTGCAAGATTTGCAAAACCTTTTGGTAAGTTTAATAATTTTCTTAAACCAGTAGAAGCACCAGCTGCAGCACCACCAGGTCCTCCAAATAAACTACCAATTAATGCACCCTCCATAGCACCTTCTGTTAAGATACCCATAGAATAAGATGCAGAGTTTAAAAGATTTACTGTAAATCCTCCAAATCCACCTTTAGTAGATTGAGCTAATGCATTATAGTATTGATAATCTCTAGCTCCTTCAGGATCAGCTGCAAATAATCCATCACCACTTATTATACTTTTGTAAGATTTAATAGGATCAATTATACCTTTAGTAAACATTGGCCAAGCAGAGTGTGTTGCCCATCTACTTAAATCATCACCAAATGTAGTATTTTGATTAAACCAGGTTTCATTATCTATTAAAGGGTGGAAACCTACTTTATTAAATGTTTCTTGACCGTAAGCTTTATATCTATCTCTAAATGTACCAGTAGGTGATGCATCATAAGCATAGGGTTCAGCATAGTTACTATAATCTGTAAGACTATTTATATTTTGCTGTTGTTTAGCAATCATAGAAGCAAAAGGTGACATTGCACCTTGTTGACTTAATTGATTTATAGCAGATGGAGGTACATTAGGTGATACACCTGCAGTACCATCTTTAATAAAATTGGTAGGATTGACAAAATTATCCTGCCACTTTAAAGTTGGATCTATAGGTTGCTCAATTTTAGCAGGATCTAAAAAATCACTTTGTGCTGCTAATTGATTAATTTGAGCATTTTGATTACCTAAGTTTTCTGCACCTTCTATTGTTTCTTCAGCCATTTTAATTAACTAGTTAATAAGCCCAAAAAGACTTGTTTATTGATGTACCAAAAGCTTGTTCAGCTTTTTCTTTAGCTTCGGCATCACCACTATTTACTATATTTCTAAATGTTTGGAAATTTGCTTCGGTAGCTAATTGAATTGTTTTCCACATTTCTAACTCTCTAGAATCTATTTCTTTACCAGATTTACTATCTAGGTCAAAATTCAATGAGTGTTCTATAATGCTTCCATCAGGTGTCAATTCTTTGTACACTCCTGTACCCATATAATTACCTTCACCTGCTACTTTTGTTATTTTATAAAAACCATTACCAGCTGGATCTTCATATGTTATAGGTTGATTTTTTAATACTATTTCAGTAGCTGTTGGGAATTGTTTACTATACAAAGGATTCCCTAACCATACTGATTCTGGTGCAATAAATGTTAAACCATTTTGAGATATACTATCTATATAAGTACTTATAGCAGTTCCATTAACACCATCTCCTAAACCTTCTATAACTTCTTTTAGTAATTTCTTTGGTGCATATAATGTCATTGAACCAAGATCTTTACTTTCCATAGATACGGAACTTGCTCCAATACTAAATGGATCTAAATCTTGATTCTTTTTTAACATTCTACTTCTAAGTGCTCTAATAATAGAAAGTGCTTGTTGTTGAGTTATCCCAGAATCGTCTTCAATATCTTCAGGTCTTATATTACCTTGAGTTGTAACTCTATATTTAGTATTATCCTGATTCCAATTAGTACCTAATACAATGTCAAACATATTTCTTGCTGCAACATTACCTGGATCAACCCACACACTTGGTGATACCTGCATAACTGTACTCTCAGATGCTATACCAAATCTATCTGAAGTAGATTCATCCATCTTACTTCTTATTTCATCTGCAAAATATGAATTTAATTGACCTTCAGAATTAGGGTTAAGTATTTTTTGTTCATATGCTAAATCATAAATATCTTTAACCCATGAAGCTGGTTTTTTAGTATCTGTCCTATCTCCTTGAAACATACCCGTCCACGGCATAACATAATTATACCATTTTGCATCTCTTTCTGCATTAACATTCATTGCAATATTAAACCCAAGAATATTATTAACTTCATCATCTACTTCAGCAGCCATTTGATCAAATGCAGTTTGATCTCCTTTAGAGTCAAGAGTATATCTAGTCATTAATACATCTACAGCAGCATCAATTCTTTCCTGATTATATACAATGTTAGGATTAGAGTCAGCTGCCATTTTTGTAATGTCTTGTATAGATTTAGTTACCTCTTCTTCAATTAATGTATAATTCTTAATATCTATATCTTGCATTGCAATATCCATTCTATTAAGTTGTTCCATTTTTAACATTGCTTGATCTGACAAATATGTATTTGATATGCCTGAACCTTTATGTTTACCAACCCAATTTTGTAATGATTTATTTAAAACATGTATTCTACCATCTTTAACAACATTTTTACTAAACTTACTTGGATTTGAAATATAGTCACTAAATATATTATCCCATACTTTTTTAATATCTTGATAAGTACCTTTAGAACCTTTACTATCTAATATTAATCTAGCTGTTCTATCACTAGGGTTAATTTGTTCTATAAATTGTGCTAATTGAGCTTTACTAAATGATTTCTTTTCATCAACTCCTGTTTGAATCATTTTCATTATATGATCAACTCCATTAGTAGCATCATATTTAGCCATTACTCTATCAAATGATCTTTCTTGAAGTTCCTGAAAAGACATTTCATCCCCTTCTCTACCACCAGTACTTTGACCAGGATCTCCAGCTTCTTCTGTAGCTAAGTTAAACCCATTCATTTGTGGAGATTTAATAACTTTTCCTCTAAAGTCACGATGCCAATATCCTTTTTTAAGCATATCATCTTCCATTTTTTGATATGCTTTATTACTAGCTATTTTATCAATTTCTTTATTTCTTAAATCAGATCTATATTTAGCTAGTCCAACTTGATTTACTTTGTATGTAGATGAGCTAGTTATATCTGCATAATTTCTTGCTGCTTCTAATATATCTTGTTCAGCAAATATAGATGCGTAACCAGCATCAACTTTCATTCTTGCTAAATCTATATCTCCAATATCATTAGAGTCTTGATAACCTTGTACAGTTGCTGTAGATTGATCATCATTTAATTGATCATTTATCCTTCTAGTATCATCAGCTATTGATGCTTCTACAGCAAACAGTTCTTCAAGAGATTTTCCATAGTTAGTTTGTTGTGGGTTTACATGACCACTTTTAACTTGTTGTTCTAATTGACCTTGTAAATCTTGTGTAGTTTCTAAATTATCTTGTGCCGTGTTATTTTTTATTGAGGCATTCTTTCTTAACCAATCCATCTTACCACGGATATAATCTTTTTCAGCTTCTGCAGAATTACCAAACTTTTCTGAATTTTGATATGCATAATTCATTCTTTCAACAAATGCTTTTTCTCTATACATATCTTGTATGTCAGGTCTATTAGCATATTCAGCTGAAAACATTTGTTGTAAAGTTGGTAAAATAACTTCACCATTTTTCTTTCTAACATAATATAATCCAGAAGGATGTGGTATATCTACAGTTTTGCTAACGTTATACTTCTTAGCTAAATCCATGTACTCTGTTACAGCATTTACAAAAGGGGTATACTGTGCATTTTTAAAATTTAAAGTCTCTTCAATATTAGAATCTTTAAACATTTGTCTTCTTAACTCTAATCCTTGTACACCTGTAGACCAGTATTGTTTTCTCTGATCTTTATCTTGTGATGTTTTTAAAGCATTAGAACTATTATAAGTATTTACCCAGTTTTTAGTCCAAGCCATATCTTTCATAAGATATTTATCCTCATAAAAAGGTCTAAATACTTGCATAGCTTGATTAACATTTTGCTCTAATGATAAATCTAAACCAGAAACTCTTTTTAAATTAAAATCAATTTGTTTTATTAATTCATCTTTCTTTTTAATATTAGTATCATGAGTAAGTTCAGAACTATATAATTGACCATATAAATTATTTAATTGTTTCCAATTAGTATCATATTGTGTTTGCTTTGCTTGTAAAGCATTAGCATAGAAATTATAATCAGGTTGAAAAGGCTGATAATCTGGTATAAAATCTGTTACTCCTTGTAAATACGTTGCCATAACTTTCTTTCTGTAAAAATATTAAAATTTTATAAGTTTATTAAACTTGTAAAGTTTACATGTCTTCATTAAACCATGGATTAAAATATACATAACCTGCATTAACTTCACCACCATCTCTAAACTCTCCTGGATACATATTTGGATGCATTGCTGGTGAAGAGTTACTATTACCTTTTTGCACATTTATCATTCTTTGAGCACATGCAGAAGGATTACTATCACCATTATCCTTACACCATTGAAATGCTTCTTGGAAGGTCATACCTCCTGAAGTTGGACTAGGTTTTCTATAATTAGGTGTATGATGCATTTGCCCACCTATTGAAGGATCTACAGCATAGTCTGGATACATCTGATTCATAGCATCTGTTTTCCATCTATTTGTAATTGCATTAGTATAATGATTTCTTACATTGTTTCTCATAGCTAACTTAGCATTATCAAACTGTTGGTTAGCAACTGTATTCTGATCATATAATCTTTGATTAGTTGCTTGTCTCAACATGCTTTCCTGATTTCTAACATCAGTTGCTTTAAGTTCAAATTGATTTGCTATGTTAACATTAGCATTATTATACTTAGATAATACATCTGCAGCATTTTTAGCAGCTTGTCCTTGTATACCAGATGATCTTGCAGATAATGCTTGAGGTCCAGCAAACTGTGCCATACCTTGTGTTTGTATATTTGCTTGTTCTGCATTAGCTGCCAACTCTCTAGTAGGATCTAAAAATGTAGGTCTTGGTTCTTCCAAGTCTACACCTGGTGCCCACGGCATATATTTTTTAATACCCATTAAGTCTCCAAAAGCACCTGTAGTTTTTATAGTATCTTGCAACCACCATGGTGCATATCCTCCTGGAGTTTCTATTGTCACATCCTCTTCACAAGGAGGACACTCTCCAGTATTTGGATCAGGTGTCATTTCTATAGTTCTACCATCAGGATATTGACATGGGCATTTTTTAGCTTTTGTTGTATCTTCACAAGTACAATCTCCATTATCATCTTTATAAGGTGAATAGTTAGGAGCTTGAGGATCATCACATTGACAATTTTCAGGTACAAAATCTTCAAACTTAAGTCCGTGATGTGCTACAATCTCTCCTTGTGATGTATTGTTATATTCACCATCAATTGGTGATATATTTATTTCATCCATACTAGTTTCATCCCTGAAACCAACTTGTTTACCATAAGGTTGATATCCTGCAAAACTTGTAATACCCAATAAAGCATATCTTTCCTTATCGTTAAACCCTGTACCATCATCTGATTCAAGCTTTTTCATTAACTTATCTGCAGCAATAAATCCAGCTTGTTGTAAATAAGCTTCTTCATTATTAACACCAGAAGTCATAGGTAAACCTATATCACTTGAAATTTGACTAAGACTTTTATATTCATTTATATTAAGAGCATCATACATTGATTCAGCTTCAGCTCTGGTTATACCAGAGTCTGCTTGCATAACTGCTTCTACAAAACCTAAATTATCACCTGTACCTGTACCTGTCTTTTTTCTTAAGTCACTACTACCATCTTTATACATCCAAGAACCAAAAGGATATTGTTTACCATCTGCACGAGGAGAAAGTCCTGCAAAAGCTTTACTACCCATGGTAGTTGTCTTAAGGTTTCTTTCTTGCATCCTTAAGAATTTATCAACTATCTCCTGATCACTTAAATCATCTACAGAACCAAATCTATCTGCATAGGTAGGAGAATACCTCCCACTCTTTCCCTTATAGTTTTCTTCATTTTTTAATGCAGTTCTTACTTGGTTTGCAAAAATTGTTTTAGCTTCATCATTCTCAAAAGTTTGCTTCATTGCTGTAAAAGTTGCAGCAGCAACTTGGTTATCATTCCATGCAGATGATAAATCTGAACCAGTATATTCTGTATGACCTGTAGCAGATATATTTTGTCTATATCTTTTACCATCACTTTTTACGACATATACTGTACCTTTTGAACCTACTTCAGCATAAGCTCTTCTTAATGCTTCTTGAAATCCTGCAGTATCTCCAGCATAATCTTCTTCTTTAACTTCTATTTCTCCTCCATACGGCATCATTGTCATACCATACTTTGCCATAGGTTGTTGAGGTGCTTGTTGTTGCTGTTGTTGTGCAGCAGCCATAGATTGTTCTACCAATCCTACTGCTTCTTCTTGTGATGCACCTAATTGAGTAAATATACCCACTATAGTTTCAGGTGGAACTTGATCATGTAATAATGCTTGTATAACTTGTTCTGGAGCAGCACCTTGTTCTAATGCAGATTGCACTTGTTGTGCAAGTTGCATCGTTTGTTGCTCAGCAGCTTGTTGTTGTTGCATTTGTTGTCTATACACATCAGAATAACCACCCCCATCTTGCATCATAGGTTGTGGTGCAGGTTGAATTTGTTGAGGAGGTCCCTGCATAGGTTGAGGTTCAGCTACAGGTCTTCCTTGGTTCATACCCATAGCTTCATTAAGCATATTTTCATTACCACCTTGAGATTGAGCCTGTTCTTGTTCCTTTTGTTTTTCTAATTGATTTTTAAGTGCTTCTAATTCTTTACTAGGTAGAATATCTTCTTCTGCAATTCCTTTAGCTTCCATACAAGGTTTTGCTACAATAGGTATACCCTGTGGAAAACCTTTCATAGATTCTTGTTTTAATGCAAGACATCCTAGCTTAACTACATAATTTTTGATCATTAATTCAGCAGTCTTTCTTTCTACTGCATTAGAATCAGGATCTTCTAATATAAGTCTATATTTTTGTATATCATATTGCTTAGCAAGTTCTGCTGGTGTATATGATTTTTTACCACATGGTTTACCAAACATAGTTAAGATTTCACAATCTTTTATTTTCATTGATCTTGTATCACTAAAAATAAAAGTATCTTCAGGAAGATTTAGTGGTACACCACCTTGAGCATGTCTTGGTCCTTTAATAATTTGTGCTTCAGGAAAAAAGTCACCATTAATGTCTCCATATACTATTTCCCCTCCTTCAGCTTCTACATTAGATTCTTCTCTAGGATCTGCAGTAATATATCTACTTTCTCTAAGTTTAGGGGCACTTGTACTTTTGTTATAATCTGCACCACCCATTGGGGCAATGTCATTAGCAAGAGCACCATCTACTTGATAACCTGTCTTAGCTTTAACTTGTTTTTTAATTCTTACTTTTATCATTGGTTTTTAGTATAAGTATTCAACTTGTCCACCAGCGGCAAGATAATTATCTAATTCTTCTTGAGTCATATAAGTTACCTCATCTTGTTCATAATGTTTATGATCTGAGTTACGCATATTCAAACCATTGTACATTTTATGAGTTCCACCTTGTCCCATAATATATCCTCCAAACTGAGTCACATCAGATGACACACCACTTGCATCTTGACCCGTTTGATCAAATCTAAATGCTCCATGCTGTGGCCCCATAGTAGCAATATAATTACCTTTATTTCTTCCAGTTGTAGTTGGAGCATTTGCTTCAGTAGACATTTTTCCCATCATGTAAGTTTTATTGCTATTTGCATTTTTATTTTTATCTAAATAGCCAGCAATCGGTCTTGCAATAACATTATTAAATACATTAAGACCAGCTTGAAAATCTACTGGCCTCATTCTTTTACTTTCCTTATCTACACCTATTAAACCTGGATTATAACATTCACTAGTAGGGTCCATTAATTCTTCTTCAGTAGCATTAGCACAAGGAGTTTCTTTTTGTGGAATTACATTTTGTGCTTGTTGATTTAAAGTTGCTCCAGTATCTCTTGTTTCAGCATATGAACCTGTACCTGTTGGTGTAATAAATGAGAAAGGGTTAAGATTTTGATTATTAGCTCCCCAAGTATCTCCTCCAGACAATTCATTTTCAAATTCAGTTTGTGGAGAAAATTGATTATATGCAGATGATTTATCACCCATACCAACACCAAAACCTGTATTAGAATCAAATGCACCAAACCTAGCTTGAGGTAAATATCCTCCTAGTTGTTGTGTATTTAAATTTCTTCTAAGTTTTTTGAGTCTTCTAGCTTCTTGTCTATCTGATCTATTTATCTCCCTCTCTTTCTCTCTTGTAAGAGAATTTATTTCTCTATCTTCTTGTCTTTGAATAGATCTAGCATCTCTAAATCTTTCTTTATCTTCCCGAGCATATAATTTATCTAGTTGTTTTTGACTTTTTGGCCCTGGTATACCATATGGTGTAGCAGAATCAGCAACATATGGATCATACGTTTGATTAGGTGCATGTCTCCTGTCTTCATCTGCCCAATAATCTTCTCCATATTTATCACCTAAATACTTAGAATATCTTCTATCTTTTCTACTTTGTTTAAAATCTTTTATACCTTCACTAGCATCTTGAACAAGATTAGTAGCTGCGTCTGATATATTATCAATCATGTTATCATTCTCACCTCTATCTCTTCTTTTACGTCTACCATCACTTTGATTATTTTGCATAAGTTCAAGCATCTCAGGTGTTATACCTTTACCAGAAGGATCATAATATTCAGTCCACTTTTTAGGTCTTCTACCAAATAATGTAGACTTATGTACGTCTTTCATTACCATTGGTCCTAACTCACCTATGTAACCATCACCTGTATTTGTAAAATAAGGAAGACTTGTTTGTTGAGTCCAAGGCATCCCTCTTCCTATTGATTGATTCCAAGGAGCTAGATTATTAAACAAACCACCCCTTGTTGTTCTACCTCTTTGATAATGTGGATGATATTGCATCATTGGTATACAGCTACCATATGTAGGATTATATACATGTCCAGGAGGACAATTTTGTTCCATCCCTTCATGAGCTTGAGGTATATCATATGGTTCATATGACTCTGATTCCATACCACCTGAAATAAACCTAGTAAGAGGATTTTCAGAATTCATATTTACAAAGCCTCCACTTTGTGTTTCCATATTATTAAAGTAATTTATATAATCATCCATATTTATACCATATTTAGCTGCTTGTATCTGTTGACCCTGATCTTCAGCTAAGTTTTCTTTTAACTGTCCATCAGACATTAATGTTTGCATAATTTCAGGATTTCCCTTTGCTAACTCATATATTTCACCTGTCGTAGCTTTATTTGAACCTTCTTTAAGATTGCCTACAAAGTTAGGTACTATTTTTCCAACTTCCCTAGTTCCAGTATCCATTCTATTACCTTTACCAATAGTATTAGGATCATTTGGATTTGCACCACCTTCTTCATAAAATGATAAAAACTGTTTACTAAACTTTCTTTTACTAACCTTACCACCTTCTTTTTGATTTTCAGGAATAGTATCCCAATCCATATTATCTAAAGTATTATATCTATTTCTGTTAAAAATTCGTGAATTAACATAATCATTATTAATACCATTAAGAGAATCGGGAAGTTGTAATTGAAACGGATCATTCATAGGAAACTCTTGAGGTTGAGTTCTAGGTAATAAATTTCTTAGGGGTCCTAGTGGTTCAGCATCTGGTTCACCATACATAGCATCATAACCTTTATAACCTAAATAAGCACCTAACCCACCTAAAAGAGATGCATTTCTACCTTTTCTACGGAAGTAGTTTGTATTATTCATAATATCTTCAGCCACATTTACATCATCTAAAGGAGCAGTAATGTTTTTACTAGTATTTCCATATGACAATGTAGGCTCACTAATATCTATAATATTTTTACCTCTAGTTCTAAGAGGGTTATATCCTAACATACTTGAAATTGCACCAAAAGGAAATGTTCCGTATTGATATCCTAATTGTTCTATACCTCTACCAATTTGATTTTTTGCACTTAAATCACCCCAGGCTTTAGGTGGTATAGATGTTACTTCTTGACGACTAATTAAACTTCTAGGAAAACCTGAAGTTCTTAATCCAGGTCCTGTACTAATCCCTAACGGGTAAGATGAACCCAAAGTACTACTTGCTTTACTAAATAAACTTTCACCAAGTGTTCTACTTAATGAAGGTACTAAAGGTCTAGTTACTTTAAACATGTTATTCATTCCCGTAACTAATGGTTCACCCATACCATCAAATATCTCAAAAACACCACTTTCACTAGGTTTATAATAGAATCTATTTCTAAACTTAACTGGTTTAGCATCACTAGCAATAGTAAAATAGCTAGTTGGATCACCAGGTTTATATGAAGTAGATATGTCAAAGAATTTATTACCAGCATCATCTTGACCCATGCTAATTTTAGACTTTCCAGGATAAATACCACCAATTGTCCCTTCTCCCTCAACAACATCATCTAAATTAAAAGAAGACCTACCTTCTGTATTACCTTTAGTTATAATGTTTTGTAAATCTTCAGTAGCAAATACTAATCTATCTACATTTAATTCTTCAGGGTTAGATAGATTTTTACTAAATAATTCATTACCTGTAGATGTACCTTGAGTAAGGTTTTGAAGTCCTATAATATTTTGACTTAAATATGAATCTTGTTGAGGACCTTTTTTCATTCCAGTCAACCAATTTAAACCTGGCGTTTTATGTAAACCATACCCTAATGCTGTAAATGCAGGTGCAATTTTTCCTAAAGTAGATACATTTTGAAATTGTGGTAGTTTATTATACCAGTCGTATCCTTTTTTAAGTCCTGAGAATGGTTTTGTAATTAAACCCATGTCGGCTTTAGGAAGTTCAGGGACTGCACCACCTTTTTTAGCTAACCAGTTTTCATTGTTCCATGAAGCTATAGAATTATAATCAGGTAAATAGCTAGATATGTTTGTACCTTGTGGATTAAACAACTGTACACCCGCTTGATTCTGAATCATCTTATCTAAAGAAAAGTTAGGTTCATCCATTTGCCCAGCTCTATCATATTGATTTAAAATAGGATCTTGTGTTGACCCACCTTCATCATAAAAACCACCATAACCAAAGTTTGCATTAACCTTTCTATTATTTTGATATCCTAATCCTGTTTCTTCTTCTTGTTTATCTTGTTCACTTCTTAGTTTATCAACTAAAGCAGAACCACCAGCAGTACCTGCTAATGCAGCAATTTTTTCTGAATTATTTAAACTTGCCCATTTATCTTTTAATCTTTTAAAATCAAAAGCTGGTACACTAACGTTTATATTTCCTATTTTTAAAGTATACTTTTTAAATGGAGGATTACTACCACCAAACTTAAAAGCTTGTTCTTGCATAGATTGCTCATCAAAACTGTCTTCATTAGCATAGTTATATATATGAGAATTATCTTCATCCATTTCAGACATAGCTAACTCTTCTTCATCTTGTTGTTCTAACATTTCTTCTTCACTAAGTCCTTGTTGAGTTGGTTGACCCTCTTCAGCTGCTTGTTCTCCAGTTTGATTTTGCATCTCTTCTGGATTTATATAACCTTCTTTAACTAATTGTTGATATGCACCTTGTATAATCATACCAGCTGTATTAGCATCAACACCATAGTCACGAATAATATCATAATATACAACATCTGCTGGAGCATCATTCATTAAACTATTATATGCAGTTGTAAACATTTGCTGCATTAATTGTTGCTGTTCTCCATTATTGTCAACAGACATTCCTGTTTGAGCTTTTTTAAGAAATTGCTTTGTCTTATTTATATAACCAGGAGTCTCTCCTTTTTTTGCTTTTCTTATTTTTACAGTTTTTTTCATAAGATATATTATATATTAATATACTAAATTTAAATTTAATCTATAAACTTATATAGTTTAAACATCCTCTATAATGTAACCATTTTTAGCATACTCAGCTATTTGGTTTTCATCTAATTTCAAGACCATACCACCCATTTTCTTAGGTTCAATATATTCATCTATTTTTTCATCTATTTTTTCTATAACATTCCCTATAGGTTTATATATTTTTTCATTATAGATATCATGAACTGGATTATCACCACCTAACAATGATACTCCAGCACCTGCTGCACCGAGATACCCAAGTCTTTCAATTAAACTTTGAGTATATCCACCCAACGTTCTCCAATCAAACTCATCAGCTCTAAGTTTATCCATATTAATTGGGGTGTACTTATTAGAAAAAGGAAGTCTTCTATGTAAAGTTACTCCAGGATCCATAATAGAGTTAAAAGGTTTTCCAAAACCTTCATTAACTAAAACACCATCTCTATCTTTAAATACCTGTGTTTGTATATTAGATCCAGGTGCATAAGGATCAAAAGCAGCCATAAACACTCCTGGATACTTTTCATTAATATAACCTTCCTCACCCCAGTTACCTTCATTTACTATTGTATTTTTACCCATCCTAAATTTAGCTCCATGTTCAGGAGAAATGATACCTGAATTTTTAACACCACCTAGATCATCACCCATTTTTCTAAACACTATACCATCTAATTTATTTGATTCACTAGTTGGGTAATGTTGACCATAAAAAGGTAAACTACTTAAAGGACTTCCTGTAAACGGACCTACTCCCTCAATTGGAGCACCTAGCACAATTGCTCGAGCTGGATGACCCATTACAGGTGCTATTAGTTTAGCAAAACTATTTACAGTACCTAAACTTTGTGTATTTATATCTCTAAGTAATTTTTTTGTAGAATTAGGAACATATACAGCATTAGCAGCATTTTTAAATTTTTCATAGTCTTTATTAGCCTTAGTAAATACTTTAAGACTCTTAGTTATTAAACCTTTATCTGCTCTTGGTATTACTCCACCATCTTTTTCTTGATTTTGAAATAAATCATCATCAGAAGGAGGAGGAGAATCTGGAAATATAAGTTCTTTTAATGACTTTTTAGAATCTGTATATATCTGTTTATCTTTCATGAGCTGTAAACTTTTTGGACCCTCCTTACTAAAAGGATGAAATTGTTGTAAAGCGTTTAGTTTATCCCACTCACTTGACCAAGCTTTATCATAAATATCCTCCCCTACTTTATTAGCATTATGATATGGTAAAAGTACATCAGTATCATAAGGATGCTGTACACCAGAAAATTTCCACCCTGGACTTAATCCAAATAGTTTATATGATAAAGGAGAGTCTTTATATGCATCAATTTTTAGTTGATCATTAGCTTTTTGAAGATTGAATCTATCTAACCAATAATTCATTCCTTCATATTCTGATTTTACAATATTTTGACTTTGATTAGAAATCTTACTTAAAAGTTCATAAGGAACATTTTGCATCGTAGATGCTGTAAATGGTACTGGATTCTCACTTATATATTTATTAAATAATGTAATAGCATTTTTATATTCCTCACTATTCTCTGGATAGGTACGAATAGCATCTGAAAGTTCATTATATATTTTCATATAATCATGAAACTCTTCAGTTGCTTTAGCTTCATATTCATTATAATTATTAATCTGTAAAGCTTTGTCCTGTAGAAGTTTTTTATCTCGTTTAGCAAAATCTTCCCAAGCAGTAATATTATTTAGCTGCATATCTCCCATCATATTTAATTGGCCAAGATCTGCTGATGGGTCAAGAAATTTTTTAAAATATGGATTCCATATTTTACCTACATCACCTTTCTTTATTTTTACTCCAGTAAGAGCTGGAACATTAGTTAAATCTTTTATTTTTTTTAGTGATTTAGTAATTAAACCTTTATCTGCCTTTGGTAATTCACCACCTAAGTCATATCTTTTTCTATTCCACTTATTA